TATGATAAAACAACAAGAATGCATTTAGGAACTATAACACTTATGGAAAAAGATGTTGAAGAGCTTCTAAATATATTTGAAACAATATTAGAGGAAGATGATTTTGTATATGGTAAAGGTGATTATATAAGAGCATCATTTAAAGATGAATATGATAGTAGCAAGATATCTGATATAGATATCTTGCCTTCTTCTGCTAATAATGAAAAGGAAGTTTTAATCCAGATATATAATAAAGAAAATAATCTAGCGAATGGTAATATAGTTGTAGATAAATCATTCTCTTTTACTTCAAAAGAAGCCAACCAATTATATACAATGGTATTATCTTCATTCGTAGATGGTTATATGATTTAGAAAAAATAAAGGCTATTCGCCTTTATTTTTTGCATCCTCAGTATTTTTATCAATACCGAGAGCATTGCCAATAAATCCACCACCAATCTGATTCTGACGGTTGTGAACCATTGGATTAAATCCAAAAGCTGGATTTGTATTACCGGCAATAGCGTGAAATACGCTAAATGGATTCTGGGTTGGATCTAAGAATGATTGAGCTTTCTCAGATGGTGTACTGTTCTTGAGTGGAATTTCTCTCCCAACGATAATAAACATAATTACCTCGCTTTCCGTTATCTAAATGATAACAATAGATGATATACACTATTGTATATCATATATATAATATCTAATTAGTTATCTTTATTTTTTATATATCTCAAGTATCTAAGAAATATGCAAAACAAAAAATAAAGGCATAAAGCCTTTATTTCATTTTGAATCCACCGAAAGCTAGATTGAAGATATCATTCATCTCTTTGCTTCTTGCAGAGAATCTTTCATCAACCTCTTTGCAATGCTGCTCAAATCTCTTGAGAGATTCTCTGCGACTAGCTTCGAAGTCATCATCAACTTTCTTACAATAAGCATCGAATTCAGCTTTTGACTTCTTGCAATAAGCTTCGAATTCAGCGTCCACTCTTTTTGTGAACTCTTCAAAGCTTTCACCATCATCATCGAGATCCACATTAGCAGGAGTGTTATGCATTCTTCTGCTGAGCATTTGATGCTGTTCACTAGATCTTCTCATATCATCATTGAATCTGTGAACATTCTGCATATGGTTCTGGATATGAATCTGGTTGTTGAACTCGTGCATCTGGTTATTGAAATCGAACATTGTGTCCTCTCTTTCTGCCATATTCTAATGGCTAAAAGTATGCTCACTATGAGTATACTGTGTGTATTATCACCTATATACTATATAAGCATTAAATAAGACTTTTTAATATACAATATATAACTTCTAGTAGCAGTATCTGAGAAAAAATAAAGGCTATTCGCCTTTATCTTCTTCTTTTTCGTACTCGAACCAAGACTTCTGTTCAAGAGTACAAGCAGTCATAAAAGCTTCCCTTCTTTCCTGATGCTGTTGATTAAACTTATCTCGACGTTTCTTACTATCGTCCACGATAAGATTAAATTCAGCTTCTGCCTTCTTGCAAAAATCTTCGAACTCATCATTCTTTCTTTTTGCAATTGCATCATACTGCTCTTTAGTCTTTCTTTTAAAAGCTTCAAAAGCAGCTTCAGCCATCTTCTCAAAATCTTCATAAGTTTCAGCTTCTAAAGACTTTGATGTTTCTTCTAACGTTGCTGGTTTCTTAAATATTGAATCCATAAGATCCATAACCTCAGCACGTTTCTGTTCTATAGTGGGTTTTGTTTTAAACCCACTAAGATCAAGCTTGACATCAATCATATAACCCTCGCTTTCTAAAAATATATATGTTGTATATATCATATATATTATATATAAACGATAAATATCATTTTACCAAATTACCCAGTATCTTAGAAATATGCAAAAACAAAAAATAAAGGCAAAAGCCTTTATTTTATTTTGCTGCTTCCATCTTAGCGATTTCAGCATCAAGCCAATCCATCGTATCTCTTGTGTTACTAACAGATTCGTGAATAGCATCGCTTAACATATTGCGATATCTCTGATCGTCTGCAATGGCTTTCTCAAACCTTGCATTCAATCTATTGCAATCTTCCTGAAACTTTTCATACAGGTTCATGCAATCTTTTGCATAGTTGTCATCTGAAAACCAGCTATGCTTTAATAACCAAGTGTCAACTTTATCTACGAGTCTTGCATAGCCTTCTTTATAACTATCTCTAGCAACATCTAACATTCTGCTATCGAAAGCTACAACATCCTCACTCTTAGCTAATAAGTCGAAGTAAATCTTAGCCTGGTTGTTTCTGATTTCTGCAATTCTAGCTGTACTGAACATAAAGTCCTCTCTTTCTACCACATCTTTGTGGTTAAAAATATATACGAAATTGTATATATTGTATGCTATTATCACATATATACTATATAAGCATTAAAGTGGACTTTTTAAATGTATTTATATATTGAAAACTTACCATTAATTAAAATATATAAGGAGTATGAGAATGGCTAAGCCACTATCTAAAAAGTATATAATCAAAGATACTGTAATTGTGGATAATATCTATAAGAAGGTATCAGATAGTTTCGATAATGATAAACAAGCTACAAATAGGCTCAAAGCATGTATAGGAAAATTCATGCATGATAGACATGATGAATTATATGACTATGCACCAGTAGATAGAATCTTCTTTAAGACTAATGATGAGAATGCTTTCTTTAATGCGGTAAAATTGAATATGAAAGATATCACAAATGATATGACACAATTGTATTATTGGAAGCAGAATGAATTACAGGCTTGTAAAGATCCTTTTAGTATTACAATGCTAATGACTTTAAGATGGTTCATAATCAATGAAAAGAAATTAAAACCATCAGATAGAGAAATGGTTGAATTATGTTTCATGTATCTTGCGTTCTCTGGTAAGTTTTATGCTTCTTGTCACTACAAGTGGTTCAAGAACTATACTCCTAAGAGAGAAGTTATGGACTATGTAGTCAACTATATGCTATCAGAGAAGTTTGATATTGTAAAGACTAAGTCTGTATTCGGTGCTGTTAGAAACCTTACTTATACTTGGTATACAAGTTATAAAGATGAATTGATTGGAAAAGATTTAACTGATGAAAGGGTATCTTATATAGTACATCAGTTACATTCTAGAATATATGCATTCTTAAGAAACATTGCTAAGTTGTACTATGAGGCATATGATAAGAAGCTTTATTTAAATAAAGAATCTGATAGATATGATGATGGTGCATTTAGAATTGCTAATAACAATTCTACTATAGCTTCTAGTGTTACAGAGAAGACTATTACTTATATGACATCAACACAAGTCAATATGGCTTTGTGTTATTCTTCTTCAACTTCTGGAGTTGATCCAAAAGAAATAAAAGCTATCATTGAGAATATACTCAATGATACTGCAAATATTTCTAAATTAAGAGATGTAATTAATATAATGATTACAGACTTTATGAGAGCTTATCCAGAGTATAAGACTATAGAAGAAATTACTGGTGTTAAGTTTATTGCTCACTCTATAGCAATGAGACCTAATACTAAAGATAAAGATATGATATATCTTAAGAATACAATTCTTGAATGGTTAAATACTTCTGCTAGATATAGAAGCATTAAAACTCCAGCGACTAAGAATAATTACTATAAGGGAATTCTCTCTTATATTGCGTTAACCATAAACACTGCTGTAAGAGATTAAAGGATTATAGAATATGATTACAAAAGAAAAAAGAAAAGAGATTGAAGCTCTTATCATAAAGACATTTACTGCTTTAGATAAGAGTGGATCTAATTCACAATATTATCAGAATTTATTTTCCACATTATCAGATGAGAAGTTCTTTAGACTAATCTCAGGTAGATTACCATTTAGATTGCATACAGCACCATTCGTTGCAGAACCTAATCTATCTGATTGTAAAGATGCTATGAAGGTTTTACAGAAACCTTTATTGGAGAAGGTTAATCTTAATTATCTTCGCAAGAATGAAAAGGGTGAAGCTATTCAATCTAAAGAATGTCTTGTTGGATATATCAATGTAAAGAGATTGAAACAGATGATGGCTAAGAAAACTAATGCTGCTATTGAGATTGCTAAACGTGATATGAAGACTGGTAGATTACTTGGTGATGATAAGGGTGGTATTGAGTCTGATAAAGAGTTTGAGGGAGCAATGGCTCTTAATCTTGAGAATGTTGCTGTAGAGTATGCTAGATTTAAAGCTGCTTCTATGGAAGCTAAGGCTGAAGCATATAATCTCATCAATGTTAAGGGTGAAGTATCCTTTGAAGAGATTGATACAAAGAAGTCGGATTCTATTGCAAAGAACTCTTTGAACGTATATCTTATTGGTGCTAATATTCATTCTAACCTTGTTGATGAAATGTACTATACTCCTCATACTTTAGAGAATAGGAAACGTCAAGTTTCAAGACAAAGTGATTAAAAATTTATATAACACTTAAATAAAGTCGTCCGTGTGTCTTGGGCGTCTTGCATTTGTAGTTGGACATTTTTGACTCCTTTCGAAAAGTGACTAGTCCTGTAGTTTGCCAAGGCTACAGGACCTCCTTTGATATAGAGGTCTTCTAACTTCCTAATGCTGCACACACCAAATTCATCTCTTTTGTAAATGTGATCCCCGTAGTACAAATTGTACTACGGGGAGCCTTTTTCTATTTTTTAATTAGTGTTGTCCAGTGCTACCCATTCCACCAGTTCTTTTCCCTTCAGCCTTATCATCATCTGTTATGCCATACTGCACAAAGATGCCTTGACAGAATCTCTCACCAATCTTTAATGGCATTGGTTTATTACTTGTATTCTTAATCTCAATCATAATATGACCATAGTTATTTGCACCATGATAATCAGAATCAATTACACCGATAGTGTTAGTAAGGAACATATGATACCTGAATCCAAGACTTGATCTTGGTGCAAGTAAAAGAACCCAATCTTCATTCATTCTACATCTAACTCCACTAGGAATTACCGCAACTTCACCAGGCATAATAGTCAATGCTCTTGTAGAACGGAAATCATAACCAGCACTTCCTTTACTTGCTCTTGTTGGAAGTTGTACATCAACGAACACACTCTTGATCAATTCTTCAGAAATATCTTCTACTTTCTTGTAGTCTTCTAAGAATTGTTCATACGGAACTTTATCAAATTTTGCAATACCCATTTTATTCCCCTTTCAAAAAAAAAATAAATACGGACAGATTTCTCTATCCGTATTTATGAAAATACTTGTTTAACCTCTATGAAGCTCTGTGGAGATAATAGAATTGGACCTTGTAGAGATCACCTTTTCTCCCTTAGACACACTTGAGCCAATCTTGATAGAAGACACTGGTACATCTATGATTTCTGCTCCAGTGGAGATTCTTATAGTATCTCTATCAGAGCATCCATATACCGCATAGATTGAATCTCCATTAGCCAACTTGATTACACTAGAACCAGCTTTGTTTCTCTGAGATCTAGCTAAGCCGCTAGAGTTAAACTTATTCACCATACCATTTGCTGTTACAATAACAACATACTCCGAATCTCCAAATAAGAAGTTCATCTTTTCGATATCACCTTTGGTGTTCATAGCTCCAACACCGGCAGCGTTTCTCTTATATAATGGAATATCTGCTCCAGAGATTCTAAGAACCTTGTTCTTACTGTATATCACAATATCTACATCATCCGTAATGAATTGTACATATACAATCTCATTATCTGGAGATGGTTTAGAATATATGATACCAGATGGTGGTACATTTAAGAAATCTTCAATATCCAATTTCTTAATAGTATTATTCTTACTCAATACTGCAAGATACACTACCGCTTTTCTATCATCAACAATAGCTTTAATCTTACTCTCTTGAATCATATTAACGATATCAGCTGTAAGACCTTTTACCATACTCTTGATATCAATACCAGGGTCATTCTTTGCTACAATTGGAACCTTGTGTACAGGAAGTTTGAATACTCTTCCTCTAGAATCAAATAATAACAAAGAGTCTGTATTTGATACCACATTGATATGCTTGATATTATCACCCTTTACAGCTACAGGCGTTTCAAACTCATCAATCTTTCTGATATAGTTATTCTCCGTGATAATGACGTTGAAAGTTCCTTCTGGAATACTATTAACATCAGTAGCTTTAATAACTTTACAGATTCTTGGAGTGCCATACTTAGCCTTGATGTTTAACAGTTCTTGTCTTACATCTTGGAAGATGATATTTACATTAGAGATTCTATCCTCTAACCATTTATCTTCTTCAAGCAACTGTTTAAACTCTTCTGAATATCTCATAAAGCAACTCTTAGACAATTGTTTAATTGCTGCATTAAGGATATACTCAGCCTGAATATCTGTAAGCTTGTACTTCTTGATTAAAAGCTCCACAAGCTCAGCATCTGTTCCAGTTCCTTTATTCTTAATAAGAGTAATAATCTTATCAATATCTGGAGAACCAACAATCTTAACAAATGCTTCAAGTCTATGACTACGAGTAGCAACCTTGTTTAATCTTGCACTATATTCTCTAATCTTATTAGATACCATGAAGTGAATAAACATTGTCAAGTATTCTTTATAAGAGAATCTAGTTAATTCAACACCATTAACCACTTCGAAGTTTACTCTACAAGATCTTTCACATCCTGTATACTTGAATAGAGATTCTTTTACAAAGTTTGCATCAGAACCCTTCTTCAATGTGATAACAATCTTTACATTGTTATCTTGAGACAAATCATCAACATTGATAATTTGTGGGAACTTACCACTTGCAATACCATCTTTGATACTATTCTCAACTGCGGTAGTACCATAATATGGTAATGATGTGATAGTCAATACTGGACAATCTTTCTTATCCATAGACTGTTCAATTGTTGCTCTTGCTTTATAAATACCATATCCAGTATCACAAATACTCTTCCAATCTGTATCTACAATATCACACGGAAGACAATGGTCTGGAATCAACACAATATCAGCATCAGGATTATCAATCAATGCTACAGTTGCATCAATTACTTCTGATAGATTATGTGTTGGTAAATCTCCTTTAATACCAGTACCAATACCACCAAGAATTCCATTGATTAATAACAATGGTACTCTTACTGGAAGATATACTGGTTCTTCTGAAGTTCCATCATATGTAGGATTCCATGATGTAACTTCTTTAGAATCTGCTAATGCACCAATTACACACTCCATACCAAATTCATTAATAGAACACTCAGTATATCGTTGTGCAGCCGGTGGGTCTGATCCAATGGTTCCAAAGTTTCCTTGTCCAGTCATTAAAGGAACCTTAGCCTCAAATGGATTGATTAATGTTTTAAATGTGTTATAAACACCACTGTCACCATGAGGATGATATTTCTTCATGATAGTTCCAGTTACTGCTGCTGATTTTACTAATCTCTTTCCGATGGCTTTCTCATCATGCACTAATGCATAGATGATTCTTCTACCACCGGGTTTTAATCCATCTCTCCAATCAGGTAAAGCTCTGGATAAATTGGTAGCTGTAGCATATATAGCCAAGTCTTGAATATATTGGTCATGTGCTACTCTATCAATAACCTTTCCCATATATTACCTCCATTTACTTAAATTGCTAATCAACTGTTGAAGACATTATATTTCTCTACTCCGTCATTAACAAATGCTTTTCCCTCATCATTCATATACACATACTTGTGCATATCACAATGAAGCATATGAGGAACCTTATCAGAATAAGCCCAGGTAATATTTTTAAAACCTAAGCTTTCTAGAAGCTTCTCATTATCACTCATCACATCATCAGCAATATCGAACTTCTGAGGAATTCCGATATTGGTTGGTTCTGTAATGAATAAAGTTCCTTTAAGAGTTTCAAAAGTTTTTAAGAATACTCTAAGAAGATCTTCCTTAGTATATCCTTCAGCTACTTTAATATTACTAATAAAGATGATATCTCCCTGATTCTCGAATACATCATAAATGATTCTGATGTAGTTTGGAACAAGATGATCATACTGATCTGTATTACTAAATGCAATATAGTGTACAACACCTTCTGCAAATTTATTCTTCATATTTACAGCTTCCATAGTTCCCCCTATTTGTGTGGTATCAGATTAGCAAATAATGAATTAGCTCCATGCTTTTGAATCTGATGTTCTGATTTTTTAGACTTTCCTCTATCAGCTGGAAGAGTCTTTAACCTAGATGCAATATTAGTATCATATTCTGATCTAATCTGCACCATCCAATTTTTCTCATTTAATAAAGCAAATATTTCTTCTATAGTAACTCTCTTACTCTCACCATCATGACCTGTCATAGTGTAGTATTTAGAGATACCAGTTCCACTTTTATGTACATATTTCAAAATGAATCCGTTAGGATTCTTATTAAAATTCTTAAACGATCTAACGGTAAAAGAATCTAAGTTGTTTAAAAACTTAACCTCATACCCAGGAAAATCTGGTATAGTGTACCAAACACCATTTCTAATTTCCATATTTTATCTCCTTTATAAAATACCTATATTGTGTATCATGTATATAATATCTTTCTATACAATATATTTAAAATTAGAAAAAATAAAGGATGTAGTGATTTTCTACACCCTCTATAATTATGGATTTTAAATACCGATCAAATCGGCACGATCTACAGTATTCGAATGCTTTAGGATATTCTTCTTATTACTATCGTAATGTCTGATGATTCTCATAGTCTCATCAATATCACTGATAGTATATCTAATAAGAGTTCTAGAATTGATATCCATTGTAGATTCCTTCAACTGATATGAGTTCATTTCTCCAAGTCCCTTGTATCGAGATACTGAAGACATATCCATTGCGTTAGCTACAGTGTCATACAATCCTCTTACTTCACCATTAACGATGAATTCCATATGACCATCCGATAATGCTTTCTTTATAGGTTCAATGATAGGAGCACATTCCTCAACAAAATACTTATCAAAGAACAGTGTTTGGATTCTACCATTAATAAGACCCTTAATCTTGATAGACTCATTTACTTTTTGAATATCGTTATTGGTTACGAAACGATACTCTCCAGTAAGTCTCTTCTTAAGAGCATCAATCTTCTCATTCTTTAAATGAGAGATGATTACATTCTCAATCAGTTTTGGATCAAGCTTCTTTCTGTCAGATATCATCTTCATATCATAAATATAATCAGAGTTATCCAACAGCAAAGATGCAAATACAGAAGATTCTACTTTGACATTGTTTGTATAGCATACGGTATTATTCTTATAATACTGATCTTGCATATACTTAGCATAGTCAAGTCTTGTAGAGAAATACTTAATCTTCTTTCCAACATCAACACCATATAATGGTGGTACAGCCTTATATACTAATCCAGCTTCAACTAATCCTGGGAATAGTTTCAAGAATCCTAATAGTAATAAGTCTGCGATATGAGAACCGTCAATATCAGCATCGGTCATGAAGATGATTCTCTTAAACTTAACCTTCGAAATATCGAAGTTTCTAAGATATCCACCTCCTAAGATCTTTGCTATACCCATCCATTCTTTATTAGCAGAAATTGCTGCTGTTGTAGCTTGGAATGGGTTAAGAATCTTACCTCTAATTGGATATATTCCTTGAGTCACTGGATCTCTTGCATTCTTTCCAGAACCTAATGCAGATTTACCCTCAACTATGAATAACTCCAATTCATTCTTAGAGAAACTTCCAGTTGGTTTTACATAACCTTCAGGAAGTCCAGTGATTACATCTGTATTATACTTTGCAGTAGCCTTAATTACTTCTGTTTCAGATTTAATTCTAGCTACAGCAATATCTTTCAAATACTTAGCAATCTTATTCAAATCTCCAGGTTTAATCTTAGACCACTCATCAAGAGTATCCATAATAACACTCTTTGCAAACGGTCTAAAGTCGGCATTGGAGAAAATCTCCTTAGCCTGCCCTGTAAATTGTGGTTCCAAATGATATGCAGAAATCATTAATCTCAATGATGTTCTAATATCCAAGGAACTAATCTTAACTTTCTGCTTTTCTCTATCTGACAAGAACACTTTGTTCATGTAGTTAGAGAACCATGTGCATATACCATCAAGTACACCTTGAACATGAGTGTTCATATTAGTATTACTTGTTGGACACATATTTGCATAAGATACAATCTGCTCACCAAATGATGGATTTGATGAGAATGAGAAAGCTACATCAAGCTTCATTGTTCCAGTATCTACACTATTGTAGATTGGTTGAATCAATAATCTTGAAGCAGAATCGTCATCATCAGAACTATCCATATCCAATACTACACCAACAATACCTTTATCATTGGTCATTTTATCAACAATCATCTTACCATTTCTATTTATACCGGTAAATACAATTGTTGTTGGATTAGGAATCAGTGATAGAATATCACTAACCAACTCTCTAACCTCATACTCTGGCAATGGAGTATCTCCCATAATACTATGGTCAGGAGTAAATTCTACAGTAGTACCTTGACGATGGTCTGGGTTTGGAATCATTTCATCGACAACCAGAACACCTTTCTTGAATCTTATATGCTTACACGTTCCATCATATCTAAACGATTTAACGTCGAAATACTCTGAAAGTGCATTTGTTGCTTTAGCACCAATACCATTGGTACCAGCAGAATATGAGCTAGGTGCTTTATTCTTTGTAAGATGAGTTCCTGTATGTCCTTTAGTATAGACATCAATAATCATCTCAAAAGGAATACCTAAACCATTATCAGAAACTTGGACCATGTTGTCTCTTTCGTCATAAACAATTTCGACATAATCACATGGAGAAGTTTGTAATAATACTTGGTCCATTGAGTTTTGAAAGATCTCTCTAAACATGTTCTTGAGACCATCTTTACCAAGAGGACCAATATACATTCCTGGTTTTGCTCTAATCTGATCAACAGTTTTCTCAATATGAGTAAACTGTTTAGAATATTTGTCAACATTCTTTTTGAAGTCATCAGACAGGTTTGTCTGTGTACTCCTACTTGTAGTGCTGCTTTTAGTTGCCATTTTGTTTTTACTCCTCTCACAAATTCCATAATTGGATTATATAGAAGTTGTCCCTCCAATAAAATGTTATGTGAATATTTTATGAGAAGATTTTTACTTTACCATATAGCTTGGATATACATTAATACAACCAGTAAAAAGCTTATCCAACATATCTGCAAAACTTCTCAGATACTGGTCTTTGTAAACGTTTTGCTTACTTACTTTACGAATACGCTTACCATTAATAACAACGATCTTTTCTCTCTTATCCATACCGAATTACCTCCGTTTAGACAAAAAAATATGAGGATGGATAATATTTTAATCCATCCCCACATTTATTCACATGATTACTTCTTCTCTGGCTCAACGGTTGTTGTTGCCTGAGCTGGCTGAGCCGGCTGCTGAACAACAGGTGTCTGCTGAGGAGCTGCCGGAGCTTGTGCCTGTGCTGGCTGCTGCGGCTGATATCCATACTGCTGCTGAGGCTGGTAAGGATTAGCTGCTGGTGCCGGCTGCTGATACATATTCTGTGCCTGTGGCTGGAATCCCTGAGGCTGTCCATACTGTCCATACATCGGATTAGCCTGAGGTGCAAACTGAGCCTGTCCTGCATACTGAGGTGGAACAGGAGCTGGGTTAGCATATCCATACTGGTTGAAGTTGTTGAATCCACCATACTGAGGTTGCTGGAATCCACCAGTGAATCCTGGTGTAACAAGAGAGCTGAAGATTCTGAACGGGTCCTGATTAGATCCCTGAACGAAGTTAGCCCCACCGTTATACTTGTTAATATCAGCCTGAGAAATCTCATACAATCTTGGAATCTTCTCGATCAAAGGAATGATCTGGAAATACTCCAAAGCTGTGTTGGGATCAAGAGACAGATAAGAAATCTTGATAATGTTTAAGATATCAAGAATGTTATCTGTAGCATTCTTAACCTCTTCATTACTTAAGTCTCTCACTGTGAAGTGAGTTCCACAAATCTGACATGTGAATCCATTGGAGCCATCTCCATCAGGAATCAGCATAGACTTGCCGTTATTCATGTGGTTACACTGTCCTCTAGCGAGATCCTCATCACTAACAGACAGATTGAACTTGCTAACACCCTTCTTGAGAAGTGCCATCTTCTCCGGTGTTAACCAAGACTGAACTACAGGTGCTTGCTGCTGCTGGTTTGGAACCATACCTGCACTGAAACCATAATTTGGATTCTGTCCGAATCCTCCTCCGAAATTGTTGAACATTTTTGTTTCCTCCTTCTTTTTTCAATAGCTATTGATAAAATGTTCTGAATACTAACTTAGTATTCAGATTTATAATATATAATTGTGGTAAAAGTTCGTCACCACAATTATATACTATTTGTAATTATTAGTTAGTGGTAAATATATTTTTATATTTTTCCACTACGACTAAGTCTTAGGTAACTTATCAATCATCTCTTGTGTCTTTGGAGAGATGTTCTGATAAGCATGGTTTAAGACGATAGTCTCAGTATCGCCATATCCAGATGCAGATCTAGATACGTTAAACAGTTTGTCCTTATAAATCTTCTGCTTAATATCAGATAGACTCATAGAACTTCCTGCTACATTCTTTCCATCAATAAGAGCAACAACATCCTTTGCAGATCTACCCTTATATCCAGCAATTAATGTAACCCCATCATAATCTCCATACATTACTACATACGGAGAATCATGTTGTGTCATTCCTTTTAACTGTCCACCATTGTATGGACTAGCATTCTTAGAGACTTGAATTAATCCATTCTCATCGCTAAGTAAGTAATGATCATCAATACCAGAATACATTCTGGTACCTTCTTGGAATACCACCATAATAGGTGTATCCTTTAAAGCTTCTAGCTTATCTAAAACTTCTTGTTTAGTCATAAACAGTCCTTTCTTTAAACTGTTCTACCAATCCTATTCTTAGCTTCTACATATTTACTGATAGAATTATTCAGCGCATAGAAGTCAAAAGGATTTCTAGAAACAGAAACCGCTTGAAGTGTATTATATACCTGATAATATATCATTATATCTTGGTTAACAATTGATACCAATTGAGATACATTGTTAGCCAGAGAGTCTGTCATAATACCAGGTGTCTTATATCCATCAATGGTATAAGACTGAAGCTTATCTGGAACAATATTTCCAGCATGCATAATAGCATTGTTATCATACTCTGTCTTAACATATCCCAATGCATAAGAATATGCATTAAGCTTTGCTAATGTTGTTGCACAGAATGAAATCAATGTATCTAAGATTACAGGCTTAATCAGATGCTTACCATAATTATTATAATCAATTTTACCCTTAATGATATCATCTAAAATCCTTTCTGAATTACGGCTTACTTCATAAGAAGTTAAACCATTATCAATATAATCTTCTCCCCTCCTCTCCACAAGGATCGCAATCCAAGTGTTGTCTTTGAATTTGTTATTATTGTTTCCCATAACAATCTCTCTCCTTCTTAATTATCAATATCAGTAATTTTCATATCATCTTTTGGTAATACTGGATCGTTACCATCATCAATATCAAAAGATGATATTTCTCTTACTTTATTACTTTCAACACAAGTTTTCATAAACCTGTATACAGTAATCGCTTTCTCTGGAGCTGTAGCACCAGATAAGATAAATGATCTATGAATATCAATAGATCCACTCTCAATTAGATTCTTTAGCCAATCATATACTGTTTGTCTTCCAGCAACGATGTGCCATTCTCTAACTATATCTGTTCTATCTTCATCATCATCTGCATCTTTAATATCTTCATACAGAATCAATAGAATTAGATAAACTTTTGCTGTTGGATCTTCTCCAACGAATTCAATACCTTCGATCATATTCATATCATCTGGTTCAAAGGTAATGCCTTCAATCATTTCATCATCGTCTTCATCACTTTCTAGGTCGGCGATTCTTCGCAATCCTTCATAATCTTCTTTCTTCATCTTTTCTCCTTTCAGAAAAACATTGTTCATAAGTCTTGCTTCAATATTATAATATATATTTTACCACATTTTTGGTCGTCGTTTTACATATACCATATTCTGTTTGAATCTGGTTATAGCCGTATAGTTCAAATTACTTTGAGTATCTGGATGTAGATATTCCTCAAAGTACATTCCTGTAGAATACTCAGATCCTTGAGCTAAATGTACTGTAGAACCATATGCATATTCCATAAGTTCTCCTCTTACATATTTGCTCTTCTTCATATATTCTTTTGTCTTAGGATCTCCAATGATATTAAGATAATCGTAGTTGATCACTAAATCTTCAAAGCATCTATCTAATAAGTCTGGTTTAAAATCTATAACCAATTCCTTATTAGCAACAAACCTTTCAATACTAGGTGGCCTCATTACAGTACCAACTAATCCATTAGCTAATGAGATACCATCCAGCTCTTTCTTCCAATTATTCTTCCTACAAATAAGTCTCTCTCCATAACAAGGGAAGTCTGTATCTATATGACGTATATCATGTCTAACATAGTTGTTTATCTTTTCTCTAGTAATATTCTTACCACATAATACAATCTCAGAATTGACAAACATTGAATCTACTAAATCGTCTTCATAGATTACTCTTACATTACCGTATGTACCAACATCAATCTTCTTACCCTCTCTAGCAAGATTAGCAAGATAGATTAATGGTGAATCAGAACTCTGTCTCATAAGTTCGGTAAGATGATATATCCTACCACCAACAAGATATCCAGGTTCTTCAGCAATAGGTGGTAACTGACCACTATCTCCAGCAACAATTGTCTTAATTCCTGTAGCTTCAATAAATGGTCTAAAGCTTTTAGGTACTGTCCAACCTTCATCAATGATGATTAATCTTATCGGAGAACCAAAAAATGATTTAGGGACGAATTTTAAGCTCGTTAGGGGAACATTGAATTGTTCATCCATAACAGGCTTACCAGTATCCTTATCTATAATCACTTCTTCAACAGGTTCAAATAGACCAGAATGGCAGGTGCAAGCACCCACCATTCCTTTGGTCCTCATAACGATTGCAGCCTGACCAGTGAACGCCATTGGTAATACTTGTTCTTGAGTCAGATTCAATCGTCTTACAATATCATTTAATACAACAGATTTACCAGTTCCAGCTTTACCGTCAAATTGAAATAATCTATCTGACGAATTATTGAACCATTTAACTGCTGCATCTGAAACTTCTTGTTGACCTTTATTTAAAATTATCATTTTCTAAGTCCTTCTCCATAGTAATCTATGTCAAACATTCTGATATCTCTATCAGCAAATGCTCCATCAATTACAAACATGGCTTCAATATAAGAAATGATCTTATTAAAGTATGCATTACCTTGCCATACAGTACCATTCTCATACTTGATAACAAGTACATTCTTATCTCCTTCAGTTTCAGTCTGCTTTGGAATCTTATCAAAGTAGTATAACTGAACCTCTGGAATATTCTCATTCTCTTGTTCACCTCTAATGAAAGTAGCAAACAATAACTCCATAAGCTTTGTACAACCAGGATTAACAACTTCCAGTTGTTCATCATGCTTAGAAATATATACAGGTCTATTTGGATCTGTCTTAACCTTAATAGGTTTATTATTGCATAATACAGGACCACCAGTTTCACTATAGATAAGTGATCCATCTTCTTTTGTTTTCATACCAAGAACAATTAAAAGATCCTTAGTAAGTGCAATTTCTTCAGTGTGTGTAAACATAAACAATTACCCCCTTGTAATATTAAACTATCATTATTGTATCACTGTTATTATATCTTTTTTAATATATTTTTAAAACTTCATAATAATCAGAATATAAAGAAAAGGATACAAAAATGGATAGTACACTAATCAAACCAAACTATGCTAATAGTCAGCATGTTACAAACACCTCTCAATTAGCAAAGCTTATTGATGTAGAGGTTAAAAGAGAAAATCCGGTAGGAAAGTTTATTCTATTATCAGTTACTCCAACTCTAAAGGATGAAGATGATTATAATAGAAACATTCCTTACAATGCTATCAAAACTGTTAGTAATAATAAGAGTCTTGGTCTTACTCAGATTACTAAATCCAACTACATAGAACTGGCTATACCATTATACATGTTCACTATAAATGATATAAAGATCATAAATAAAACCACTAGATCAGATGGTTATCTTACATCAATTGAATCTAAGACTGAGATTATTTATGATACTTTCAAATATGGTCAAATCTTCATAGTTTCCAACATTGGTGGAAATCTTGATAAACCTCAGATAATAGGAGTGTATAATAATGATAATAAGTAATGATACAACTGCCGATAAGACGTATACTATAGAAGAGTTTATTAGTGCTAAAGACTCTGATGAAATAACCTATAATGAGTTTGCAATATCAAAGTTTCTGAATGGATTTGAATTGCCTGTAACCAGTTTATTATACGACTATGAAGCTGAGATGGCTTCTATGGCTGTAAGAATTAAGCTTAGTGATTTAGAATTTTTAAAGTATAGATATAAACCATTCTTATTTGCTTATGATGTATATGGTTCTACAGAAACTGAATTTATTATACTGATGCTTAACGGTATCATTGATCCAAAGGAATTCAATTTCAATGTAGTTAAGGTTATTCCAAAGAGAAATCTTATATCACTCTTAGGAAGACTTCATTCTGTAAATGATGCTTATCTAAATAATATCAAAACAAAGAAGTTGGATGATATAAAAAATAATACAGGAAATGTAATTTGGACGGAATGACAATAATGTCATTCTGTCCTTTTTACACTTTACATATAATTCTGATTATCAAAGAATATACCTTCAATCATTGGTTGTGGTGGAGAATATAAAGGTCTTCCTTCTAATGAATCTAATGTGATGATATTTCCATTATCATCATAATGATCATCATCTTGATTATTATACATATCTTCATCCACAATATATGCTGTATCAAGATTCTCTAAACACTTTAATCTCTTTCCACCATATGGAGTCTCATCATCTTCCTCTTCTTGAATATGTTTAATTCCAGATAAATAATCAGATTCCCCAAATCCATTATAACTTCTTGTACCCTTATTATCATAAGGATTATCAGATAGAGTTGTAAGATATGCTGGATATCTATTCATATCTTCTACAAGCTTTACATCATTTCCTGGAACAAACGGTTGACAGAAATAATCAAATTCAAACTGAGTTCTAGTTCTTATTAATGTAAATGCTAAGAACATTGAACCTTCTCTATTATAATCCTTTGTAATGATATAACCAACATCACAGTTATCAATCATCAACATTGATTCAGATACATTAGATCTACCAAGAAGTTTACCAACATCACTCTTATTTGTTCTCTTAGCTTCCTCTAAAGTCTTTGCAGCTTCTCTATTAAGATGAGAGATTGATAAGAATACAAGATCCTTCTCTACAGCAAATGCTTTAAATTCATTCACAATTTCTCCAAGATCTAATCTCAAATCTCTTTGAGAATATGCTGGTCTAATTCTCTTGATATGGTCTTGTATGATCATCATTGGTTCATATCCCTCTTCCAATAAATCTTCATACATAGTATACAAGTAAGATGTATCTACAGATAAATTTGGTTTATATTTAATAATGATATTTATATCATTATATTCCATATTCAAATGTGGATCTGTTTCAAATAATCTCAATACATCTTCCATTGAAGAATCTTTCATTCTATTCATAGATAGCATTGAATAGATTCTTGATACTGTTTCTTGTGTAGAGTTTTCCATAGTTAAGATTACAATACAAGGTTTCTTTGTCTTATCATGACACTTGTAATTGTTGTTATACATCTTAACCTGAAGAGCAATATCTAAAGTTGTAAAAGACTTACCACTCGCAGCAGTACCGAAGAACATATATACTCTACCAGATTCAAATCCACCACCATTCATTCTATTCAAACCTTGCATACCACATACTAAAGTTCTAGATGGATTTATCTCTTTTCTATAGATATCTTCTACTCTATCTCTTACACTATTCTTATCTAATGAGAAATCTAACTCTGTAGATAACTCACTATTTACTCTTCTAAACTCTTTCTTTACATCATCAACCAAAGACTCAAACTCTGCTGATATCTCTCCTCTTTTGATATAGCTATCAGTCTTAAACCTTTGACATACTTCCATAATACTATCTGCATAAGAATACATAAACATACTCTTACTAAGTTCAGATATGATATTATTTACATAATCAATCTCACTGTTAGACAACTCTGAAATCTTGAAATCTAATAATGGTTTCTCTCCGTTTGAACCATTGACATATTGCATCAACATGTCTTTATTATTTCCAATCTTTCTATCAAGAATACCTTCCAATGCCCTATTAACGAAATTGATATATTTCATCTTTTCAGGTTCTGATACATACAGTTTCAGATTTAAAGAATTCATAAAACTTCTCAATGCTGAGTAGTTTGACATTCTAATCTTTGTATTATCAGACATAGTAAACATTGCAAACATATGTAAAGTCTGTAAGTCTAAGATTAAACTATTATCTTTCGACTCAGCACTATGTCCATTAAGCTCTTTGGCAACGTTTGACATGTTTCTAATGGTACCCATATTGCTCCTCTCCAAAACAATATGACAGATATTATAACTCTCCTACAATACCTAATAACTCATCTTCTGTTATAAAGTTTTTATTTTCAGCATGTGAGTTAACCCACATAACAAACTTCTGTACATCTGTTAATGAATTATCTAATAAGAACCAATATTCTTTAGATTGTTCCGTTATAAGTTTTTCTGCCTGCTCTTGCATCTCTTTCTCATTAGAACGATACATCAAAGATATATCATTCTTATTTCTAAAATGATTATTCAAAATCATTTTAGATGCCATATCTATATTATCCAAGAATTGCACTCTCAGATAATCAATCACATTTTCTGATTTATATTTTTCAATATAATCAATAGTAGACTTAGCATCATTATTTATCATACCAATCTGAATTGTTCTATATATATCAGACTTAATCCATTGATACTCAACTTGATACTTTCCTGTAGTTGGATCTTGAACACATAAGATGAATCCCTTATCATGATCATCATCATATCTCCATCTGTATGGTGATCCACAATAATAGAAGTCATTACTAAAACATCCAGGTTTATGAATATGCCCAGATATAATCGGACCTCTACAATTATAAAAATCATCTATAGTAAAGATTCTACTATTGCTAGGAGAATCCTCATATACAGCTCCCTTAAAGTTTCCATGCATAATACATAAATCATAAAAATCCATATGATTCAGATATTGATCATAAATCTCTTCTGGAAGATTGTTGAATTCTGGAATACATAGAACTCTTTTTGATTTTACATATTCGAATTGAATACTTGTGATTACTCTCACATCAACATCTCTTCTAGTCATGTAATGAGAATACATTCTAACTTGATTATTATCGTGAGAGATTGTTCCTTGTAATATGAATAGAGAAGCATTCTTCTCTTTACATAATTCTACAAGTCTTGATATAAATAAAGATGCATAATAAGTTGCATCTGATGAAGCCATAACTTTATGGTCATATAAATCACCATTTATACAAACCAAATCTAATTGTGGTAATTGAGCAATCTTAGATATAAATTGCTCATATAATATTTTATATTGTTTAGCCGGGTCCATTACCGGAAAATGAATATCCGATATATGTGCCGATATAAAAATATTATTTGAAAAAAAAATGTTACCGACATCCTTTTCGACGTCGGTAACAAATTCAATACCATTTATCATTGCTTCTCCTTAATTATAAATAGTATAATTTACATCACTCAATAACTTCTTGAATGATTTGATAATGTCCTGTAATGAACTGTTGCTTCCAAAGTATTTGTCAACAACAGTTTGTTTCAATTCAGGATAATTTGCTCTCTTTTCTTTATCATAATATCCAAAAGCGAATAAAATGATATCCAACATTCTGTCAAGAGTCTCTGTACTATCTTGACGAATTGCTGCTAATGCAGCATTCTTTTCTTGATCAACAGCTTGTTCTCTAAAACGGACAAACTCTTCATGTTTATCCTTAGGAATTTCTGCTGGAATAACAACCTCAACCTCTTTATACTTATTCTCAATCTCAGTAACCTGCATCTTATTAAGTACAAGAGTTGTTGAAATAGTTGCAAAGTTTTGAACTAATGAACTAAACTTCTCTTCATCAGCACTTGCCTGAATAGAGATAATATCCAAGAACATTAAATCATCAATTGTTAAACACTCTTCAATAGCATCAAGAATCTTAGTGAATTGTCTTACACATTTTCCATTCCTGATCATCTGAGCGTTCTTTGTAAACTTAAACTTGGCATCAGCCATACGCTTGTTTGAATCTGGTACAATCTTATTCATTATAAAATACCTCGCCTTTCTAAAAATATTATAATTGTTTCATATTTATAATATATATTTAGAAAATTTCTTTGTATGCTGAAAGTAGTCTCAATCTTTCTACATATCCATAGACTAATCCGTAGAATAGATTTGTACAATCGTCAATATAAGCTAGATGGGTTGGATCTTTTAAATCCAATACATATTCTCTATAACAACCATCAGTCTTATCTAATAACAATACTACAGTTTTAGATATCTCTATTCCTCTAAGAGTTTTTAATAGATCTCTATATGCAGCCAATTGTAAACAGTATTTAAAGTTCATATGATTGGATGTCTTGAAGTCTATTAACCAATATTCTCCATCTACTTTTAATACACAATCACATGTACCACCAAAGTAATTAGATACTAACTTCTCTTCTGAGAATACTAATTCTACACCATGATTATCATTAAGATCTTTCCACCAATAACGGAATCCAGAGAATGTAGACCTTACTGTATCTATATAAATATCTGGAATATCACAATCCTTAATAGTCTTACCATACTTTAGAAATTGCTCTATTACATAATGAGAATAAGTACCTTTATCGGCAGCAGCTTTCATAAATCTATCGTAACTAATCCTCTTAAACCCAAGAGAGTTAGACCACTTCATTAAGAAGTCTTCATGTAACATTGCTGATAAAACTTCTGTTACTCTTGGTACATTTACACCATCATTAGATTGATATTCATTAAACCCTTTTATATCATTTTTAGCTAAAGAACTAAGTTCTTTTTTAAATAATTCTATATCCATAATTCATCTCCAACGGTATTTTTCTTGTATAATTATTGGTTTTTAATGAAATAAAAAGTAATCCGTAGGAGATTTCTCTCCTACGGAATTCTTTATTATAATGAATAGTCTTCACCGTTCGGGTTGTCGGTCTTATCAATCTTATCATAGTCTACGAAGATACCATAATTTCTCTTATTGTATACCTTCTTAGCTGCGATCTCATCCCTAATAGCAATGTATTTATCATATACACTTTGCCATCTGTCCCTATTTGGATCTTTCTTACCATCATTAGACCAAATATAATCATCAAGGATAGTCAATCTTGTATTGATCTGCTTTAGAGCATACATAACCTCATCTTCAGTGTCAGCGTTTCTTGCTCTGAGCATAAATTCGTACAAGTCATTCTCTAGTCCACGTAGACCATTATATTTGATGGATTGGAGAAGAGATCCTTCCTGCAAAGCCGATTCTCTGATATAAGAGTCTGTACTGATAGTATTAAGAATAAGAAGAGCATTTCTAATCATAGCCTTATAGATTACAGATCCTGTAATGCTAGACATCTTATTTAGTAATCTTACAGCAGGAACCCTTTCGGTGTCTAATCTAGAGTATACTCTAAAACACCAATCAAGAGCATTCAATCTTGGAGATCTCTCTACAACAGATGTACATCCAGGAATCTTCTTATAAGCAATATTAATTGCTTCAGGCAATTCATATAGCTCCAACTCAGAAAGATATCGGTCTGCTCTAACGACCTCTTCATCAACAATCTGTAATGGAGATGTAAGCTGACAGATAGTATCATAAATACCAAAGTCTAACAACTGTACTCTACTATTCTGATTATTATCCAGCTTAATATACTGATCATGATTAGAAAGATAATCTGTTACAATATCTCTAACTTTATCAACAACATTATCATTCAATAAATGTAATACGTTGAACATGATTAAAGTAACAACCTGCTCATCAGATAATCCATAATCAAACATCTTAGAATCTAATTCAACAGAGAACTTGTTGATTTCAATCTTATCATCATCCAATAAGATCTTAGAAATAGCATCCTTAAACTTTGGAATTACAACAAGACCAAATGCAACGTTATCCGTATTATGAGTATAGTAGAATGAATCACACTTATACTTTCTCATAGGATACATCTCTGCAAGAAGATCATTGATGCTATTCTTAACAGCAAAAATATTATCATCAGATACATTCTCTGACCGTAATTCTCTAATGCTGTTAATTAGAGAATTTACTTTTAAAGTATAATCCATATATATTATTCTCCATATCTAGCTATAAACATAACATCACCAACAGTTCCCTTATTAATCTTCTCAGGAGTCCATCCAATAAACCTTGGTCTATTGTTCATAATAGGCTTCGGAGTAAACTCTTCTTCAACAGTAAATGTCTTCTTTTCTGGTTTGAAAATACCATCAGAGAATACATATGTGATAGAGTAATTAATAGGTTCAACACGAATAATCTTTACACAGTTTTCTGTAACAACAAAAGACTTATCATCGTCAGAAACAGTGTATCCTGGATACTTCTTAGCATAGAAAGTCTTTCCAGGTGTTACTCTTGTTGTATATGTATCAATAGCAGCTCCAGTTGAAGATACCACTTGGACATCAACAGAATACTTGTACCATGTTGGTGTAGTGTTTACATCATAAGCCATAGTTCCTTCAAAGATATTATCCATATTAGAGAATTCAATACCAGCAAACTGTTCTAATACGGTAACGTTTGTTAATACTTTACAACCCTTAAACATTTCAGATACATCTGTACCATTATTCATATGGATTGCAGCAAGATCATTTATATCTCTAAGACTTTCAAATCCTTCAAAAGCTCCGGCAGAATCTTGGTTATATGTCACTTCATACTCAGAGTATAACATTATGCATTTAGCATCAGCAACATACCAAGCATAAGCACTAGTATCTGTAGAAGAAATGTCTACAGCTTTATCAGACTTCTTTGGTTTTGTCTCAGATACTTGGAAAGCAATAAGCTTTTTCCAATTCTCTTCGCCACCACAAAGCTCTTTGAATTTTGCATTCAATTCTCTACCAGGTAATAGAATAGGAGCTAATGTCCAATTGGCTCTAAAGTTAACCAAGCCAATAGATCCTCTATTAATACTCTTAGGATACCAAGAATCAAATACATATCCAGATTTAGTTGGTACAGGTGGGGTGTATTCCTGTTCAATAGTATAAGTATCTTTTACTAAAGCATTTTCTCCAAATTCTCCACCATCAAGATCATAAGTAATCTTATAATCAATAGGTTTATAATTAAAGACAATCTCTTGTCCATCATGTGTAACCTTTTGACGTTCCGGTGTTACATATCCTAAAATATCTTTAGGATAAACGTATTCGTCAATGTTCACATAATCTTTATATTCATTTAAAACTTTTTCTTGTCCCATTGTCTATACTTCCTTTACGATATTTTAGCCACCAACAACAGATCTGATAGATACTGTTGCATTTCTTGTACGTTCATTATAATCAAACCATGCATAGAGTGTGATGTTTCTTGTAACAAGATAATCTCCAATATCAATCTTATCAAATACACTCTTCTTAAGAGACCAACCCTTGAAAGAATATCTCTTATCAGTCCATTCAGGTACAGGTAGAGACATGATGTAATTATTATTAACAACAGCAAGAGGTGTAATCTCTTTAAATCCAATATTATCAGCTGTAGATTCGAAAGATATAAGACTTTCATTTGCAGTTGTTGCAGATACATCAATAGTGATATATCTCTTACCATTTACAATCTCAGCATTTATATCATTCAATGCCATAATTCTATACTCAGAATATGTACCATCTTGTGGAGAGAAGATAAAGATATTATCTAAAGCTGTAGTCTCAGCTTGAGTATTTGTTCCTGAATACTTACAAGAAATATTTACATTACTTGGTACATAGAAACAAGGTGTCAACCCTTCTTCTACTAAGAATTTGATAGTATGAGTATCAGAAGATGTAATTACATTCTGAGAAATAAGAGAATATTTCTTATGGATATTGAAGTTCTTATCAATCAATCCATAATAGATATAAGATTCAATAACAACCTTAGTTGTATCGTCACCATCAATTCTTTCAGATTCTTGAATAACAAGATACCAACAATTTCTCTTTCTATCAGAAATCTGAGGTAATGTGTCCTCTGTTACAACTTCAATCGTAATACCATTTTCGATAGCATGTTGTACACTATCTCTAATTCTTCCAGTAAGGTTAACATATCCATCAGCATCTTTTACATAGATATCATTATTGGTATAATCCAATACAAGTTCATGGAGTTTATGTAAGTCTTTGTTCGCAAAGTTCGATGGAACTATCGGAACTCTAGCCATAGGCTTTTTATTATCAATCATTAATAATAGAAATCTCCTTTACTTATTAATTTAATATAAAGTTTTTACAATTACTGAAAATGAACCTGATAGAGAGGTTATCTCTATCAGGCTAATCATTATTCTTGATCTTTCTTCTTCTTTTCTTTTTCAGCTTCAGCCTTTTCGTTTAAAACTTTCTGTTCAGACTCGGATAATACTGTAAATCCTAACCCTAAGTCACCCTGTTCTGTAATTGCACCATACTGATTTCCCATTATACCACCTCCGATTGAATAATATCATATATACTAGAAAGTTGATTATATACACCCTTAAAGCAATCAGTGTACATAGCAAACACTTCAGAATCTAACCTATTACCTTCAATCATATAAGAGATAATCTTATCAAATGTCTCTTCTACAAACATTACAACATCTGGATCTTTATATTCTCTTATCTTAACCTTATATGTATCATACATCTTCTCCATAAGTTGAAGATATAGTAGGTTATAGCTAAGCATCATATTAGATGCATATAAGTAGGAAACATAAGCTTTATCAAATTCACCTTTAGCATGAGTTAAACATGTACTAAGCTTAAGGTTCTTATAAGTATTAGCATACATACAAGGAACAACATTCTTAATCCAACCAAGATAAGAAGATAATTCTTTCTGAATCTTATACTTCTCATCATTCATAGTAATGATATCCTCACCAGCATTTCTATACTTCTCGATTACATATTCGATAAGCTCTTTAATGCTAGCAGGATCATAATATACTTGAGAATATCTTGGTTGATAACTCTTCTTAGTCTCCTTAGAGTATAATGTTGGTACATAGTCTATGTATCTAGGAATGATAAGATTTCTAAACTTAAACGCATACTTATCGTTAGTATCTGATAAAGCAACGATCTTGTTATACATATCATTCAGATCTTTACTTAATAGATTCATTTCTCTATACTTCATTGCACCTTGAGCTCTGGTGAATTTCTTAATAGCATCAATAGCAAAACTGATTCTATTAGACAAAGGTTTAGATGTATCTTTAAAAGTATCTAATAAAGATTCTCTAATAGAATAAACATCATCATTTGTTATACTAGCAAACTCCTGATAGTATTCAGGTGCTGAATCTGTAATTTTAAAAAATTCCATATACCTCTCCAAAAAATAAATTATACTGTCATTATCATTGGAATAGACTTATTGCCAGAAGATACATAATTGGATTCAAGATAATCAATTATACCATCTCTCTTACTAGCTTCATTCTCTAGATAACTCAGTTTAAGATCTATAGTTGCAAATACTGTTTCTATACCATCCCAGTATTTTAAGTTTGCACTTAAGAATGCTGCGATATCAGCTTGACATAACTGTTCAAACTTCTCCATTGCGGTAGGAGGAATAGATACTAATGAATCAAGATGTTTAAGATATAGAGTTATATAGAAATTTCTGAGTCTAACATTTTGATTACCAGCAGCAACTATTCTAATCCTATTAGGTGGAGCAAACTCAGGTATTGCTTGGTTACAGAATAATGAAGAGAAGTCTAACTTATTCTTCATACTCTGAATATCATTTACTGTAAAATTAGCAGATAGTCCACTATCAATAGCACCAAAACCATAAGCCATATCAGCACTATTAGAATTATATCTGCTCCAATCTATATCCCCAACACCAAGGATACTAGACTCTCCAACAAGATCTTCGTTAATATAATACCACCCATCTTTATATGGTGCAGATTCATCAGTAACGTTAAAAGAAAACTTTCTTGGAAGATATCTTGAATAAGTAAGTAGAGAATCTTCTTTGATGATTGTTCCCCACATATTCTTACCAAGATTATCTGGAAGATGATTTGTAAGTGCTATAAGACCAAGGCGACGCTCTATCTTATCTATTAATTTAGATATATTATTTTGGTATTCAGCCATTTATTGTCCCCTTTATATTGTTTATGTATTAATATAAAGTTTAAAAAAGAAAAAATAAAGCACTTTACAGTGCCTTATTTTCGTAAGACATTACCCTCTAGATAATGTCTTACACCCGATGATCTTTCCATCATCGTCCCTTACAACTTCTCCCACCATGAGGAAGTTGTAAGTGTCAACTCCATGCTGGTTGCAAGCATCGAGTGCAATCTTTGACACGATGTAGAAGGAATCCTTATCTAATACTTCTGGAACACCTTCCGGTTCTCCATAAGCATAGGTTGCAACCTCAATACCATCGAATGTCTCAGACATTACGAAGGATTGTTTTGCACGGATTACACCTTCAGATGGAAGTGTGACAATGGTTCCATCCTCACGATGGATATTGATTTCATGAGGAGTAAAGTTTCTGAATTTCATAATAGCCTCGCTTTCTACTCTTTAAGAGTAAACACATAATATACACTATTGTATATCATGTATATAATATCTAATCAGACTAATTAAAAAATGAAAAAGATCCCCGTTAGGAATTAACCTAACGGGATCTTTAACACTTTAAAATAGAAATAGGCGTAATGAAATATTGAGCTTAAAGTCTCAACAATTAGTGGAGATTTACTCCAGGACCAACTTCAGGAGCCTTAACTACGAATCCCTCAGCGTTGATCTCAAATCCCTTAGCGATGGAAAGAACTCCAGCTTCCTCATCCCAGCTTAATCCACATCCAGGTCCAGTATAGGTCTGAGCGAACTTCTCAAGAGCAGCATCAGCAGCAGCTTTAGCCTCTTCATTATCAGCTTCCTTGTAAGCCTGAGTAAGCTTTACCATAGTGTCCTGTAAATGTTGAACATCAGATGCCTTAATAATCATCTTAGATTTCCTCCTTATAAAAATGTATGTCTCAGCAAAATTACTGATTATTTAAAAGTTAGTAAAGTTATCTATAATTCATAATCTCATTTGCAATGTAGTCTTCTACATTAACAACGATAGTATGTTTTCCAGCTTCTGTAATAGCAACCTTCTTGTTAGAGATTAAATCTACACTAGCTTCCTTAAGAGCAATATCATAGAACTCGGATAAGATATTGAAGTTCTTAGAATAATCCTTAATGTAGTTAACAGCAGACTGATTCTCTTTAACAATCTGAGTAGCAGTCTTAAGTGTAGATAAATCAAAAGATTCTAACATGGTACGTCTAGCATCCAATCCAGGATTGCTCTTAAGATCGAAGTTTGTAACAATACCACTGTTAGTTGTCTCAATACCAGCAGACTCGGAAACAATTCCCTGAGTATAAGCTCCTTGGTGAGATGGGAAGATTACATAATCATATGTAATAATCTTCAGATTCTGTACCAGATTACCTTCTGGTGTAGCTGTTACAGTTCCTAAAGCTCTCAAAGAGAAAGCTGGTTTAATTCCAGATCTAAGATCCTTATCAAAGCATTCTCCCAATGCATTGTTTGTTCCTTGGAAGGTTGCCATAACATCATCACCTTCCATCCAGAACTTAAGATAACGTACACAAACGTTCTTAGGATCAATAGTCTGTTGTCTTGCAAGGTTTGGATCAAGTGGGTGTCCAGCTTCTCCAACCATGTTTCCGGTAGATAATAATTCAACCTGTCTAGGTGCAGCGATTTCTCTAGCTAGATCTTGAGTCAAATATCTTCTACCATTACGATTCTTCTCGTTACCAGTCTGAAGTCTACCTTTACCAGTGACTCTATCACCGTTTTCAACAAGGTCCATTTCATTGACTTGAACAGAGGATTCGTTAATCACATATCCAATATTTCTGTTTTCCATATAATTCTCCGTTTAGTTGTCATAATAGTGTAGTTCTAATTCTATACTAGAGACATCATAGAACTTATCATCATAATATATGATATTTGGTGTTTTTTCATATATTATATTTATAGTTTTCCCATCTAAAATGAAGTTCATAACTATATTATCGTCAAATCTAAATCCTGAAGATACCTTTATCTTTTTATCCACATATAATGGTTTTATGGAAGTATACAATGTCTTTAATACAACATGACTCAATTTTAAATGTTTAGGAATACTATATTCATTGCAATCTGTTAATCTAATTGCATCCATATCTCATAAATCCCCCAATCATAATAAAAGCATATAGGAACGAATCCTATATGCCTTCATAAGTATTGAGAATTATCCTAAAGGTCCTTCATTGACTGGCTCAAGGTTTCCCTTCGGTGTCATAACAGCATTAACAACACCAGAAACACTATTTACCTGCTCAGACAATCCGACCAACTTCAGCAAGTTCTTAGTCATCTTAGTAGCATATAGAATAATTCCTGTAGAAACAATAGTGGTAGCAGACCAACCAATAGCAGAAAGATCAATCTTCTGAGAAGCATATGCTAATACAAGTAATCCTGCACCAGCAACAGCGGCTCTAGCAACACCGTCAAAGAATCTAACAGCATTAAACTTAAACTTATCAATTGTCATAGATGCCAAAGTTCCGGCAAGAATATTTCCTACCATACATGCGAACAGAATTGGCAATGATTGTGCAACTTCTTTTACAGCTTCCATGGTTTAAAAAACCTCCTTTAAAAATTTAAAAATGAGTAATGTAACAATAGATGTTAATCTATTTAATCATAAGTTAAAATATATTGGGACATGGGGGTTTTCCCATGTCCCGAATATATGTACCTTAAGATATAAACCAGTAACCTTAATAATATTATGGAGTAGCGATTCCAGATCTATTAAGGATGTTGAATCTACCCTGTACAGGCTGATACTGCTGGATTGTCCAACGCTCAAAGCCGTGTACTGCTGGCAGAGACGGATTCTGGCTGTTACGAACTTCGTTAGAAACATACATCTGATAATCGAAGATACGATATGTCATACGATCACTGTTTCTCGGAGTAAGGATAACAATAAGCTTATCGTTATAACGAAGCTTATCAGAACCGATGAACTGATAGATTCTCTTGTCACCAGCAGATACAACTGTTCTCTTGTAATCAAGCTCAACAGGTCCAATGGTGGACGGTGTCTCATAGGTATACTGAGTCGGAGACAGCTTACGGATAAGGTCAGGATCACCAAATACAGTAACAACCATGTTAGGATCATTCAGAACCTGAAGCATCTTGGTAACTTCGGAAGACAGAACATCCATAAACATTGTATATCTCCAGGTTACTGGATCTAATGCATAGTTACCCTGAGGAGCGAAGGAGAACTCATCATAGAATCTTTCTCTCTCACTTAAGTTGTTGTAGCTGTTATCAAGGAACTGAAGAATCTTATCATCCTTGTAGTTAGCTAAAGCAGTCTTCATCATGCTCATAACCTTGGTTAACTGGTTAACCTGATATAGAGCAGCTAAGTCCTTAACCTCTTCCGGAGAAATAGTAACGTTGATTGGAATAGCGTTCGGAATCTCGATAAGAGATGTGGTAGCATCCCAACGTACGCTAACAGTATCCAGCATTGCATTGGAAGTATCCAATTCAGCAGCCAGCTTAACCTTCTTGATAGTTCCATTCAGAGAAGCAACAGTAATCTTATTCTTATGCATTGTACCACTAATCTGGTCTTCAACCTGTGCATAAGCAGTAGCAGAAGTACGAACAGTGATAGCAACCTTAGCAGTCAGAGTACGATCATACTCGTTGTTATATCCAGGCTTAAACTCGAAGTTTACCGGAATCCAAACATTGGTCTTGGGACCTGCATCAGCAGCCTCAGCAACCTTGTTGGTAGGACGAATAACGTTATTAGCATCAGGAAGTGGATCACCCTCAGCAATGTAAACAGAATCAACCTGAACATAACTGATATGAGTCTTAATGGACAGAGCATCTAACTTGGTTCCACCACAAAGAGCAAGAACATCAGTTGCACCAGTCTCAGGAAGAGTTAACTCGATCTCATGTACAGGGTTAGATGCATCAATAGCCTGAGTCATCTTATTCTGCTCAAGGAACATATCAATCTCATTTCCCTTAGAGTCGATCAGAAGACGTCTCTCCATAGTCAATGTGATAGAGGGGGACTCAGCAACTACCTTCTGGATAGCTCCCTTGTCGAATACCATGTTCATAAGGATATTCTTGTGAACAGGGAAAGTCATACCAATTACAGGGTTGTAATCAGCACTGATAGAATGCTCGAAAATTGCAGAAGCATCGTTCTCGAACTGCTGCTCCATCATAGCAATCTGATCCTCACGATATCCAGGCATAGCCATGAAAGGATCGTTCTGATCTTCATTAATGAAATCCTGACAGAAGAACTCCTTAAGGGATTCCTTAGCTTCAGGCTTACGAAGTAACTTATGGGGCTCCTCGAAAATGTCAAGTGCAGATTCACTGAGTACGGACTTTCCTAATTCAATAAAAGCTTTTGTATAGGACGCCATTGGGTCGGCATTCCAACCGCCACCAACATATCCTGTCTTGTTATTAGGCATAATTTTTAATTTCCTCCTGTTAATTTTTTGTATATCGCATAGCGATACCTTTAAAAATACTTTAAACTATTTTTAAATCTTGTTTTCTTATATCTCTTAAACCTCCATTATCCAAAAATAACTAAATAAAAGAAATATTTTTACTATATAGTTTTATCATTGTGATCTACTTTTCAGATTTATTCACTTCATCTAGTATATTTCCGACAGTTTTAAAGATCATAAGGAACTTAATATAGTTCGTGAAGTTATCTATATATGAAGTAGAATTATAGATTGTATCTAAATAATCTACGATGTATGTCTTTACTTTACCAAGTGTAATCAGTATCTTTCTGATTGGTTCGATATTGGTTTCTGTCTTGGTAATACGGTTAATAGTCTCAGAGAATGAATCAGCATCTTCATACAATTGAGCAAACTTAGACTTCAATTGAATATTTCTAATAACCTTCTCTTCATCTGTTAGAGATTCATAGATATCATTCTCAGCTTTCTTTTCTTCTTCAGAAAGATCTCCACTACCTCCACCAGCATTGTTTCCACCACCGTTATTATTACCACCGTCATTTCCACCATCCTGGTTATCATCTCCACCAGCAGTGTTGTCTCCAGTATCTCTACCACCATCATCAATAGAGTCTAATTCATCACCACCTTGGTCATCATCAGTCTGAGTATTATCTCCACCATCATCAGTATTTTGATCTTGGTTATTATCACCACCATTATCATCATTCTGATTATCGTCTTGATTTGTATCATCTTGAACGGAGTCTAATTCATCACCAGTCTCGTCGCTCTCCCCATCTCCAGTACCAGAAATAGAAACTCCAGCAGTACCATTATTATCAACATTATCATCATCATTTCCATCAGTTTGATTGTTTTCTCCCTGTGTGTTTTCCCCTTCAACATTCCCATTATTATCGTTCTGGGGTTGATCTTGTTGAGTAGTGTCTTCAGTTTCTCCAGTATCATTCTGGTCTTCCCCCTCTCCATCAATATTATCTAACTCATCACCACCATCATCAGTCTGTTCATCTTCATCTCCAGAAACAGATACAGTTTGCTGTTGGTTATCGTTAGTATTATTCTGTTCAGGTTGTTCTGGTTCTTGAGGAGTTTCCTCCTCATCAGAACCATTATCATCTTGGACAGAATCTAATTCATCTTTATTATCTTCTTCTTGATTCTCAGCATCATTACCGCTGATATCCAACTCAAGAAGAAAATCTTCTAGAACAGATCTTGTCATATTAAACTCTCCTTCTAATTATTCACCCTGAGGTTTATAGTTGGAAACCATCTTAATACGCTTACCACTTAAAGCATACTTATATTGAATCTTCTGCTTCTCTCTCATAAGCTTCTTCTGAATAGTGAGAAGCTTTCTATACTTCTGAGGAGATCCACCCTGTTCAGCTTTCTGAATCTCTCTATCCAATACTTTTAATTCGATATCAAATTCATCAAGAATGAATGCAACCTCTTTATCTGTAGCAACCTTAGATAACACCATCCAAGACAATGCACTAATTGCCGGAATAATTGGATTGATAATAGCTGTAGCTGCAACAGGAATACCAATCTTAATCATCTTAGATAAAGATGGACATAATTGATCTCTGATGATAGCCTCTCTTCTATTTCCACTAAGAGAATTCTTCATAGATCTAACGAAGTTGTTAAAGTTCATATCCATATCTCTGGACATCTCTTGTTCTTTAGCAGATAGCTTCTTTACTTTACCTTTGAAATTCTGCCAAGCTAATTGAAGAGTATTGATTACATTCTCATTCAATGGCTGAGTCTTAGATCTATTCATTACAAGCTGCTCAAGAATATTTACAGCTTCTTCATAATTGGTAATATTCAGCTCAATCTTCTCATCTTCACCTTTATCAAGATTATACAATTCTTCAATAAATTTAGCATTAGGATTCTGATGATACTTTACACTGTCGACAAACTGCTGAAGGTTTTTATTATCACCATACACTTTGGTGATAATATCATTAAGATTAACAAATTCTATTTTACCAATAGTCTTAGCAATCTGAGAATCATTATTCAATACATATAAAATAGAATCTACTCTACTATGCATATCTCTCATATATGCTTCTAAATCTTTCTCATGATCCTTAAGAATATTAAATACTCTAACAATCTCTTCACCAATTACACTCTCTTGATCAGTTGTATTTACTTCATATTTTGTAATTACAGAAATGAGAAGATCTGTATCGAGAACCTCAACTATTGGGAAACAGTTTGTATTATAGAGAATATTCTCAAGAGCTTTTCTAAGATTCTCAACAACTGGTAGCATATCTCTATCAAAGTATATTTGACCAATAGCAATATTGAATGATATTTTTCCAGCTGCATCAATATGACCAAAATAATTTGAAATATTTAGATCCTTATATGTATCATAGAACACTAAAGGTTCTTTAACCAGAGTCTTGCAATGTTGTTCAACATATCTCTTTACGAGCTCACAAGATCTGATAATCTCAGCAATATCAGAAACTCTAACATCAGGCTTAATTCCAATATCGTGATTTACTTTAGTATAGTCCTCAGATTCATAGAAGAATCTAGTTCTATCAGTATTCTGATTTTCTATACAGGATGTGTTAATTTTATCTTTCATCATTTCTATCCCTTCTTTTATATTATTATATTCTGAAACTGTATACATTGGTTGTGTAAAGATATCAATCTTGTTTACATCCTCAATGTTCAGATTAGGATCATTAGCATATTTATAGATGTATATACACTTAATGTAGTTTGCTATAGTTTTAGCATTATTAAGCTTTCTATGCATATCTTCAATTATTTCTTCAATTGAAGAATAATCTTTTATATCAATATTCATTCTTCTAAGTTCGAAAAGAATATTGAATTTATCTATATTCTTTGTATATTTTGATATATGGTCATTTATACTATCTATATCAAGATCGCACTTCTTATTCTTTTTAAAAAAGAAATACAGGAATATTGCAATGGAAGCTTCTGTCTCATCTATACTAATCTTTTCATTAAAATTGTTTAAGATGAAGAATTCATCAATTGCCAATTTTACTTTTATGAGATCGGTATAGTTGTAAGTATCAATGTAATTGCAAAGTGTAATAAGTATATCATAAGATCTTGTGAACTGGTCAAATAGGTTGTATAAATTAAAACGATTCATAATAGAATCGTGATTAAAACTAAGTCTATCTATATTGGATAGATAAGATAAAACTCTGGATATTATATCTCTCTTCTCGATATCAACATCAGAGTTTGCGAGAAGATTTTCTATTTCTTCTAAATCATGATAGTATACAATACAATCATTCTTAAATTTATTTGTAATAAATGAAGAACACAATCTATTACATTCAGTATACTCAGGAAGTCCAAACAGACTTAATACAGTAATATAAGATTCTGGCGTTGCAGAATCTAAGAGTTTATTTAACCTATTTAATACGTTCACTTTGCTATCAAGTATATTAACAATTTCATCATACTTAACGTCAATGAAAACTTTCTCTGTTGAAAGTTTTCTCTTGCGTAAGTAAATGTCATTTATATTGATCTTATTATCTACAATATTCACGATACTAGCCTCCAAGAATAATTAATATACTGTTAAATTTTATAAAAAATACAAAAAATAATGGAGAGTAGCATTTGCTACTCTCCACTATTCTTGATTAGTCTACAATGTATACGTTAATCCTTTCTGGGAAGTTTGAAGCGTACTTTAAAGTCTCTCTATTTGACCAAGTTGGTGCACATACGTCAACCCTACCGTCATTCATGACTTTACTTCCAGTATCCATGATAGTTCTATATCCGACACCTTCGATGTAGATCTTTGTTCCCTGAGGTAATACATTAGAAGCTGCTGTAAATCCAGGCTCTAATTTATTACCATGACCATCTAACCCTTTACAACTGTAAAAGGTAATTCTGCAATTAGCTCTCCATAATCTCATTGCAGGTTTCTCAGACTTTGTTTCTGAGATATGGTTACTGGATACATAATATACAGCACCATCTTGGTGAAATGAAGACCATCCATCAACGTTGTGATTTACGATCTGCAATTCGGTACCAAATGGAATTTGATGATGAACATCTCCATTTGGTTGTAACCTCACGTTCAGTGATGAAGCTGTTACATACATAACTTTAGTTTCATCAGAATCGTGTTTGCCTTCCTTGGCAGCAACCTCAGATGGAATTCCATCTTCAGTGTACTCAACCGTTACCGGATCTTCGTGGTAAACAATTGTGTCTGCATTTGTGCTTACTAGCTTTTCCTTTCCTAATAACACCACAGACATGATGATAGCTAAAAGTAACTTTTTCATAGATTTTATCCTCCTATTTTTAATACACTATATATACCAATGCTTCATATATAGTATATATAATCTAAAATAATGAAAATTTGTCTACTATCTTATCACTACTAACACCATAGTCTTTCTGACCAGGGAATTCATTTCTATGAACATATAAATCTATACCCATAGGATTTAAAAATTCTGCTATAACCATCATATTATCATAAGACCCAAATTTATCGTTATCTGGATATAGATGGATACAACAATTAAACACTTTGAATACTGAGAATATATATCTTACCATATTCATATAACAAGATCCACCAATAGCAATATACAATCCAGGTGCTCCATGATTTACATTGAATTTGATAGACAATATATCAAATGGACCCTCTGCAATATGTACATTCACTTTATCTGGCATCTGAGAATTATACAACATTTGTTCAGGTATTACATAAAACTTTTCTGTATTTGCAAGTTTGTAATCATGAACGTTATAGTTTATATATCTCATATCAATACTATTATGAACAACACCTTCATCAACCAATCTTCTCATATTGATGAAGTTGTTGTCATTGCTCATAAATCCAACAAAACATTCGTTCAATTGTTGTACTATGTTTTGATGTCTTGTATAATTCAAACCATTATAATCAATTGCATCTTTAAGGTTTAGAATTATCTTTAGATTAAGACAATCATCTATAGTTAATGATGTACCTAATCTATTATTTATATAATCAAGTTTCTTATATGCTAAAGCTAAATCTCTACACATATTGGAGAATCTGAATCTCATTACACCTTTATCTCCAAGCTTACCAGATTTCATAGCTTTGCTATATATACTATCTAAACCTGATCCAATTATAGGATCATATATTCCCCATTCCATTAATGTTGATGAATTGACAACGCCAGATGAATGACATTTAAAACAATTAAAGAATGGGACATCTGATTCATTTTGCGGTACATGGATATACATATGTGCCTTATTCAAATCACTTGAATCTGGACAATATCTACATCTACATACTAATTCTGTTCCACCGGAAGCTTCCCTGATTCCTGGTATAATTCTCTTCATATTTTCACTGAATTCTTTACCAACCATTTTCATGATTATACCTCCCAGTATTAAAAATAATGGAGTATTGGTATTATCCAATACTCCAATATATTAACACATCAGAATGAATGTTTCAATCTCTTCAATTAGAGAACCGATAAGATCAATATCTAATTTCTTACCATTGATATTTGGATTCATATCAATGATAGTAAATTCAGATGACATGATTGTAGCAATAATGCTAAAGATGTTATTTACAATACTCTCATTCTTATACTTATTTAGAATGAGTGGATATGATGGAGAAGCTTCTACAATAGATCTCTCCTTTTTGTTAATATTCTTCCTCTGAACCAATTTATCAACCTTAGCTGATATGATATACGGAAGAATCACCATATTCTTTAATGTCAATATCTTCTTTGCTGCAATGACCAATTTAACATACTCCAGACGGTTAATATTCAAAATAGATTGAGTATCTTTAAAATACTTATAGAACATTAAGAACAGTAACTGTTTTTGGAATCTGTTAATTGTTGGATCACCATTTTCATCATACATGAGATTTCTTGTATAAAGATCAATCTCAGCAGGATCAAACGGTCCATACATATTCTCTATATTTCTCATTACAGAATCAGAGTTGATTTTGTTCTGGAGATATAGAGCTTCATTCTGTTTGATTAGAATACTTTCGAATCTATCAAAATCAGATACACTATCATTATCCCTCTTACTACTAGAGCTAGGAATAAACTGATACTCATATTGAATATCTGTTACCTTATACTTAAGACTTTCTTTTACAGAAGCATAGTTAAAGGAAATGATATTCTTATTGAATGTGTATTTTGGAATAATATTGAGAATGATGTTAACAATACTATCCTCTGAATGTGTTACAGTATCTTGCCCTCTAATAGCCTGGTAAGACCATAGAGTGCTATTGTTTCTCTCATTTGAATTTGAGAATGAGAATGCTGTTTCAAACATCTTTTCATAGATATTATACTCCATTCTCATATGGAGAATCTTATCATAGAAATTCAATAAGAATGTTTGAAAATCATCAACATCATGCATATATGAATATTGTGTTAATAATGGTATTGATAATACCATCATCATAGAAACTTTATGCAAATACTTAGCATGATCATTGTTATATTGCAACAATTCATTCTTTGTGTTCTTATAATCTAAGTCTTGACAATAGTTATCTTCAACCATTTTATCAATCTTAGCAGCAAGACCACCATGAATAATGTATCTCTCCATATCACTAAGGAATGATTCTGGTGGATACATTTGTGTCGAACTTCTATCAATCCTCAATTTCAGATTGAATAGAATCATAAGATATTCATTATCATGATCATAAAAATTACAAAAGTAATTTGTATATATGAACAGATGATTTCTTAAGATAGGAGTATTATACCCCTTCTTTACAGACAATATAAACTTATTAAAATCCTTCCCCCAATCAGCAGAAGGGTTATAAGATGTTCCTATAGCATACATAGGAGCCAAAAATGCTCCAGGTACACAATTTACAAATACTTCATCAATGCTTTGTGGTTCCCATTGGTCAACGGGAATAAAAGGTTTATTACTTCTGTCTTCATTTAGGAAATATATTCCACTAATCTTTCCTTCTAAACTCATACAATCTTGCCTCCTCGCATTCTATTAAAACTTATTTCATATTTATAATATCTTTCTTTATTTCTTTTTGAACCTACCAATTCCTTTGTTAATTGGTTCAAACTTAGCTTTACCAAAGTTCTTGATATTTGGAGAAATAAATTTATTCATTACAGCTTTAATAGGATTTGCATTCTCTCTTTCTTGTTGTCTAGCTAGTTTTCTTTCCTTCTTAACTTCAGCTCTACCATTATACTGTCTATCTTCTATCTTCTTAGAAGTATGCTCAACAGTTCCAGCCCATACCACTTTATTATACTTTGTAGCTTTAGCCCATTTAGATTTATCAAACAATCCTAAATCTTTCAAATCAAAATACATAAAACAAAAAGATTTTACATATCCGATTTCATCTCTAGGATTCTTCTCTATAGCTTTCTCCTTTAAGCTAATTGGATTAGCCTTAGGAATAAGATCTTTAAAGAATAAATTATTTACAAAGAATGCATGTGCATGTGTAAAAGAAAATGCTGGGTCGTTAGAGAAGAATTGAACTTCATAGTTTGATAAGTTCTTTTGATATCTAACAGCCCCACTTGTTGCAGGTGGAAAAAATCTTACAATAACGTCGTAATAGAATCTTGCTACACCTTCAGATGGAATCTTAAAGTGAGCAATATAATCACTATCGGTTTTATATAAATAATGAACCGGTGGTTGTTGTTCTCTCATTCTAACCATCATCCAACGGTCATTGAATTCTTTTATTTGTAATTTCAAACCAGCACCAAATACTGCTGATTTCCCAGTAGGGTTCTTTATATACTCTTCATACGTCATACTACTTCTCCTATGGGTACTTACAGGAAAAGTCTATATTAAAAGACTTTTCCTGTAATCCCAAACTATAAAATACTATTTACGATAATAGGTCGTTAAACTTGGAGCTTGTAATAACGCCTGGTTGGAGGTGAACATGATTGTGATAATCTTAGAGATTGTATCTAAGATCATCGGTTCAGATTCAATTGAAGTAAGAATCTTATCAGAAGGTTCTCCTGATACAATATCTACAGGAGTTCCATTTTTCATAATCTCATTCATTACATTAATCAGAGATGCTTCATCACTATATCTTGTGCTATACAGCGATCTAATAGTTGCAATATATGCACGAAGGATGATGTTTAAAATGGTTGATTTAAGATCTCCAACTCTTTCACCAAGATTTTGAGTAAAATCTAATGTATCACCATCAAAATCAAACTGTCCATAAGATTTAAGCATCTCATAGATGGATAAGAATCCTAAGATATTAGCACCATAACCAACACCATTTGCAGCAGCAGATCTACAGTTTAATACAGCATCTTCAACAAGGTCTCTCAATGCATCTCTATCAGAGATGGTAATACCACCAACAAAGAATTCAACCATGTTTGCTTTAACAGCATTCAACTGTCTCTTCAAAGAACCTAATACTCCAGAACTCTGTCCTGTAAGTCTAGCATTCTTTACTTCTGCTTCTAAGAAGGTAATGATATTATCATACGTTGTAGTATTCTTATAATTACCATTCTCATCCACAATAAGCTTACCATCTTTATCTCTCTCATACATATTGTATGGGTTAACAAACTTGGTTACATATGCGGTAGCTTCAACCTCTTCACAATGTCCGCAGAATTCTACTACATTGTTTAAAGTTGGTGCTAAACCTTTTTCAACATCAGAGTCATACTTAGCAGGATCAATATACTTTCTGATTGGGTTAGCTCCACATAATGTAGCAATATGCTCAGCATAGTTCTCTGGTAAACCAAAATAATTGGTTACAATAAGAAGCTGAGGCTTCTGAGAATATGCAGCTTCTGGATACTGATGCATGAACTGAGTAACTCTTCTCATATAAGAAAGAGAGTCTCTACCAATCTTCGGAACCATGATAACAGTTGGCTTCCATTCTTCTCTTCTTGTAGCTGGACCGATGATATTTGTCTCAATAATCTGCTGGAAGAATTGATCCATCTCGTTAGTATCTAATGGATCTTGGAAGTAATATACTCTTACAGGATTCTCTACAGTAGATCTAACTCTAGCACTCTGTCTCTCAACATCATTGATCATACAAGGATCAGAGTAACCTGTCTCAAGAGTTACACCATCATAAGACTTAATAGCAGAAGATCCATCTGTAGTTGCAGATACATCAATGAATACATCCATACCATATTCAGCATAGATATCCTTAAGATTATTAGAAATCTCTTCATTACCATTGGTAGAAATGTATGCAATGTTATAGATATCTTCTAAAGTACATTCTCTTCCTTTCCCCCTAATCTTCTTAGAAACTTCTGCAACAACTTCAGCAAAAGTTCTAGATACTTCATAAGGATTATTGGGAAGCAAATTAGATTCTTGAGCTGCAAGCAATGCATCAAAGATATAAGAAGACATTACTACAACAGTAGATGTACCATCTCCAACAGTCTTCTCAATATGTCTTGTAGCATTCTCAACTTCAGCCTTAACAGACATCTCGATAGGGTTCTGATACTTAATATGCTTGATGATCTTATTACCATCCTTAGAGTATTCTGTAACGAGATCTTGTTCTGTATTACCTCTAAGAATTAAAGTATTAGAACCAGCAGGTCCCATTGAGTTTGCAATTGCATTTCTTAAATCACCAAGTACATCAGACTGTACTTCTTTCAATGTCTTCTTAGGAACAACATTGTTAAGAGAGCTTGCACTTGATAATGTCTTTGCCACGTTTAATTCCATTTTGTCTCCTCTTTAATATTACCCATATTAACCAGATACACTTTATTTGTATCTAAAAGATATTCAAAGTGTTCAGGTCTTTCTTTTAATATTTTCGTGTTGTATGAGAAGCTTTCTGTATATATAGACTTAGCTTCAATATCCAACATACCAAAGTCTTGGAAGAAGTATAAATCTTTTGTATAGAATACATCAAAAGTTCTTAATACTTCTTGTGGACAAGACTGTTTATAGATGATTTGATCTTTATCAAATCCTTTAATCTTTTCCAATAAGAAATCTGATTCATATTCATCATTAACCAGTATTGAGATTCCAAGATTTGTCCTCTTGGAAGATGATAATAATATTGTGAAGTCTATGATATCTTTCTTGAAAAAAGATAATGGAAGTATTTGTTTAGAATACTTCATTCTGATTGTATTATATAGAGAATCAATAGATTCAATTGAATCTTCTGTTGCTATAAGAGATAAAGGATTCCTTTCTTCTCTTAGTATAGACTTAGTTAATATGTCTATATCTTTTGAATCTAAGAAGTCTAAATTAAATATATTAGGGATTCGATAACGATCCCTAATATATTTATAGATTCCCATATCAGTATTGAAGATAAAGTCAAAATCTATCACTGAAGTTAGCTTATGACCAGTTATCCCCATATTAATCTAATTCATCCTCTAAATCATCAACACTCTTGAACTTAGAACTGCTGGAGTTGTTAGAATAGGATGGAGAATCGTCTTCATCAAAGAAAGATTTTCCAATACCATTGTTAGCAGTTCCACCACCTTTACCAACTTTAACTCCCATCTTCTCAGCAATAGATGCAAGTAATGCATTACTCTTAGAAGTCTGATATCTGTTGATATCATGAGCAGCATATGCATATCCGCCACCCATAGCATTGGAGTAATCAAGAAGAAGAGCAACCAGCTGCTTAAGTTCAACTACATTATCATATTCCTTATTATACTTGAACTTCTTAAGATCTGTCATATTCATTCTATACAGATTATTCTTCTCAAATCTGAATTCCTGATAAGACTCATATCCAGCATTGTCAGAAGCCTTTCCGATAGTAATGAAGGTTTCTCCTCTTTTTCTACCAATTGTGATAACACCCTTAACTTCATTAAGACCAGTATCAACACCGTAGATTACATCATCACTCTTATCCTTTGCAATATCTTCAATACACTCAGCAAACATTCTTGCTTTGATTGGAGAAAGATAAATTGTTGCAAGTTCTGTTCTATCAGAACTCTGCATACTATCCTGAGAGAACTGTACAATAGCCAGCTTCAATAAACCACTCCAATAAGTGAAGTTTAATGAAAGTGAATCATTGTAATTACTAATTCTCAATCTAGAATAGTAATTTGCGTCTTTTGAACTGTTGTTTTGTCCATTGTTGTTTCCGAATGCCATAATAATTACCTCCAAAATATATGTATTTTATAGTGTTTATATATCATGTTTCCATTACAGTAAAAATATAATACACAAAATGACGGATACCAATTAAGGTATCCGTCAATTGTTAGCATTTTAAAGATTTTGTAACCATCAGCAATCACAACGATTAGGAGGTTCGTCATGATTTACCTTATAGAACTTTAACTAATAATATGTTATATAAAAAATTAAGGAGTTGATCTTTCGACCAACTCCAAAATACGAAACCCCATTATTCTCCAAAAAGATTACAAAACATGCACCATTGCGATTGGTGAATTTTTGTATTCAGTGCTGGGTGAGGAGGCAACCAGCACTGTAATGCCATCCTTGGCATTACTTTTATGTTTAAATAAAAAAATCATATTTAATGGAGGAAACCCGTGACAGTTTCCTCCTACCAATGTGATTAAGTAATAGAGAAGGTTTCTAAATAGTCACCCTGTCCATTATTTTTATGTTTTATGTGTAAAAAATTACAACAGGTGGGGGGTAGCTCAATTAAGAACTACCCCGGAGGAAGGTATTATGAATACCTCGAAATTATAGTAACCGACACCTAGTTGGAAATGCCGATTACTTTTAAGTTAATTAAAATAGTGGTGGATAACAATTAAGTTATCCACCCGTTCATGTTAAAGCTGTTTATTTCATTTGAGGATATGACATTGGCAAGTGTGCATTCCTTACTATATTGTTGCTAAAATTGTGGTTGTGTTAATTTTGATTTATCTTTAAATAAAACCTTTGTAAGATTATATAAAGATTGTATAGCTTCATTAGAAGATACTCTAATATTCTCACAACCAGCGTTGATATAGTTTGCTTTAGAGTTTACAAATCCAGCAAGCTCATCATTAGTTTCTTTAAAGAATGATCCTTTAACCATTCCGGTATCACCATCATAGTCAGCTACCATTCCTTTTAAGTATAGATTACATACTTGCATTGTATCTATAAACTTATTAGAAGTTGGTTGGTTAATATCTTCTTTTCTAATCTTAGGATAGAATGGATAGAATTCTCCATTTACATACAATGGTTCTGTATCTTTAGTAGAAGATATTTCAATGCCTGTATAGATTGTATTGAAGTAACTATCGTAAGGATATCTAGTAAATGATATCTTCTTACCATCTGTAGCTTTCTTAGCACATTGATAAATAATATCAACCCAAGTGATTGGTCTAGAGATAATAGGTTCAACAATAGTTGGATCGTCTGGCAATTTAGCAGGATCTTGTCTAGATGCTTTAAAGTGCATTAGATACACTTTATTATCCTTATTATCTTCTGGCTTAACTGGAACCAAGATTGGTCTAAATCTATTATCATAACCTTTTACAAATCTCTTCAATTCTTGTTTCAGTATATCATCAGAGAATGCAACCATTGGATCTTCTAATTGAATATACTTAATCTCTCCAGATGATGTAATAATTTCATACTGAGTATTATTTAAGAATTCATTCTCAAAGAATTTTCTCATATGGAATAATACAAATGGGAAGAAGTCTGCTACCGCTGCTGATAATGGTATTGCTGATTTATCAAGAGTAACCATCAACTCTCCAACAGATTCAGCTTTTAACTCAGGTGCAGTAAGTACAAGTCTAGAAGAATAATCAGATGTATAAGACATATTAGCTCTTCTGATAAGACCAAACTTACCAGCCATACCGGTACCAGGATCTTGTAATGTTGGGTTATTATTTCCACAGAACCAGTCATAGATTGCTTTTAAAGTATCTTGTATTCTAGCACATGTGGTATCAGCCATAGATAAACCATAGTTGTTATTCTCTTTCAATGCTCTACATGCAACAATAAGATTCACATATAAAGTATTAATCTGACCAACACCAGTATGCTTTCCAGAAGTATTTACGTCTCTATAATATGGAGGGATTACGATATATTTATTAATAAACAATCTACCCTTCTCATAGTTATGAGCAATATACTTTATTCTTACATCTCTTAATATAGAACCAGTCTTAGCAAATTTCAACTTGGAGAAGTTTTGCTTTAACCATCTAATTCCAGTGCTTCCATTCTCTGCTTGAACAAGGTTTCCATCTTTATCAATATCCCAAGAACCAATACCTTTTATAACATGAGCAAACTTCTTATTCAAGTTTAATAAGCATTTATAACAGCTAGGATCAATAAACCAATCACCAAGATCTATATATGCAAATATACCAGCTCTATCTTTCTGAGTAATACCAAAGATCTCATTAGATAATAAACCATCTGATGTTGGTGAACCATTCTGATAGAAGAATGTTGGGTTTGATATCTCTTGACAATCGTTAGCCTTAATGAATTTATCTATATCCATAAGCTCTAAAGATAATATAGCTTTATTAGCTCTGTCTTGGAAAGTCTCTTCATTCAATGGTGCTAGATCAGAGTTCAATTCTAACAATTCTTTTACTATATTGAAATTATTTGGAAGAACTCCTTCTCTTTCAATCATAGGAATATCAGATACATCTTCGTGTATAGAATATGTAAACTCTAAATCATTATCGTTATACATTAAATATTCTCCTTTAAATATATTAATCTAAAGTTTTTCCAATAAACAAAAAAAAAATAAACCCCATGAAGGGGTTTATTCTCATCCAAATGACCAGTCTTCTAAATTAACATCACAACTGAATTTTTTTGATTCATCGCACCACTCTTTAGCATCATTCTCTTTGCTAAGATCTTCATTACAACTATCTAAATATTTTTCCACCTTAAGTATTCTCATGAGTTTTCTTGAAGTTTTCACAATTAATAATTCAAGTTTTTCTAAATCAACCTCAGTGTAGTGCTTTTCCGATTCTTTGACCAATTCACTATTAATCTTTTTTCTCCAATAAAGTAGATTTCTAAGCTTTATCACCAATACATTGTGTTCAATTTTCAGTTTAACCAACTTTTTCTTATTATCCATATTAAACCATACTTTCTTATCCTTCTTCTTTTGATTTTAATTCTTTTGCAGTTTTTATACAACGATCTATATCGTCTTGCATTTTAAATATTTCTCCAAGTTTTGCAGAAGCTTGCCCACTCAACGATGTAAGTTTTTCTAAATCAACTTCAGTGTAGTGTTTTTTAGCTTCTTTAGCCCACTCATCATTAAGCTTTTTTCTCTCGTCGAGTAAGGTTCTAAACTTTACCATTAGTTCACCATGTTCAATTTTCAGTTCATCTAACTTTTTCTTGTTATCCATAATTAAACCATACTTTCTTAATCCCCTTCTTTAGTTTCACCTTCTTCAATACATTGTATAGTATTATATAAAGCTTTTTGTAGATATGATATTACGCCAAATCTTACAATAGTCTTTTTTCTAATATCATCAAGCTTTTCAATATCAATGTTTGGAAAATCTCTTGATACTTTTTTAAATTCTGCATGAATATCATAAAAGTTTTTGAAAGCTTTTTCGATCTCTGCCGTTAAGAACATATAACGATCTTCTTGATCCTGTAAGTGTTTAACATCATTTTCCATAATATAACACCACCATTCTAATCACCATAATGAGATTTAATATGAGCAAATAGGTTATCTTCAACAGATTTTCTAAGATCGCTATAAATATAATTATTCTCAATCTTGATTACCGAATCATAACCCATTGACTCCAACATCTCATAGAATCTGATCGGGAGTTCTTCTCCATACAATTCCCTTCTAATAATCTCCTTATAATCGGAATCACTCAAAGCTCTATTGTATAAAGCTCTTAACCTATTCTTATCTTTATTAGCTTCAACTAATACAGGAATTGGTTTTAGGATTAAATCTTTATCAGAATATTTGGACATCATATAATATTTATGTAAATCCATAAACTGACCAATTGAAACAGGTGTTGCATAAATGACAACAGGGTATGAATGTATAGATAAATCATCATATCTCATTATATATCTCCATACACCATTTTCGGTACGATAAGATATATCTGATATAATATTACCTTTCTCTATAACCTTATCAACAGGATCTGTTCCTGCAATGATGTCAAACATAGAACGTGATATGAAAGTATAATCAGTATCAGCCTTCGTTCTCTGTGGTCTTGTTGTATACTGATCAAGATTTTTAACTAAACGAATTTCACTATAATATTCGTCTTCGTCTATAATATCTTTGATCATCTTTGCAACTGTGCTTTTTCCAGATCCACTCTTTCCAAGAATGGCATACACTGGAAGTTCTACATTTTTCTTTTCTTCCATACATTTACCTCACTTTTCTTATTTAGAAACAATCAATATCTAATACTGTACTTGGACCAAAGTTTCCAATCAGATTAGAATTCTTATCAATGTTCTCTTTCATATGATTAATCAAGTTTGCATAATAACTACCAATTCTAATAGAATAAGCTGTTGGTAGTTTATTAGTCTTGATATCATATATACTCTTCATTATCTGGTAATAGTATAATGATAGTTCGTTAAACTGTCTCCAGATGGCAATATTATTACCACTTTCAAACAGTCCAACATATTCTTCACACATATGTGCAAAATGATCAATGGAATCTATAATCATTTGATTAACAGCATATCCATCAGCAAAGTTACACTTAATGGTCGGAATAAGTCTATAACTTAAACTTGGAAGAAACTTAGATGTTTCTTCTCTATAGTTATAAGTTTTAAATTTATCATTCACAGTAGCAATAGCACTATGAAGGATCTCTATCATAAGCTCATCAAGACAATTGATTGTGTATAAATCAATGTCAATTGTTGATCTTATATCTTCCACTTTGATTCTTTCAATTTCAGTATTTACATCTTCAAAGTGTTTGATTGCTGAATAAAGAGAATCAAATACTCTGTCAGATCTAAGTCTATCATAGACATTCAATTTCTTGTACCCAGTATAGTTGTGGTTAATAAGTAACTTCTTTAAATATTCCATTTGTTTTCTCCTCGCTTTCTTTTCTTATATATAGGAATAAATAAGTGATAGCAGATTACTATCAATTATATAATATTTAATTATTTGTATTCTTAATTTAAAGAGGCATACTTATGCAAAAAATAATAGAGCCAGTTTACTCTGGCTCTATATATTTAACTCCACTGTTTAACTTTTAATTCTTTCTCAGTGTAGGAACTTCTTCCTAATCTAGCCAATGTGTTTAGATTAATTAGTGTATCTCTTTGCATAGATACAGCAGGATTAAAATATCCATCATTTCTAGAAATATACATGGAGTTTCTTGGATTAAACTTAGCCCATGCATGTTTGATAAATGTCATATTGATTGGAAGAAGAATATTCAATACATCACCATCAAAATCTGCTACAAGTAATGGTAATGGTTGAACCGGAACTCCCATTGTATATGTATCTGTAAAACCTACACAATACATAGATAGGATACTACCATAAGAGATTGTAGGGTTTCTATTGATAATTACAGGAATACCTCTCATACCTTTAGATCTATACTCATCAATGATAGATTGGATGATACCTTTAATCATATCATTTGGTTGTTTAGAGTCAATTGCTTTTCTCCACTCTCTATGAGCATCCGCTGGTTGCATATTGTACAATCTAGACAGAATGTTCTTAATTCTCTGCTCCAGCAATATACATAAACCTAATACTGGTAAAGTAACTTCATCAATTCTAAGATCCGGATTCTGCACAATTACATTTCTTGATGTAAATGTATATCTTCCACCAAGTAGACATCTGAAGTCTCCCTTCTTACCAGATAGAATCTTTTCCAATTCATTATAAAGATCCATAAATCTGGTTTGTAGATTGTACAAATGTTTATTCTTGATTCTTGGAATCTTTGCCATTGTTGTTTTGGAATTATTGATACTAGTAACAGATGCATTTATCTTAGAATAAATTGCATTAGTTTCTTCGTATGTCATCTTTCCACCATCAATGTTGATAGGTCTTAATAGAGTTGTAAACACAGGTATTGAATGTGTGAATACTTTATCTCTATGGTTGTAGATATCATTATAATAGTTTGCTTTAGAAGATCTAGATGAAGTGTAATAATACTCCATAATCTCATCAAATCTATTATAGAATTCAATCATTCCTATAGCAAAGAATGGTTCATCTTTTTCCTGCTTAGGAGTCTTGATACATTTATCTTTCTCTAAGATATCTCCAGCATTGATCATATTCTCAAGCTTAGATCTCTTCATTCCTTTTACAGATACACCCTTACCAAAGAATGAATCTAGTTTCTTATAGAATGCTGGATGAATAATGTGATATGGTTCATCTAATACACACCATCCAAAATATCCAAAATCATCATCAACGAACTTACATACTTCTCCACAATTAGGACACTTAATTCCTGAATGGATTCTTCCTCTAAGTTGTCCACATTTACATTTGTATCTATCAATGTATGGATTAAGGTCTTTTAATGTTTGTCCAAACTTTGGTGAATAGATACCGTTATCTGCAACTAAGTCTTTCTTCATAGACTTTTGTGAAGGTTCTATAATAAAACCTCTACCATTGAGAATATCGGTTTCTCTTTCTTTATCGAAATCAATAAACTCAATATAAGTTTCAAAATCATAATCCAAACTATGTGGATACGAATTAAATGAAGATATATTCTTATCTTCTACATTAATATTATATCCATCAAATAATTTGCCAGTATACATACATCCCCTCACTTTCGAAATAAATCTTAATATTTCAATTTCTTTCTAAGTTCTTCTGCTTCTTTCACACCATCGACTTTAAGAATACTATTCTTATTATCGACTTCTCGCTCTTGTTTCTTTAAGCTATTTAATAGCTTCTTTCTAAAATTTTCTTCTAATTTGTTTTTCACAAATTCCATAACATTAACCTCCTTATTATAATAGTCACTTATATAATACATATTTATTATTAAAATTCAAAAAAAAATAAACAGGAATTAACCTGTTTATTTTATAGAGCTTTTAGATTGCTCTCTTGCGAGATTCTCTATAAGCTCTATTGGTGTGACCCATCTTGTGATAGTTGGATCTTAATACCAGACCTCTATCATTAGCAACATGTCTAATGATAGTGTCAGCAGAACCATCAGAAATTGCCAAGGTTACAAATGCATCCTTGATTGCAATCTCTTCGATTCTGTGGAAAAATCCCTTACCCTTGATAGCCTTTGGAAGATAGATCTTCTCTTCAAAGGTAATAAGGCATTCTGTGTCAATACCATCAACAGTACAGTTGCATACAAAACCTACAACCTTACCATTGTTAGCATCAACATGTGTATCCTTCTTAATACCAAGGAATACACTGTTGAGTGGAAGAGTTCCAGCAACCTGCTTAACAACTTCCATACCAGTCTTGTGATCTCTTGTAATATGTAACATAATGTCCTCTCTTTCTGCCACTTTCTGTGACTGTAAAATATACCACAATTGGTATATAATGTATCATATTATCACATATATACTATATAAGCATTAAATAGGACTTTTTAAATATAATTATAGAACCTAGTATCTGAGAAATATGCAAAAAATAAAAGATTAGAAATCAATCTAATCTTTTATGAGTGTTTTCTTTTACATATAGTCTTTTATATAATACTCATCGTCACCATTAACGATATTATTAACTCCAGATACATATTCATACTTAAGACTCTTTATAATATTATCATAGTCTTTCTTAGTATCTATAAAAACATCTTTAGTTACAAACAATTCTATCTTACCATTATCAACATGGAATATACTTGATGGAACAACATCTTTATCTTTACATAAAAGTCTACTTGGTGTTATAAGTAATGATGATTTAATACCATCACCATCATCTAAATAATATACACCATGTAATATAACACCACGAATTATTCCTTTAAAATATTTGTCATCAGAATGATCTTTACTCAAAAAGTGTGCTTTGAATCCCAATTCTTTAAACTCTTTAAATAATTCTCTTCCACTTAAAACGCTTACCATTTTACACCTCTTTCTAAAATTATACAATACGATACACTTCTCCAGCAATATCTATTGACCTAACATAAATTTTTGTAGGTTCTGTATTGAATCCCAGATTTTCCAATTCATGTTTTTTATCGTCAATATCAAAATCATAAGAAATTGGTTTATATGAAAGTAATCTCCAATCTTCTCCAGAAGTTATCCAAAATGGTTTAGCTCCACGTTTTAAGTAATACTCACCATCAAATGTGATAATTTCAAAACTAGCAAAATAATTTGACACTTCAAAAATGTATCCCAAAAAATTTTTCTTACCATCAAAAGATTTTAAGATATCTTTAACATACTTATTATCCATTTCTATCGCAGACATAATTGAATCTGCATGTGTTGTTATTCCTGTACTCATACAATATCCACCTTTCTAAATAATATATACAATTGTGTATCATCTATATTATATATAAATTATATGAATATTAGAAAAAAAATAAACTAGGTGTTACCCTAGTTTATTTTCAGTATCACATTTTTTCATAATGTGATACGTATCACCTTCAATGGTGATAGAACCAATATTAAGCTCTTTTGGTTCCGTATCGAAACCAAGGTTTTTAATTACAATCTTGTCATCTTTGATGTCAAAACTGTAAGAAACCGGCTTACAGGATTTAAGAATATAATCACCACCTGTACGTAAAGCGGTGATCTCTACTCCTTGCTTTGTGTATTGACTTCTAATACCATCAAAAGCGTGAAGAATCTCAAACTCGAAAAAATCATTTGAGATTGTTAGAATACATCCTAAACAGTTTTCGATCTTTTCATCGAAAGCTTTCAGTACATCTTCCATAAACTGCTTGTTGCTCATCTCCAATGCAGAGATAATGTTGTCAACATAAACTGTAGTTCCGTTATCCATAAATAACCCTCGCTTTCCTGTCACACAAACGTGACATATAGATGATATGCACTATTGTATATCATCTATATAATATCTAATTTATACAAGGTTATTTTTAAACATCTTTAATGCTACATTTCTTAATACCAAGATTTATGATACATTTTAGATTCTCTCCAGTTCTTACATATATCTCTTCTTTAGATATGAGATAATATTTACCACAATACTTTGGATTGTCTTCATAATTAGCCAATAAATATTGTTTATTTGGTGTAAGAACTCTTGAATCTATATCAGTCTTTTGAATGTATATAGCTCCAGAAGATTTTTCAATAAGAGAAGATATTGCTAATGCTGATTTATTATCATCCGATCTTACAATACTTTCAGATTCATCAGAATATTCAACATTTGTTAATTCTGATGTATCTATCTTTACAGTATTCATATTACCTTCAGCATCAACAGCTGTTATATTACTACTCAATTGTGGAGCAACCTTATTAGATGATATAGTAACATCAGATCCATCTACATAGATAATATAAGACTTTTGAGCATCATCAATAACCATTCCTTGCATCTTAGTATTATCAGATGTTCTATCTCTAATATCTATAGCAACGAATTGATATGTACCATCTTTCATATCAATATAATTACCCTCATTAGACATAAGATAGGTTCTATCAAAGTCCATGAAATATGTGTATGGTCCATTATAGAAGTTATATTGACCGTTTATGAAAGATAAGAATTGCCCTATTGTTGTTATAGGTGGTACATTAATATTCTTGATATCAGGGTTATTGTTAAATGGTTCTATAACCATATTTTCGATATTAGATGTAGCCATCTTTACTAAAGATGCAGGGTTGGTATCTTTATAGATTCCTTCAAACTTTCTCTTATTCTGATTTATCAAAGATGTCTTTAATAATCCTATAGTACACACTCTATAAGATCCGCCATACTCTTCACCAACTTCATCAAGTTTCTTAAAACTGTTTGGATCTTCAGACATGTAATAATCAAATTCATCATATATACAAGATTTTGGAATATATGATGTGCCACCAGCATTAAACCTATATACTTTAAGATATATCTTAGCCTTCTGTTGTAATGGAACCATCTTATTATAAATACTAGCAGGTAAAGATAGTCTTATATAAATAATAGGCATAGCTCTATTCTTATAATCGTATTGAGTTATGATATATCTCACATACTCTTTTAGAATCTTAGTTTCTTTATTCTTATAATTTAAAGATAATTCACATTCATATTTATATGATGCTTGATAAGACATGTATATCTCCTTATTTTTATGATTACCTATTAGTGTTGAAAATAAAGTAATAGGATCAAAAGATCCTATTACTATTATCTTCTATTGTAAACTGTCTAAGAATATAGGTGCTTTATCATAGTATGTATTAACAATATTCTTTAAAGAATCTGGATCGTTTATATTCTTCAATATAATATCCATTGGATAAGAGATTGGTAGAATATACTTATATTGATAGAATGGATTTATACAAGTCCATTTACAATTAACTTCTTCTTTATGATAAGAGATTCTATCATTAATTGTTTCCATTGCAGTATTTATACTAGACTGCATATACAAAGTATTTGGTTTCAATAAATCAGATTCTAAACAGATTGATATTCCTTTCATTGCAGTCTTTATATCAAGATGACTCTTTAAACATCTCTCTGGTAATCTTGACATTGCTAATACATTAGAAATAAATTCTATACCAATATCAGATACATTCTTCATACTGGTAACTTTACGATATTTCATGAGAAACATTTCCCATAAGTTTCTTTGATTTACCATATATGAATTGTCTTCATTGTTATACTTATATGGTCTAAGTATCTTTAGATTCTTATACTTAGGAACCAATTGTAATGCTAATACATCTTTAGATATAACAAGTATCTCTTGAGTTGGATCTGATTTCATATCTAAAGTTTCTATAACCTTAACCATCATAGAAGTAACTTCAGCATCATTACAATCCAAAAAATAAACCTCTGGAATATATTCTGTTATCATAGATACAAGTTGTAAAGACTTATTTATGATATCAGTAACGTTAGTCTTTATACATGTATCTTTTAAGAATAATGAATTATAATTTGGCATTACATTTATATTGTATGCTGGAGCATTGTTTCCATATATTAAAAAGAATCTTGTTCCTACACCAATATAACTAAAGAACTTTCTATAATGTCCGCACATATTGATTATTGCTGAAGATATATCAATTGGGCTTGAAGAGTTTAATGATATATTTGTATCTGCATATAATCTCTTCAATACAGAATTTAGATCAATAAATATAGACAGCTTATTACTATTAGAATTTCTATAAAAACTATTGACCAATTGAGTAAGTTTATTATATCTTACATAATAACTTGCTATAAGTTGATCAATACCAAACTTTATATTTGCGTCGTGCATAATAACCCTCTCTTTGCTAGATTACTCTAAAGTGATTATTATAGTAGAATAATAAAAAATAATGGCTGTATGCCATTATTCTTTATCAATGAAGAGATCCTTCAAAGTGTCTACGGTGAAACTTGTATTCAACTGTACAAAATATGTAGCACTGTTATTCTTATTGGTTACAAACTCTCCAATACACTTATGGATGTGACAATTGGATATCGAGTTTGGAATATTATCATTATCATCAGCTTTAAGGAAATAAACTTTTCCATCTTCTGATGATACATAAAGAACCAATGTTTTCTTTTCATTCTCACCATAAGTGAGCGTTGATAATACTGCTAAAAATTTCATATGTTTTCCTCCTAACATATTATTGAACTCTTTCTTTCTAATCTGACTAAAGTTGCTAGGGATGGTCTTTATCGACCATCCCTATACTTTTTCTCTTCAACATGTTCATACATTGCATATAACGCAAGAGCTGTTGGATGCATAGTCATATCATGCATACAAAGATATGCAATAAGTGCTGTATTTCTACAAATATTTGTATCACTAAGCGGAACAGTTCCAAGCTTATCGTAGATACATGTAATATTGTCCTCACAACCAGACTTAATATTTCCAGTCTTTACATTAATACAATATACATCTCTAATGAATTTCTCAGTAGAGTCTGCAAGATTTTCATAATCATATGCAACTGTAATACCAGTGTCTCCAGTATTATCAACTGCTTTATAGAACTATACCGTTCTATAGTCTTCGGAAATGTGGAAATTTCCAAGCTTGATATCAGACAGATACATCTTGGTTCTAATGATACCATCAACTCTAATAACATCAACCATATTATCTTCAACACTGATATCTTTAATAATATAATCGAATGCTCCATCATTAAATAATGCAAACTTGTTTAATGTTTTTGCACATTTAAACGGTGCCACATTATCAATTTTACACAACTTTGCAACACGGATAAAATCAATAGCATCTCCAGCAGTATAAATTGTAACACGACGTCTGAATGCTGTTTTAATGTATTTTATTACATCGTCGTAATCATCTTCATATAATGCAATAGTTCCATAATCACCAAAGATATACTTAATTCTAGATGTATCATTATTAATTGCATTATCAGTATCCATGATAATAGAATCTATAACTTTTGATCCATTATCATGTTTGAATACTATAAAAGCAAAGAATACATTATTGCTCTTATTAACAACTTTAACAAGCTTTATAGTATAATTTGGTTCTAACCAAACAATGTCAGTAACCATCCTCGGTTCAATTCTATACTCTTCATGTTCAAAGCTTTTTGTATCTTTTACCTTTAAAAATACAAAAGATTGTGGACATGTAAAACTGCAATTAAAATCAGCATATACAAGTTTATCACCATCATCTAATTTAAAATCGTTGATTTTTTGAAATTCAAAATTTTTATTCAAATCTACTCTAAGACCATAAATTAATGGTAATCCTTTATTATCCTTTCTCATACAATCACATCTTTCTTTATTCTTTACCATATACAAGATAATCAATAGTTGTATCTAACACTTTTGCAATTATTGATAATCTATATATTGATATATTGCGACGTTTACCATTTTCTATATCACATATAAACATTGCTGCTGCATGACTTGTTACATTTTTATAACATCTCTTTCCAAGCTCTGGTTGGGACATATCAATATTTATTCTTAATTGACGAATACGATCACCGAGCTCTTTATAAAACTTATCTTCAGCTTTCTTTTCTTTAGGATCTTGTGGTTCTTTTTTGTAAGATCTTTTTTTGATATCCATAATAGCTTTATAACACTCATCTATGTCTTGATCATACATCTTATACAACCTCCTCACCATACATGAGATATTCTACAGTAACATTTAAAATTTTGGATATTTTTAATAGTTTTTCCAAGCTTATAGTTTTCAAAACATTCTTTTCAATCTTACTTATCCAAGTTTTTCTATCCGTACTTTCTGTATACCATCCAGCAGCTTTTACAACATCTGTTTGAGTCATGCCTTTTTCTTTTCTAATTCTTTTTATTCTTTCACCAACAGCTTTATTGAATTTTGGATCTATACACACATCAGAAAAGTCTCCCTCCAAAATACTATTTACATACGGTATTAAAATATCATTTAGAATGAAATTTATTTGATCCATGCTAACCATATTTCCAATAGTATTTTCAGCTTTAATAATAGATATCGGAGTAGCTCTACTTTGAACAACATTAGCAAAATCATCAATAACAATATTTGCCAAAGGATCGGAACAATCACCTGATACCTTTTTGGTATCAGGTTTCAGAAATTTCTTAACAGCTTCTTCATCAAAATCTTTAAGAAGATAATCAACATCTGTGTTAAATGGGGCTGTAAGTTTTACCAGCAACTCTCTTCTAAAACACTTGCGACCAGTTTCAATTTTTGCAATTTCAGATTCTGCTATACCTGTAGCTTTAGCAAATTCTTTTCTACTAAGCTTTAGTGTATCTTCTCTGAAATCTCTAATAATTCTACTTAATTCATCAATAAAATCCATACGATATTTTACTTCAATCATACTATCACCTCTCATCACCATTGATTAAATATTCAACAGTAACACCAAGAGCTTTTGCAATACTAATAATTCTACCCAGTGTAATACTTTTTATATTACCATGCTCTAGTCTAGATATTATCATTTTCTCATTAACAGATTTGGTAGGTATTCCAGATAACTTAACCAAATCTTTTTGAGTTATATTTTTAGATTCTCTTGCAGATTTAATCCTCTTTCCAATATCCTTAATATTCTCATTAGGAATTTCAATATTAAAAAATCCATCACCAAAAACTAAATCTAATATATTTGGGATGATAAAATTATTTTGTATATAAGGAATCTGATCCTCATCAATACCTTTTGCTTTAAGCACATCTATTGTAAGTCTCTGATAAGATTCAATTATATATAGTAATTCTGCATTATAAAAATATTGCTTTGGTCCAAAATCACTCATCCCCATGGATGGGGATGAGATTTTCTTTACCATTTTCCATACAATTTTCCTCACTTATTTTTTATTACAAACCAAAACCAACATATGCTGTATATTGATCCTTCTCTAATCTTTCATAATATCTATTATAAGCATAGTGATCCACTTCAACAGTGCTATCAACTACACTAACCATAGACTTTGCAGTATCATCATATTTCTCAATATATGATGAATATCTTACCAGCTTCTCACCAACAAGAGTTGGTACATTAGCCATAAATGTAGTATCAGAACGATCAAAATAAATATGAATGTTCTTTACTACAGCACCATCTGGTTTAACTTCGACAATGTTTTCTACAGAGACGCATTGTTCTACTGTAATAGTCTTTCCACTCTCGAATACTAAACTCAATTTGAATGTATCATTACTGTTCATTATATATCCCTCCATATAAGTTTGTGATATTTAATGATTCGTTAAACGATATCTCTCAAGTCGAATAACTTTGCTGTTTCTTCTTCTGGTTTTCCATCTGTAATGAATGTGATAGCTTCAATGAAATCATTACGCTTTCTAATCACATCAAGACATTCTGTAGTATCACCATAACCCTCTTCGAGCATGATCTTTACCAACTCATTTGGACCTTCTGGTGTAAGGAAAGATACACCCTTCCCCATAACCTCATTTCCGTCTTTATCAATCATATATTTACGAAGATCTAACTTGATCTTAGTTTCATCAACCTCATCTTCGTCTGTAGCATTCCAAGCAATCTGACGAAGTGCTAAGAATGAGGAATTCTTTTCTTCAATGATTCTATCGATTCCCCTTTTAGAGAATTTAAAATCACCATCTTTCTTATATGCCATGATATATTCCCCTTTCAAACATATAAAAAATATACCCTCTAGAGAAAAATCTCTAGAGGGCAAGCTACAATAATTTATCATCTTTCTGCCGGAATCATCTGGGGCATATTATACTCAGACGGTGTTGGCAGTCCAACAATCTTACAAACCTTGCTGATTTCTCCATGGTGCAGTCTTAAGATCTGAAGTGCCCATGTGTCAGAAGTGTTGTTTCCATAAATTGCAACACCAGCAATCTGATTGATTGGTGTTACGGAATAATACATTGGAGTATCATCCTTATCAGTCTCGCCATAGATTGCTGCTACAATCTTACTGATGTCGAGCTTGAATACGATTGGGAATACAGCTGTTCCAGTATTCTGGTTTCCTGTACACTCATTCCATCTAACCTCACCATTACTATTCTTTGCAGAATTGATAATGAAATCAGATAATGCAGACTTTCCATCCTCAGTGATGCTAATACCACTGTTGACATTTCTCTCTGCCAGAGAAGTGATTCTGTTCAGCTTACTGATAAGATCATTTCCAGTATTCTTATTCTTTAAGCTTGTAGGTACGAATGCAAATACCCCATCCGGATTATTATACTCAGCTTCAGATAATACCTTGAAGATGAGTCTTCCTTCTGTTACCAAACCTTTGTTCGGTACGATTGCTACCTTAATATCACATCCAGCATAATCATCAAATGCTGGTGCGAATAACTGATTGATTGCTTTTCCAAGCAATTCTGTTGTGGTGATCTCGATATCACCAACGGTGTTGAAGTCTGCCGGTGTTACAACCTTGATCTTCAACGGCTCTTTTGTTACTTCGTTTTCTTTGTTAGACATGTCTATATCCTCCTTATAAATGCGATTGGTTTTTCCTAGGTTGACCAATCAAATAAATGTTATAGAATCACATATTATGATTCTAGTTTCATTTATATTATATGTATTCAAAATAGATTTTTACTTGTCAGTTTCAGGTGCTATTTTGGATGCAATTTTTCTCAGATGCTGATATAATTCATCAGTCTTCTTATTCATCTCTTCAAGATCTGATTTAAGAATTTCATCTTTAGAAGTTGTATATGCAACTACATACAATGTATCAGTCTCATCATATACTAACAAATATCTCATCTTAATTTCACTAAGATCAATCTCATATGTAAACTCTGTTACAAGAGTTCTATCAATTACTCTAACTGAATAGAGCAAAGATAATAAGAGATTTGTATCTCTATCAAGAGAAGTCTTTCCAGTGAAATCAAGATCAATATAAGAGATTCCTAATGCTGCTCTTGCATCATACAATACTCCCTTATTTCTGATGAATGATTTAAGATCTTTACAAATACCATTACCATAATCACCTTTATCTTTATATGGAACATAGCAATGCTCATAAAGATCATTAAAGATATCTGTAGTATCTTCATTCTCAAGAAGACCAGCAACATCATCAAGATTATCTGTCTTATACATACAGATTACTTTCTTAGAGATTAATGATTCTGAATATAAAAGATTGTTAATCAAACCATCAGTAGCTTCAATATCATCAGCAGAGTAACAGAATCCAGCTGATGGTTTAGTGCCACTAGATTCAAATGGGTCATCCATTAACTGTCTTGCTAAAATTTTAGTATTAGCAAACTCAATGTGACCTTCCTCATCTGGAGTAAACATCATCATGATGATGTCTCTAAATACTTTACCTTTATCATTTGTAAACATATTTACATTAGAGATAGTTAAAGCTGCATCCGGTTCAATGAAAGTGTAATCAGATACTTCCTTTGGAGTCTTCTCCAAAACTTCAGCATCTTCTACAAAGTGATACTTCTTACTATCAATCTTTTTAATGAAATACTTTTCATCTTTGATATCAACAACTCGAAACATATCAAAATCATCAATATCACTATTATACTTACCAAGAATGGCACCAATTGTTGTGTGTACTACTAATCCCATAACAGTCTCCTTCTTTCTATTTATTGCGTTTAAATATTTGTTCTAAATATGATAAAAATGTACCCCAAAGCACCAAGCTTTGGGGTTACAGTTAATTTGAAATCTTCAGAGAGAGTTTATTATCTTCCATATCAGCATGCACAGAATGTGGATTCTGATAAATGGTAATAACATTGTTTGATTTTTCTATACCATCAGCAATTGTTTTTAATTTATCTGTCTCGTTGCACGATACATCTATATTCAGGGAACACTTATTATCGTGACACGTTCTTTCCCTATAGTTTATGGCTGACTGATCTGATATTCCATTCAAAAGCTCGTAAGCTAGCATATCAGAGTCAAACGATTGTGCAGCTTCAGATTCAGATAAATTCAACTTTCCTAAGGTTTTAGAAACATATTGAATTCTATCCATAATTCTCCATTATCCTTGCATCTCCTCCATCAAAGTAGATAAACCTTTAGCAGCTTTATCATCCTCTGACATCTTGGATTCTGCTTCTTTTTCAGCAACTTTTTCCACCCAATACTGGTAGTACAATGTTTGGAGTTCGTATAGTGGAAGATGATCCATTTCCACTATACTACAAACTCCTTTAAAGTGTCTAGACAATATTATCTTTCTAGCGGTGTAGTCGCTAATGCCACCAATCGCTGCCGTGTAAAAACCAACTGCCTTGGGGAAACCTCCTCCTCCTCGATAGTAGTTCCACACTTCTTACACTTAGTCTTTGGAATAAAATATCTGATATTATTATCGGTATTCTTTGTCTCCATAGATCTAACAAGAGCAAGAATGAAAGAGAAATCTGTTTCATCAAACTCTTTTAAGATATTTGCATATGTAGCAATCTTGGACTTGAATGTACGTCCATAATCACCAGCATATGTCTTCCATGTGATTCTGTTAAGCTGACCATCATCATCAATCAGATATAAGTAATCAATGTACTGCATAATGTAAAGCATTGTGCTGTACTTATTTGCAAAGGTATTATCCAATGCAGTATACTCATATAGGATAGTGAAGATGGATGGAGCCTTCAATCCAATAGCGAATCTATCATTAATTACACTTACAGAAGATTCATAAGTCTCAGAAGCTTCTTTGGTTAATTCACTATTCTTGATAGTTTCAAATCTTTCCTTTATAGTATCATTCGGGAATCTAATAATATCAGCAATATTGATAGTATCTGTAAGGAAAGAGTTCTGACATCTTTCATTAAGACACTGACGAGGAATATAATTAGCCTTCTTAAGGGAGGCTAAATATACAGCTGCAAACATAGATTCAATATCACCATAAGGAATTGTCTTAGCCCAAGACTCAATAGTAGAAGGCTTATAAGGATTAGCATCATGATCATAGAGAATCTTAGCCTGCTCCCTTGTAAGAAGGATATTAGGATTATTCTCAATTCTTGCATCATCAGCTTCTACCATCATTGCAATGTCAGGTCCTTTTAAAGATGTAGCCATAAAGTTTCTATTAGCATACATCATAGGATAAGATGCTGTTCTTACAGTAGTATCAGAATTGCTCTTAATAGCTTTTAAAGCATCCTTAAGATCAGCTACATTATTAGATACGGCAATAGTCTTAAGATCCATTCTTCTGGAAGTATTAATAACCTTCTTAACAATTTCATTACGAAGATCTTCAAGAGACTTTCTTGCAATCTTCTCCAGCTCCTCATCAGATAACTTATCTTCAGCTTCAGAAGAAGTTGCATTTACATCATTCTCAATATCTTCTTCACTGATATCAAAATCTTTTCCAGTAATAGTACGAGATTTATTCTCATCCTTATTATCTTCAGGGATATCAATCTTAGAAGATACCGTAATTGCACTAGCAATATTGGTATCAACTAAAGAAACTTCATCTTCCTTCTTCTCTTCTACAACAGCCGGAGTTTCTACAGCTCCATCAACTTCAGCATCAATCTCTTTCTCAATATCAGAATAATCATCATCTTCTACAGGACCATCTACTATAGGAAGTTCTTTCTCCTCTTTGAGATCAGCAAGATCTTCTTCATCAATATTGAAATCATTAGAGATTGTAACAGCACTTGGATTAAAGTTATCAATAACAGGCTCTTCTTTTTCAGCTTCTTTTACCAGCTCCTCAACAGACTCTTCAACTTCATCAGTTGTTTCATCTTTGAAATGATTATCAATAGTAATCATCTCCTGAACAGGTTTATCGTCGATAATACCAGAAGCGGCAATATCAATATCGCTTTCAATAAGCTCGTTATCAATTTCATCCTTACTCTTCTCCTCAACAGCATGAGGATCATGAGTTACATCGGATGATAAATCTTGAACTCTGTACTTAAGTTCTGCAATAGGCTCCTCTTCAAGTCCATCTCTGATACGTTCCTTATTGAGTCTATCATCTTCTTCAGCTCTCTGAATGAATTCTTTATATTCATCCTGCTTACGCTTTACCATTTCATCAAGAGCACTATAAGCTTTCTCTCTTAATGCATCAAGACGAGGTGTATCTTCCTCTTTCTTTGGAACCATTTGATCAAGATCTTCAACAGTCATAATCTTTACATCAGAAGCAGATCTCTGATTAAGAGGTTTTCTCTTAATATTAGAATTCAGCTTCACAGCTCCAATTACCATTGGTTCAGAGGAGGCTTCCTCCACAGGCTTAGAAGCAGGTTTAGTGATATCAATAACAGTGTCGTCATTCTTTCCTGCTGGTTTAGTGATATCAATAGTCTCGCTACTTGTCAATTGATCCATAGACATAGTTTCATTGTTATCCATTTTTACTCCTCCGAAAAAATATATTCAATTTTTAATCAGAAAATTCTACAGGTAGTGGAGAATCTTCTGTATTATATAGATAGGATTGATCATCTATAAATATTACTACAGATAGGTATTTAGCATTACCAATCTTTAGTATTACAGATGTTTTACTTGTAGCAGCAATTGGAAGATATAAATCCATCTGTCTTTCTATTTCTGCTCTAATGACATCAATATCATCGGCAGAAATAAACCTATACCTAGTCCCCAAACCAACACCCATTGTAGGATACAATGGGTTAGTTCCTGGAGTCATAAGTAATAGTCTAACAAGTAATACACCTATAGCATTATTTCCTTTTAATACCATAGGTCTTCTGAAATCATCTGTAGTAAGTAAGTGATCTATTGGTCCTAAATCTTTTTCTGAATTCTCTAATTTCATATTAAATCCTCCAAAGATTTTATAATATAGTCTACAATGTTAAAAAATATAATATCCAGTAGAGATTAGTCTACTGGATATTATATTTATATCTTATCTCGTTCTTGTTTTAAATAATCAATAGCATCTTGGGTAGATTTGATTTGATACTTTAAAAAATGTCTGTATTGAGTAGCTTTATCTCTTATAGGTGATGTCAAAGCAGAACCTAAATTAAACTTCTTAGACTTCCCTCTTTTACCATTAAATACAAAATCGTAAATGGTTTTGAATTTCTTTCTAAAAGTATACATAGCTTCAGGATTCTTTGTTTTTAAGAATTGCACATAATCATAGAATGGAATAAAGCTAGACTTAAGATAATACTCGGTAAAGTCTTTATTACCATCTTCAAATTTTAATGCTGATTCCATTTTCTTTAAGCTGATCTCTAATACATTAATTCTTTTATCAATATCAGACTTATCTTTCTTTCCAGACTTAATCTCTTTTAATAAATGAGAGAAAGCTTTCTTTTCAGATTCTTCATTTGATGAAGATACCCAAGATCCTTCAAACAAATAAGATTCATTTCAGCAGCATTCTTCTTCATCTTCTACAGCATCAGCAAGAGTCTTGCTAGACTTCTCATATGTACAAACATTGATACCGTTCAGCATAATCTTGTCAGCAAAGTTCTTAGTATAAGGATCACCAAGAGCATCCTTACGAATAACAATGCTCATATTAGCAGGATGAAGCTCAATCTCATCATCAGAGTTCTCTTCACAAATTGCATTAGCAGCAGCCTTAATTCCCAATCCACTATAGTAGCAGAAAGAAGCAAACTCCTCAAGAGTTACATAAGACTCTGTAACTCCTTCCTCATCATTACCCTTTACAGCAACCTTTACATTCTTAGCATCAGATGACTGAGTATCAATAATATCAGCAACATTCTCATCTTCCAATTCAGTAATAGATCCAGCTAATTCAGACTTATCATCAAGACTAGCAAAAATAGAATCGAAAATATCATCTTTTGCACAAGATTCTGCATTGCAACGTTCCACTTCAGATTCAAGCAATGAAGTGAAAAGCTGTCTATTTAACTTGTTATAGTTCATATACAACCTCCGTGTAATTAAAATCAAACACAATCCCCATATTAGATTGTTTTTATATTAAAGTTTTCAAAATAATATATAAGAAAAACATAAATATAATCAATATTTAAAGGAAAAGGTGTATTATATGAATAATATAAGGCTTATCTTAGTTGAAGAAAAAGATAAAAAGAAATATGAGCGTAAATATAAATGCCCATATTGTGAAAAGAAGTTTACTAGAAAGACAATGCCACCACATATCCAAAATACTCATGAAGATCTTATTCCAGAAGGAATGACTGCATTACAGATTACATTCAATACTGTCAATAATAAGAAAGAACCATATGGTTCATGTATTGTATGTAAGAGTAATACTTCTTGGAATGAATCTAAAGGAAGATATGAAAGATTATGTGGTAAAGAATCTTGCAAGATTAAGTATAAGGATATGGTTGCAAGTAGAAACAAGGATAAGTATGGTACTGAGAATCCTAATACAGATGAACGATATAAAGAAGATATCCAGAAAAAGGCTTTATCTAGAAGAAGTATTTCCGGTAATTACAAGTTCAGAGATGGTGGAGTAATCAGTTATGTTGGTTCTTATGAAAAGAATTTATTAGAGTTTATGGATAAAGTAATGAATATCAATTCTGTTGATATTCAGGCTCCTGGTCCTTCTATAAAGTATCAATATAAAGGGGAAGAACATATGTATCTTCCAGACTTTTATTACGAACCATATGATCTTCTTATAGAAGTAAAAGATGGTGGAGATAATCCTAATAAGAATCCAGAGATTGCTAAGATGAAATTAGAAAGACAATCTGCAAAAGAAAAAGCAATCTATGATAATACAGACTTTAATTATATCAGATTAACAAATAATGATTTTGGTCAGTTGATGTCTGCAATGGCAGTATTGAAATATAATCTTGAAAGTAAAGAAAGATATTTTAAAGTAAATGAATCATTCGGTGGATACTTTGATATGATTTTAAATGAAGAAGTTGGATCTAATAATATAGATCCAAGAAATCTTGAAGATATCAAGAATGATATTGAGAAAGAATTATATTCGTATATAAAGCCATATTCTAATGATATGGTTTTATTAGATAGACAATTGTTTGATATTGAGGGGGTCATTACAAATGGACGACATGTATAATATTTTACCAGATGATATTACAAACTTTAAAGAACTTGAAGAGTGGTATGATAAGTTTAAGGCAATGCCATATAGAACTCAATTACAGTCTAATGATATTTCTTTATCTAAATATGGTAAGACTAATATTGAGAGATATAACAATATGAGAGCTGATATGTTATTGAATATCGACTCTCATACAGTTGATCCAGATTTTATTTCCGATGAAGACAATCTGAACATTGAAGATGTTTCTGAAGAGTATATTGAGAAAGTATTAGAGTTATCTAATATAGCAAACATTCTCGATACTGATATTGGATTGAATGAAGCTGTTAGTTCTGATAAGTTTTCTTTGATCTATGTAGTATTGTTTAGTAATCAATCTATTGTATCAAAAATAATCAAGATGTGGACCAAATCGGAGTATTCTCATAGTGCTATCGGTTTTGATAAGAAGCTTGAGAATATTTATTCTTATGCTCAGGATAGGAATGATGTGAATAGTAAGAGAATAGGATTTACTATTGATAATATTACCAAGTATACAGAACCTGGTAGGATTAAAGTATATGCTATAGCAATACCAACAAAGTATGTCTATAGAATAAAGAAGACTTTAAATGATTATATCCAGCATATGTATACTACAACTTACAATAAGCTTGCTATATTATCTATTGTAATTAATAAAGCTCTTAAGAAAGCTAATCTTGATAAATTCTCCATGATCTGTTCCCAGTTTGTATATACTATACTATCTCTTGCTAATATTCATACTGGAATAAACAAGCAAGGAATAATGATTACGCCTAATGATATAGATCAAGCATTATCTGTAAAGAATAATGTGGTTGCTGTAAAGGATTATGATCTTCATAGTTATGATAGTAAAGATTTCTATAGAGAGGTAAAGAAAGGATTACAGTCTAAGAAAATTGTATTAGATGAGAGTTGTGAATTATAGATAAAAACTGGAGAATGGCAATTTGCCATTCTCCAATAGTTTTGTTTTTAGATTTATATTTGCAGCCCCATGATTATTGATTAACCGAAAAGACCAGTCTTCTTTCCCTTACCTCTAAGATTATCAACTTCATCCTTATACTTACCAGCACGATCCTTAACTCTAGCATTGTAATTCTTATCAAGAGACTTTCCAGAAGATCCCTTCTCGATAAGATTCTTAGCAAAAGAAGCGAGAATCTTAGACTGAGTAACAATCATCTTGCAAGCAGCTGTTGTAGTATTATTTACAAGTTTAAGAGTTCCCTTTACTGCTGTTACATACGCTTCAGTAGAATTGGCTTCAGCTCTATCTTCACTTGTATAATCTTCCCTATTCTTAGGAACAAAAGCTTGTATACCATGGGTGCTAGACTTCTCCAGCTCTCTAAGCTGTCTTACAAGCTCATCTCTATCCTTCAATACACTCTTTCCAAGCTCTTTAAATCCACCAAATACATTATTAAGAACATACTGTGGTGTGATAAGCTTTTTAATATCATCACGATTACTTAATGTATATTCATCAATAATATCCTTAACAGATGTTGCTACTTTTTTATCACCGTTAGCAGCAAGAGCATCATTCTTAAGCTCCTCAACCATATCAGCAGCTTTAATCTTCTTAATTTCTTCATCAACACCTTTAATATCGAAACACTTCTTTACAGATGCACTAAGAACAGAATCATATAGCTTCTGATCCTTAGAATACAGAGAGAAATCTTCCTTATCTGTAGCACTCAGACTCTTAACACCAAGAAGAGCTAAGTTGTTTCCAATATTTCTGAAGAAATCAATAACCTTCTGGAACAGTCCAAGAACTGCATCAATAGCATTCTTGATAAGCTCCTTAACACGTCTAAGAACATAAGCAAATCCCTTAGAATCGTTATCAGCCTCAGCAAAGTAAGTATAACCATTCTCCTGAAGAGAACGACGATCAGCCTCCATCATTCTAACGATCAGGTCGTTGCAAGACTCAGTAATTGCTTCATTGATCAAATATCCAGCTTCAGTAAAGCTGTATTCGGATAAATCCATTGGTCTATTAACTGCGTTTGTCATAATATTTTATTTTTCCTTTCTTAAATTAAATTAAAGAACTCCAATCGAAACTCTCAGATTCAACTTCTACAGCTTCATCATCAGAATCATCTTCCATGAACTCATCACCATCAACAGGAGACGGCTCAACATATTCTCCAAGTTCAGCAGCTTCTTCTAATGCATCTGGATCAGCGTTGATCTCATCAACTTCAGCATCAGGAGCAGACTCATCTTCGGGCAGATTCTCAAAAAGCTCTTCAGCAGAACCTTCAGACTCTCTTAAATCGGTAATGTCATATTCAAACCAATTTTTCTTCATTTAGGTTGTTTCCTCCTTATATTTTTTACTATAAAGTTAAAAAAGTACATCATCAGAATTACCGTTATAATCGTCATCATCTTGATGTTTGTTATCTTCTGATTCATTTTCAGATGCAGCCTTTCGAGACTTAGAATCTTTCAAAGCAAAGAAGTTTGAAATCTTTCTAAATCTTTCTACCCACTTCATCTGTTTTTCATATACTTTACTTTTATGTGATTCAGAATTTTTTCTATCTTCTCTATATTTAAGATTTTCAGCATTTACTGCTAAGAAATCAGCTTGGATAGAAAACCAATCTGAAATGTTTACTCTCATATAGAAAAAATAATACACAATAGATCTTAATCCAAAGATAGCATTATCAAATAATCCTTTACCTGTAATGAACTTTGCAACAATTGTACCGATTGTATAAGCAGCATATCCAATAGCAGCAAGAGATGCAAGATCAGCATCTTCCTTTGTTACTGTAAGATTGTTCTTAATACAATCATTAACCATCTTATCAAAAGATCCATTAGCACAAATGTTGTTAAAACCTACAATATATTTATATAAAACATGATCCTTAGACTTTATATAAGCAGCTTTGTTAAAAGCTGTTTCAAAAGTGTTTGGACCATCTTTTACATATTCTATACAAGAAGTAATAAGTAACGATACAGATGATACACAAGACAATACTGTACTGTTATAAAGCATCATTGGGAATTCAATATTCATTCCAAAGGCTTTTTCAAATACACGTTTTCTCTTAATGATATTATCAACAGCTACAGACAATTGATCAACAATTGTAGTTGGTTGTTTATATTCAACAACCATTGCTCTAATTGTTTCAATACAGTCCATAAGATTTTGATAGTTATCAATCTTTGTGATATCACCCTTAGACTTTGGAATAGTTCCAAAGTCAATTTTATCAACCTTCTGTTTGATAAAACCATATAATCTATTAGCGAGATGTTCCAAGTTATTCGACTTTGTAGCTTCATTACAGAATAGGAACTTTCTCCGTATAGAAGGATCTTCTAGATTATATGCTCTTTCGATTATACTAATATAATCTGTATTATAAGTCATATATCACACTCCTATCGTTTTAGCATAAGGGTAATAGCTTTCTTAAAAGCATTATCAGATGTATCCTTCTCCAATGCATTATAGGATAAGATTTCGAATTCTTTATCACCATCGTCAAACATTATCTTCAAAGACTCAGTAGAGTCGTCTACAATAATGAATCCCAATAGATTATAAGACATCATAAATCTATATGCTACAGCAGGATCTGTTACATCTACATTGTGTTGCTTAAATAAATAATCGGCATCTGTCTGAGTGATAACAACAGTTGTTATAGCAGCAGCAACGTTGGTTCTCTTCTGTTTCAACGCAGTCTTTGCAATCTGTGCTCTATTCTGTAGTATCTTCCAAACATTACCCTTAGCACCTTTTTTACGAATACTGGAAATGTCACCTTCAACAGTTGATAATCCTAACAAGAAGTCTTTAATGAAGCTTGTCTCTCCAGTGAAAGCTTTCATGAAGTTAAAGAAGAACTTTCCATCAGAGTTATCGTTGTAAATTCTTCTGATAATTTCATCAGAATTAACTCCAACAATCTTACTCTTTACACCAACAATGAATGATGTAGAGTTTCTGGAATCATTATCTGAATAGAATTTTACTGTAAGGATTGTAGGAAGTCCAGCATTCATCTTCTTTACATCATTATCCATCATCTTTACAGTATCATGATGAGCAATAATCTCTTTATCGTCATCTTTACTACCATTCTTTGAATTATCAGCTTCAAGAACACTCTGTCCGAATGTTACCTCATACTGTATCTTATTAGATTCAGCATCAGCTTCTCTCAACATGTTTTGAATCTTACCAACTTCAATAGAAGAAACCTTCAAGTTTCTATCAGATTGATATAGAGTTGGTAAATTATACAGCGACTCAGTGAGTGTATTCAAATACTCAATATCAAGCTCATGCTTAATCTTTCTAGTATTATCACTCATCTTTACAGACTCATTTTGAGCAATATAATCATCCATAGCTTGGATCATCATATTAAGGTTACTTCCACCAATATCCAAGTTCTGGTGGAATCTTCTAAGATATTCCATACCATTCTTAGAATTAGCAATATTGTTTGCACTCAATGCTAATTGTAAAATGATACACCCTCTTGATTCTATATATTTAGATACTCTATGAGCAATAGAAGCATCTACACTTTTACTAACCAAGAGAGGAAACACAGCTACTAATTTAGAAGAAGAAGCTGCGGCAGAATTATATGAGTAATCGGAAACTTTATCTCTATCCTCATTCATACCATCATCAAATTCACGTTTAACGGTTTTGATGAGATCGAATAAGGTTATGAAATCACCTGATTCTCTTATACTATTATTTCTCAAACTAGTGATCCTCCCATTATATTCGAATTATATAAATGTTTTTATAAAAAAGAAATTAAAGCGATGGGATAGTGGCATATGACTACTTTCGTCACACACCACTATCATCGAAAATACTATACCTTTCGATATAGCATCTAAAAATCATAAACTACAATATCAGTTCTATCACTTTTATCGCAACCAATCTCATTCCTAACTCTGTCACAAGACTTTTGTATAGAATGTACTGCTGCGTCTGTAGCTAAGTTAATTAATTCATCACCAATTTCTTTTGCTGCATACTTAATTCTTTCATCGGTAATAACCGACACTACAATTTCTTCAATTAAATCAATAAACATAACTTTCTTCCTCCTTAATTCATAAATGAATATATTAAAATATATTAACAATTATTTGCAGGAAGGAAAATTATTTACGTTTGTATCACTTATATTATATATAACCGAGTTTATTTTTAATAATATTGGAAAACTTTAAATTAATTATACGATAAAGGGGACATTAATGAAAACATACGTCGAAAGAACGATGGATGATCGTACTAAGAGTCGTAAACAGACGGATAGAAATAGTGCTGATGTTGGTGTAAATTTTGGTTTAGATGTAAACCTTGGTGATGCTACTTTTAACTCTGTTGGTATTTATTCAAGTGATGATATTAATGAGAATAAATATAAAAAGTATTCCAGATTTGGTAGAGTATTAGACCCTCATAATAAGCTAAATGATACTAGAGAATACTTATTCTTTGTAAAGCCGGATTTGCATATCTGCTACAATGAACATGCTACCAATATATATGGAAAGCTTGATAAGTCTGAATCTTTCAGTGCTAATGGATTAACTCTAAATCCTCAATTACAAGATAACCCATACTTTGTGTGGTTAATCTCAAAGAGACCTGAAGTTGCAAAGCAGTTACAATATTCTTTGAATAAAGCTGATCCATTTTGTAACCTATTGAGTTTCACTGTAAACAATAGTTTGGATTTGCCATCTGTTGATTCTAGCACTTTAGATACTCCTAATACGATATTTGGATCTAATATAGAATACTTAAAAGATTCAGAAACTTCTGATGAGAACAGAGATTTCTCATTAGAGTTTGTAGATAGTAAGAAGCTTGAAGTGTATCATTTCTTTAAAGCTTATTCAGAGTATCATAAGGTTAGAAAGTCTGGTTTAGTTACACCTCCAGATCCAGTATATTATCAATATAAAATGCTTCATAATATTATGGGAGTTTTTAAATTCCTTGTAGATGAAGATATGGAGACAATTAGATACTATGCATACTATTGGGGGGTATTCCCAACAAATGTTCCAAGAGAAGCATTCTCAGATCCAAGCTTTGATAATGGATTAAGCTTTAGTATCAATTTCAAATCTGCATTTATTGAAGATAATGATCCACGAATATTATTACACTTCAATGATCTTATGACAAAGCGTATTGGTGCAGTGGATCTTTCCAAGAAAGATTGGATGCCAATAGTAAAGCAGAACTTTGTAAAAGGTGTTTCTAATTATGAACCAGCATTAGATACATTGAGACAAGATAATGTAACTAGTGGAGGAACGGCTTTGATAAATGGTGAACTTGCTAGAGGTGCTTATGTTGATATGCGTGGTGGTGGTGAATTTAAGTTAAGGTGGTACAAATAATGAAGAAAGTTGTTAATACTGATATATACAATCTCGTAGATTTAGTAAACGATATTAAGAAACTGTATATGCCAAATGAAACAGATAATTCATTATCTGTAGGATTGTATGGTTATATTGGAGCTATTGAAGCTAAGAGATTACAGACTCAGGTTATGATGACTGGTGAGTTAGCAAACGAAGCTTTCCCATCTAGATCTAGATTGGATAGAAACGTTGTTACTCATGCTATCATGGCTAATATTGAAAATATCAATGCTATTCCTGCTAAGATGAATGCAATGATATCTTTGAAGATTTCAGAGATATCAAACTTCTTTGATGCAAATAATGAGTTTATCATTGATAGAGATATTCCTATATATTTAGGAAATTATGAATTCCATTTAGAATATGATATTATTGTAAAGAAGATTTATCTGGATAATAGTAGTAATGCTACTTATACTGCGAGATATGATATCTCCAGGAAGAATCCATCTTCTACAATAACAAATCCATTCTTATCAACACCATTCGTAGTTAATATTGATAACCAACCTTATCTAAACATAACAATCATCATTTCTCAGGTTAGTCATAATAAGGTATACAAGAAGTTGGTTACTCCAAATATTGTAGACAATAAAACTGCAACATTTGAATTTGATGATCAGTTAGCATATTTCGAAGTACACTCTAAGGAATTAGATAGTGAATACTGGATCACTCCAGTATTCGAAGGTTCGTCTGTTCCTGCTGGTGTTACTTACTATTGTTGGTATCAGTATATTGATACTAATTTGATAAGAATTAGGTTTGATAGAAACTCTTATATGCCTGGATTGAATGCTGAGTTGGAGATTCTGTTTAAGACTACTAACGGTGAGGATGGAAACTTCACTTACACTAAGCAGGAGTATATAGACTTACAGTCTAAGAGATATGGATATAAGGGTGTGGTTGGTATTCTTGCTCCATTAACACCATCTAAGAATGGTAAGGATAGAAAGTCTAAAGATGAACTTAAAGGATTGATTCCTAAAGAGTTACTCTCTAGAGGTTCATATACAACAATCTCTGATTTGAATAATTATTTTGGTACATTTGATTCCACTTATGGAAGAATGATTATCCAGAAGAAGATTGATAACCAACAGGAACGGGTTTATTATGCTTATAATGTATTAAAAGACTCTGCATTGAATGTTGTTCCTTCTAATACTATTGATATCAAGATTGATAAAAGATTCTTAATTGAATCTAATCTTAATGATTCACAAGCTCCAAGATACATTCTTAGATCTGGTAGTGTAATTAAGATGGATAAGAATGGTATGGGTTATGTAAGTGCTGAACCTTTGGTAAGCACTGGAGTAACAGTATTTACTTCTCCGGTAGAAGAAGGAAAAGTTGTTACATATAAATTCAGAGTAACTGTTACAGATAGATCAAATTGTATGTCTGTTCATGTTAATCTTGATAAAGATGATGTAACTAGTGCTATTGTATATAATCCAGATGTAACCGGAGTATCTTTACTTCCAAAGTATATCAATTCTGATATGATAAGATTATTGGCTGATAAGATGATGGTTGGTGCTGGATCTTTGGTTGAATTAAAGTTCTCTTTCAAAGAAATGGCTGATAGAGATGATGCTACATTCTATTGGATGAAACATGATTGGTTTGATATTGATTCTATCAAGATGACTGATGAAGCTGGTAAAGAGATTAAGATTCATGAAGATGATATTGTAAAAGATATATCTATTTCTGGAGATGATTATACTGGATTTAGATTTAAGAATATTGAATTTGGTAAGAAGCATAACATGAGTATTTTATTTAGAATAAATGAAAAGGTTAAGCTTAAGAATAATCTATTCAGCTTTATGAATAATCTTTCCAATACAAACTTCGTTAATAACTTTGGTGGTACTAACAAAGCTGGAACATTCCTTCTTAGTGGTGTTACACTGGAACAGGAAGAGCCTTTACATAATCCAATGAATGGTGACGTATTGAATTATACATTCAAATATGTATCAACAGGAAATGGATATAATCCTGTAATTACTGCTAATCTGTCTAAAGGATTAACCTTCTCTAAGTATAATGAATCTTTATCTTATGAAGATGGAGAGACTTATACAGAGCTTGAATCTGTAATAAAGAATATTGAAAGTAAGAATGGTTTTGTTTATACAAACCCATTTGCTATATCTATCAATAGATATATCTTATATTCCGCTTTCTATATGATGGCTATAAATGAGAATCCATTTATCCACTTTGAGTATATTAACCAGAACTCTATGGTTCAGTTTATCTCTACCAATATCTTATGGTATAGAAACTTCCTTGGAGATAATATGACATATCATCTAGAGATTACTCTAACACAGTCTACTCAAGATGATTTAGGATTGGTTGAATCTCCTCCAGGATCTAAGCCACCTATTGTAAAAGCTGTTGCTGTATTCTATAGAGATGGTAAACCATATAGATATAAGATTATGGATTTAGCATACTATGATCTCAACAAGTATAGCTATACATTCAAAGCTAGTTTTAATTCTGTAGATACTCTTGATAATAACAACAATATCAGAGTAGAAGGTGCTGAAGTTATTGGACAGAAGGAGGATAGTAATACATATAGACAGTATGGTTACTTTAATCCTAATACCGAATTAAAGATCTATGCTTTATGTGGTAAACCTGATATCAATGGTGCTTATAATAGATATGATCTTGATGCTATTTGTCCAGGACTGGATTTTACTCCAGATGGAAATAAATGGACTCTTACAAATATCTATTCTGTTGTAAATGGAATTACTATGTATCACAACTATTCTGAGATTATGGGATCTAAGGTATATCCATACGGTGAGAATAAAGTAGATGGTGCTGGACTTCCTGTTATTGATGATCTTAAAGAAGGTGGATATATTGTGAAGAGTGTACCCGTATTTGGTTATGAGTATTCTCAGAATGATATATTGATCAAAGGTGCTATAGATGCATTGAATAATAGAAAGGTTTATATTGATCATTCTCTTGAATTATTAGAGAACTCTTTCAATATTGACTTAAAGTTCTTCAATACTTATGGTAAGTCTAAGGTTTACTATGTAATCAAAGATAGCAATACAAATAATATCCTTGATGATCTTAGAGAGCCTCTTGATAAGGTAAACTTAACTCTGAGTTTCAGATTAAGATTATTATCTTCTAACGACTCTTATACTAAGGAAAGTATCATTAAAGACGTTAAGGCTTATATAGAAGATCTGTCTGATATTTCTGATCTACATATTCCAAATCTTGTTACAAAGATCACTACAGCATATAGTGAACGTATTGTATACTTTGAGTATTTGGGTGTAAACAACTTCGGACCAGATGTACAGCATATTTATAAGCTTGATGATAGTGAGATTTCTATAGATGATGCACCAGAATTCTTGAACGTGAATAATATAAAGGATTCTTTCAACAACGTAACTCCAGATATCAATATCTACATATCTGAAAATTAAACTAATTAATAAGATAATTATTATAAAGGAGAAGTGTAATGAAATTTGATAGAGCTGAAACTATTGATGTGATGAACATGAAGAAAGCTTTCGAGAATAAAAAAGATTATCAAGAATACCTCAAGACTAAAGAGATTGATGCTGAAAAGAATGCAATCAGAGAGTATAAGGATAAGATTGAATCAAGAAAGATCATGTACAGTAACTTCAAAGAGAATGCTAAGGTTGCCGTTCTTCAGACTGCACTTGCAACTCTTTGTGAAATGAGTATTAAGAACATTACAGATCAGGAGATGGATGCTTGTAATGGACTCATTGAATCTTACATCAAAGATGTAGGATACTACAATATCGTTAGAAAGATGAGTAATAGTAGAAACCTTCTTCTCAGAGAGCTTGCTGAAGATATCAAGGAAACTGTAAAGGATTCTATTAGTGGAGCTGACGAGAACGATGAATCTACATATACAATCAATAAGGATACTGTAGATAAGTTTGTTGATCAGATTGAAAAGAATGATGATGTTAATGATGTAACCAATATCATCAGATTAAGAGTTTCCAATGCTGAGGAAGATTTTGTAAACAGAAATGATCAGGATAGTGAGAATATTAAGACTATCTTAAAGGATACTGCTGAACGTGTTCAGGATGCTAAAGATACTAATGATAATGATTACTCTGATGCTGTTGAAGAGTCTGCCATGAGAGAAGCTAAGAATAAGATTTATGCTATCCAGCATGAAGCTTATAGACCACCATTCGATAGAATCGTTAGAGCTATTGCTAAGAGTTCTCTTAAGTCTTCCAATGAGCTGGTTACAGAGAATCGTATTGATATGGATGCTACAGTTGCGGTTGCAAGATCTGTATATACCGTATTAGAAATGCTTTCTATCACAAGTTTAGAGAATGTTGATGAAGCATACATTAATGAAACTATTAACAGTTTGTAATAATAAAAATACCGTATAGGGAAATTCCCTATACGGTACCTTTTTTCTTTTTAGTAGTTTGCGTTAAATAGACCTCTTAGAGTACCACGAACAACATTGTTCATGTTTTGTCTTCCTCTGGATACAAAGTTGTTAAATATATCCATAGGTTTATTTGCATAGATTGATGTGATAAGAGTCAAAGATCTTCTTGCATCAACGTCGTTCATATCTACTCCTGCCATTAGAGCTAAATAGTCTAATTGAGCTGTATTATTTATAATACCTTGAGATTTAGAAATAAACATTGTGTTGTATAGATCTTTGATATCTATGTTCAGATCAACGGAAATTGGCATTCCCATAGCATTCCATTTATCCTCAGACGCTTTACTGATAGATAGGTTAGATATTATACCTGCATCACAACTAAAGATGGATTTATACGTTGCTCTTACAATAAATGGTGCTTCATAAGAGTTTGCAGTATTATTCAACTGGTGTGGTGCTGCTGCGGAAACCCACATTAATATTGGAAGATATATATTCATAAAGATTGAATATGGATCAGGATCTGGAGATCTTAATTTCATTGTAATAGAATAAGATCTTGAGAATCCGGATGAATCCCAAATCTCTGGGAATATCATCTTACCACCAGATGTAATTGTAGTAAACTCATTCTTTAATTTGCTTACAATACCTCTTCCAGCTAAGATAGAACCGAAGTTCTCTAAGATAGATCCAGCTGCATCTCCAATAGAATCTGTAAGATTATCTACACTATCTTTAAGTGCTGATGTTAATCCTCCAATATCATGAGAACCTAATAGGAACTTAGCCTGTCTAGCAAACTGAGATCCTTGTTCTACTACACCATCCATGATAGATTGTGTAGTTGAGTTACTAAAGCTTTCTGATATAGAAGTTTCAGCTTCTACAAAGAATGGTACAGAGTATACAGAACCAGCAAACTTCTTAAACTTCGGATCAACAAGTTTCTCCATTTTAAGAGATGATAATTTCATACCAGTACCTGGTACAACTCTATCACCGATTCCCATTAATATTGCTAATGCTCTTGCTGCTGTTTGTACATAGTTAAAGTAATCAACCATATTTGGAGTAAATGAATAGAATCTACCATTAGAAAACAATTCATCATTGATATCATCATCAAAGTCATGGTTAATCGGATTCAATCTCTGAGCCATTTGTGCTACCATAGACTTCTTCTTAGCTTTACTAGATCCAGCCATGAATTCTGGATCTCCAACACTGAGGAATAATATTGGTGCATTAGCAAGAATCTTCTCAGAATACTTTCTACCAACCATTGCACTAGCAGATGTATCATCAGCAATATCAGGATCTACTATAGAATTGAATTGATATGGGCATCCAAAGATACCATTCAAGCTCTTTCCATAATACTTAAATACATTTTCAGAAGCTGCTTCACTAAGCATATTAGTAGCTTCATCAATTGCTCCCCAGTTATCACTATCTATGTATATACCAGTATCTTCTTCTACTTTATTAGAACCATCTGTTCCATTAGTATTAGAAGAATTACTACTATTATTTGAGCTATTACTATTAGATACTCTAGATCCACCACTATTAGAAGAAGATGATGTATCTGGAGTAGCTGTAGTTACAGTAATACCAAGATTCTGTAACTTCTTTCTGGTTAAATTATCAGATCGTTTAAAGTCTTCAGCCGTAAGTTTTTCATCGGCGACTTTTTTCTCTTCAGCTTCAGCTCCTGTAGTATTGGCATCAGCATTTACTATTTGACCAGAAGTATTTTGTGTTTCAGCCATTTATATTCTCCTTTAAATCTTATTAATTTAAAGTTTTTTATTAACGTATAGCGATTAGGCTATACGTTAATAAAATTTGTTACTTAGATTGCTTTAGACAAAGAGTCTAATTTGTTCATCATAGAGTACAATTCACTATTCATATCATTCATTGCTTCTTCATCAGTAGTATTATTCATGTTCATATTACTAATAACTCCAAGGCAAGATTTAAGGATAGATACAATTGCAGGAAGCATTGCGTTGTTAGATGTATTGGTTGCTATTGATGTAAGCAATTCAATAATGCGTCCTAATGCTGGATTATCAATATTAGCATTTGTTGCAGCTAATGTTGCAATACCAGTCTGTAACTCAGAACCTCTTCCAACATGTCTACTGTAATTTGTATTTCCATATTTCTTAGTGAAATCGTAAATAGGAGTAACTCCAGATCCGGCACCGGTTGCACCAGTTGTAGCGATTGGTTTAATAAGAGATGGATCTTTTGGTTTAATAGAACCAGTTCCATCAGGTCTAGATACTGCCCAGAACTGTTTTGCCTGACGTAGTGCAAAGTCTGCATTCCAATTCTTTACAGATAAATCTCTATGTGATGGATCGTTTACTGTTACAGTATCATCTGCTTTGTTGTGGCTACTAAATACAATAAAGTGTCCACCCTTAGTAAATGTACCAGGTGTCATAGAAGCGATTACAGGAATATTATTATCAAGATATTCTTTTACTCTCGGTATATTTGGATCAAACTCTGCTACGTTCAATCCATAATTTTTTCCAATACTATTAAAGAATCCCCAAGATGTTCCACTAGATTTAGTTCTAAATCCATTGGCAAGAGAATAGTTAACAGTATCTTCGGGTGTTACATTGTGACCGTAAGATTTAAGAACCATCGCCATAGATGTTGGTCCACATGCAGATGATGCAAATGTTCCAGGTCCATAAGCCTTTGGTCCCCATCTAGGATCACCCTGGTTGTAGTATGGGAAGTTGTTGATTACATCACCAGAACCACTTTCTCCAGTAGAAGATGGATCACCGTTACTGAATCCAGGAGTGGCATTGTTTGCTCTATTACCATCGGTGTTTGTGAAACCTCTCTTACCACCCATGATTTTACCAAATAGATTCTTTAATCCACCAAATACACCACCACTCTTAGGTGTAGTAGTTGTTGTACCATCAGCATTAGTTGTAGTTGTTCCAGTAGAAGAATCCGCTGCTAAAGATTTGGTGATACCTATTCCTATAGCTTCTTTAAGTGTATCTAAGCTGAAAGAGAATGGATTACTTGATGGTGTAGATTGTTGCATTCCTCCAGATTGAGCCATACCACCAGTTGTACTTACTGTTCCAGTAGATCCATCTCCACCATTAGTAACAGATGGAACTAGAGCATTATTGTTGATACCTTTTAATATCTCAAACTCCTGCTTAAATCTACTTCTAATACCATTCTTTACACCAGTAGAGCTAGACTTAAAGTGATTATCAACACCGTTAATCTTAGCATTGTAAATCATTTCCAATGCTTTATTCTTATCGGTATTATTATCAAGACCTTCCTGAATAAATACTTTATCAATCAAACCACCAGGTCCATATTGTACAGCAGAAGACCAAAGTGCTTCCTGAACACCTCTACTGAATCTGTCCGGATCGAATGTCGGTTTTCTAGATTTAACACGATTTAAAGCTGCTGTATACTCAGATGCTTCGGTATCATGCTCGTTCTTAAAGAACTGAGTAGGATCTGAATCAACTGCCTTAAGCCATGCATCCTTAAATGCTTGGTTATCTCCAGGTTGTACTCCTGGGAACTTACTTGCATAGAACTTATTCCAGAACTCTGCAAGTTTTCCACTTGTTGTAACAGCTTTCTTATATGATGGGAACTGATATGTTCCAAAAGATACTCCACCATAGTCTCCAGTACCCTTAGAAATCATTCTAGATCCCTTAGAACCAGACTCGAATTGTCTTACATATTTACCAATGTAGTCTGATGGATCAGCAATTTCAGAAGCTCCACCAGTCATAACTCCAAGTTTAGCATTGTTAAGAATACTCTTATTATACAATGCAGTTCCGTTCAGTTCTGGATCGTCAATATATACATTACCTCTAGAATCTGTTCCTCTAGCAACGACATAGTGTGGATTTGGTCCAAATGGACTATTAGCCTTAGAACTGTTTCTAGAATCTTGACCGAGAAGTATTGTAGGACTACCAGATCTTACAGCGTTCTTAATCTTATTAGAAGAATTTGTATAGGATGTACTTATACCATTAGAACCAAGAATATCACTAAAGTAACTAGCTCTTGTTCCAACACCAGAACTTCCTGCTACATAACCATTAGACATAGCATAATCTGCTGTATCTTTCAGGTTAGCATTTCTACCATAAGATCTTAATACACTTGCTGCAACAGCAGGTCCACAACCATTACTTCCAATATTAGATTTACCAAACTTCATTCCTCTAAATCTTGGATCTAATTGTGATACATGAGAACCACTACCAGTAGCAGAAGTATCTGTACCACTATCAGTTGTAGTTGTTGCAGGTTGTACATTTTCTGGAACTCCTTGGCTGGTATTCTTGCCAAAGTTTAAGAAGTTTCCAATATCTCCAATCCACTTTGTAGAGTTGTTAACAAATTCTCTAACACCTCTCACAACAGAAGCAACAGGGTAGAACATTGCTGTCAACATAGATTTTGCAATATTGTTTATTCTTCCGAATAGAGATACATTCTTTCCGGTAACCATATTAAGATCTCTAGCTTTTGGCATAGTATCTTTCTTATTAGTATTTGGATCAAACATATCTTTCATAATCTTTGGAATATCAACTTCTTTTGGAGTTCCGATAAACTTCTTTATCTTATCGAAAATACCCTTGATTGGATCTGTAATCTTTTCACCAATCTTACCAACACTTTCTTTAATTTTCTTAACCTGATCTTGAAGCATTTGAGCTTTTTCTTTAGGTCCAGCTAATAAGAATTTACCATATCCTTTCATTCCAGTAGAGAACATGGAAAACATTCCAGTGTAAAGTTCGTGATATTTCTTTATTATAGGATTATTCATAATAGCGGCAGCACCCTTTTGGATACCACCTTTAATATCACCCTTTACTTTATCGAAAAGCATTCCTTTGTACTTGTTAAACTCTTCTTGCTTAGCCTTAGCTTCAGCCATAGTTTCTTTGACCATTTTAAGTTTAGTCATCGGATCAGCTAATGCAAACTTTACAGATTTAAAACCAGTATTAACAGTAGCACCTACAAGTTTTCCAGTACCTTTTACTGCTAAACCAACACCCTTTGCAGCAACTCCCAATACCTTTCCTACAGGTTTTGCTACAGCACCTAAAACTTTTCCGACAGGTTTAACAACACCTTTTACAGTTCTCCAAACCTTATCTTGAGTAGTATAAAGATTGTACTGACTCTTAAGATATTCTCTTACAGTGTTATAGTGTTGATCCTTATGAGTCTTATTCCACTCTGCAAGTTCAGCTTTAACAGCAGCTTGCTTTGCTCTAATACCAGAAACGTCTAATCCGAATATACCACCAATACCAATAATGATATCACACAAAAATGGTACAGGTAATATTCCAAATAAGAATTCAGATATACCAGCAGCAAGACCAGATACAAATCGTTCACCAAGAGTTGGCTTTGTCAACATTCCAATGTTAGCTTGAGCATCTTCAAAACCATTTTCTACAGCTAAACCTATTTGTACAATTGCTAAAACTATAGTAGCTTTTGCAACAGCATTAGCTCCAGCTTTGGTAGCAACTCCAGCAGCAATACTTTCAGCACCTTGTTCAATAACCTCTTCACTAACTTCTTTACCGAAAATCTTTGAAGCTTTTTCAATACAGAATTTAATACCTTTGATTATTTTACCCATAGGTGTTTTTTCCATAACTCTTGTAGCTACTGATGTTGTTTTTGTTGTGATAGCAGTTGTTAGCTTGTCAGCTTTACCAAGTGCTTTAACTGTACCAGTTACGGCTTTCTCAATATGAGGCATAGCTTTTGTAACCAGTTTACTTCCAGCTTCAGATTCTATAAACTTTTCGGCACCATTTCTAATAGCATCTCCAGCCTTATTACCAACAAATTTAGCACCAGCATTGAAGATCTTATTTCCGGCTCTAAGACCAAAGTTTATAATCTTATGCTTACTACTTAAAGTTCTTCCACCAATAACACCTTGTGTTAATAAACCTTTAGCAAATCTTGTACCCAAGTATTGCTCTTTATATTCTTTATCAGAATATTTTCTATCCTTGTGTCCAAGGAAAGCTCTCTCTAATCCATCAGCAGTCTTTACAGAGTTCTTAAATCCATTACCGATTCTCTGTAAAATATTTCCACCTTTAGGATCAAGTAAAGAACTAATGAAGTTTATAGCACCCATTCCAGCTAATATAGTAGGAACAGCTGTTACTAAAGTCATTATAGAAGAACCAATTCCAAATAAAGTATCTTTAATATTACCAAAGATCTTCTCAAAGAAATTAGGTTTTCTATTAGGATCTTTATCTTCATCTGGAGAGAATAGAGACTTGAATCCAGCAAGGAAATCTTTAGATGTCATTGCAGCAAAGAAACCATTTCTGAGAGTTCTATCTTTCTCATTTGCTTCTAAAGCTTTATTTGTATTGGCATCCTTAGTATCAGGCTCAATATTACCTTGATCATCCTTTACATATGTAACAGGACCATTCTCAGTATATTTAACTACTGTACCATCACTATTTGTTTCTGCATCTCCGCTAGCTTCATTACCATTATCAATTCCTGGTAATTTATTATTTGATGGAGAATCTTCTGGTCCAAATTTCTTTGTTAACCAGCTAAAGATATCTTTTAATTTTTCAAAGATATTCTTAGTATTATCGGCAACTTCTCCACCAAGTGGATCGAGTTTCTTAGCAGCTTCAATAGTTTCCTTCTTTTCTTCTTCTTGTTGTTTTTTCTTTTCTTCTTCTTTCTCCTTATACTTGATATCAGCATTGATAATTCTGCTGAAGTTAGATATATTGTTCTTATCAGCAAAGATATCTTCAGTAATTCCGAGATGCTTATACTTATTTACATAATCAGCTCTCTTCTGAATATTATCTTGCTTTTCTTTAGTAACTTTTAAGTTGTTTTCTCTAAGCTCTCTAGCTTTCTCAATGATAGCTTCACCGTTTTCTTTAGAAATAACACCTTCTTTAACAAGCTTATTTACTCTAGGTATAATTTCCTTAACAACGTCGATATCACCTTTAGCCTTATCAAGATACTTAGCTATATCTTTTAATTCCTTCTTATTATTAAGACCACCATGTATCATAGAACCAGAAACCATATTGGAGAATTTCTGATTATTCTTTACAATAGTCTCATCATAATCTTCAGGACTCTGTGCAAGATCTAAGAATCCTCTCAAATCTTCAGAACTTACTTCATCACTTGCTGCAAAGTTATCATACATTGACGTATTATACTCTTTGCCTGTAAGCTTATTAATTCTATTTACAATACCAGTCTTAGACAATCTTACACGTTCTTTAGCATTAGCTGTAGAATAACCATGTCTAATATTATATCTTGCAATAGAATCGCCAATACCACCAACGACTTTTCCAGGGAACTTTAGCAGTTTTCCAAAACCACCTAAAAGCTTTTTACCAATCTTACCAAATACAGATGTAAATGGTTTGAATAAGAAATCAAGCTTCTGTACAAATGGCTCGAATACATGCTTTCTAACCATTCCACCAACAAACTTAGATACATCATTAAAAATTCCAATTGCTGCATCTTTTACTGGTAAGAATAATCTGAATAATGGATTAATAAAGTTCTTCTTAAAGTAATCTCCCATCTTACTAAACTGATCTTTTACAAAACCAGTCAATGGATCAATTACTCTAATTCTAAACATCTCTTGCAATCCACCACGACGTTTACCATCAGCACCAACATGTCCTAAGAATAATCCCTTAAAACCTTCTGTTGTTGATAATAAATCTAATCCAGCACCAAGAGCAAATCCACCAAATAATCCTAATCCTGGAAGAGCTGTAGCTCCAATGATAGAACCTAGTATACCTTTACCAACACTCTTTGGAAGTTGCTTCTTTATGAATGTGGAAATTTGCCCATTGATTATACCACCAGACATCTTTCCAGTTGTCTTGTTCTCTTTACCAAATAACATGGTAGAGATTTTCTTAGAATTTCTTACAAGGTTAATACCAGCTCCAAGAGCAAGCCCACCCATTAATCCTAAACCAGATCCTGTAGCAGCACCACCGATTAAAGCACCTGTTACACCGCCAGCAACAGTTTCTGGTAAGAACTTTTTAAGTTCTTTTACAAGAGGTGTCTTAGAAAGCTTTTTAACTTTCTTAGATCCCATTCCTATAAGATTTTTTCCTGATTGGTATATCTCGGATTCTCCAAATTGTGCATCTAAATAGGCTTCCGCTCTATCTCTAGCACCACCAAGGATATCTTTAAATAATCCAACAGCTTCGTGAGCTAAATCTTTAGCATCTTGACCAAGGTTATAAGCTTCTCTCTTAAGATGAGGGGCAGCCTTTTTAGCTACCTTTGCACCTTCTTTAATTACTTTACCTGTAACAGATCTAGGATTCTGTACACCATTCTCATCGGTACCTTCAGCATAAGCACCCCACATACGTCCTTTAATCTCGGACATGAAGTTCTTAATCACACTATTCTCTTTAGACTTCTGAGAAGATTGTGTAGCAGGTTTCTTAAAGTTTGGATTTTTATTAGAAGGGATAATAACCTCACCCTCTGATACTGCAACTAATCCAGTCTTTTGTACTTCTCCACCACGATAGCTACCACCACTGGTAATTTCACCACTCGGAGTTTTTACTTTAGCAGCAAAGTTTCTAAGACCACTTCTTATAACACCGATACTCTGTTCAGCATAGTTATTGAAAGTTCTCTTGTATGCTCCAGGAATTCCATTATCAAAGAAAGAACTCTTAAATCTGTTTATGAAGTCTGGATTCTCTTCTTTAAACTTATCAACCTTATTTCTTAAAGATTCGAGAACCTTCTTAGATTTATTGAATACAAACTCTTTGGCAACATTCTGTACATTCTCTAATACTTTCTCAAGACTCTTATTCATATTAGTGAGAATGCCAGCAAGACCAACTTTGTTACCATCAGAATCTAAACCTTCGTCACCATATAAGAGTTTCTCAAGTGTATTACCAAGATTGTCAAAAAAGTTAAAGTTTTCACTATCAGAACCAAATACTCCACCAAAGAATTTCTTAAATAAGCCTTTAAGACCTTTTTCTTCTTCTTTAGCTTTCTTCTCTTTTTCTTCCTTTTCCTTCTTCTCTTTTTCAAGATCAGTAGCTTTAAGGTTTTCAGCATTTTCAAATCCATAATAAGCCATTCTTCCATCTGTATTATCATATGGATTTGCTGTAGCATTAGCAAGCTTACGAATTCTGGAATTATCAGGAACATCGAATCCTAAAGAATTTCCAGATTTAGCTCTGTTGAATCTAGCACCTCTACCTTTTCCACCACCACCCATTTCGATATTATGGGCAATTCTTTTAAGATCGGAATAGAAGTTCTGTAAGTAGAAGAATAAGTTATTTCCCTTATTGTCTGTAAAGTCAACAAGGTTTCTTGCATACTTCTTATTGTTTGAAGTGAGTCCAGAACCATTAATGATTTGACCATAAGTTCCAAAATCACCACTATCATTCATATTAGCAATGAACTGATTTCTAGCATCTCTTACACTGATACCCATAGTTGTAAATGTAGAACTCTGGATAGCTTTGACAATAATCTGGAAATTTTCTTCATGAATCTTTGGTTCAGGTCTACCTTTAACACTTCTACCAAGAACACCCAAACGTTTAAGAGTTGCTTTAAGTTCACTTGGATTTCCTAAATCAATACCTGGTGTAACAGCAACGATTCTCATAAGGTTTGTGTAATCGTTCATTAAGGATTCTCTAGCTTTTGCAGTAGAAGATACTGTACCATAGGTCTTCTTAATGTAATCATCCAATTCTTGTCTACCAGCAGAAATATTATTGGTAACAGAATTATCAAAATCTTTTCTATGCTTACCAATAGTATAGGAAACTTTCTCCCATCTACCAGTCTGATAGTTAAAGATTTTAGCCTCCTCTCCAGTAAGAGCAGATAAGATCTTTGCTAACTGAGTAGGAATAACTTCTCTAAGAGCTTTATCATTCATACCAGTCCATTCAGATCTTCCTTTATGATATCTGGATACATCAAGCTTCTCGTTACTTACTCCAGGCAACATCTTTCCTGTAATAAATCCAACAATATCAGATAAGAATCCTCCAGGAGAATTCTTAGCCCAAGAGTTTGCTCTAGCAATTCCACCTGATACAAGTTTTGGAAGTCTTGTAACAAATCTATCAAGACTCTTACCAAATCCAGAATTCTTTAACTTGGATCCAGCAAACATAGAAATCAATGTAGCAATTGGAGAGTTGAATAAGTCTGTAGATCTAAGCATATCATTGCTCATAAGATCCTTATCCATTAACATAGATAACATTCCTATTCCCATATCATTGACAGCACTCTTACCAACGTTAAATAATTCTTTAATGTTTGGAAGACCACCACCCATAACCTTCTGCCAAGTGCTTCGATTATCTTTCTTACCAAATCCTTTTCCACCACCATCACCTTCAAATCTATTCTTCAATAAATCTGTAATAGTTTTAAGGTAATCGGTTTGTTTCTTCATCTCATCAATAGATGCTAACTGGAAATTGTATGTATTCTGCATATGAGCATTAAGAGGCTTGCTTATATCATTATACATACTCATCATAGTATTATTTACAGTCATAACGGACTTTGTCAATGTATTAAACATCTTTGTGTTATGAAGCATCATTGCTTGAGTATTTTGTCTATTAGTCTTAGTAAGTCTGTTTGTGCTAACCTTGCTAGTATTTGCAATAGTACCAGCAACAGCAGCCATAGCTACAGAATTATCATCATCAGACTTAGACTCTTTGTCAGATGATGAATCATCGTCATCATCAATAGAAAAGAAATCATTAAACTCATTATCGTCAAAAGAAAAAGCGGCAGACAGGTTTCCATTCTGTCTGTCTGGATTATAAAAGTTTCCTGATTTCAAATCTTCAAAAGCGTTTCCTAAACCATCTTTGATTAAAGATGTCTTATCAGAAAAGAATTCTTTAATTCCACCACCTTTTCCTTTAAGATCATCATAGATATCCTTTACATCACTAACAGAATCGGAAACATAGTTTGATAATGTTGGGTTCAATCCTTTTATAACGTTTACGGATATGAATCCTACTGATTTTGCAACATTACTTGCATATTTAAACATATATAAATACCTTTCATTAGTGTATTATAACAATGTTTTCAATATGCGGAAAATACTGGAATAGGTAATTAAACCTATTCCAGCAACGTTTCTACTTTTTCCAAGATGGTAATTTATTAGAAGCTTTAATTCCAACATAAGCTGGATTAGCAACCTTCTTATCCTTATTTCCAGAAGCATTCGGAACGTTAATCTCTCTAGCCTTAATTTCTTTTCTCTGAAGAGATACGTTGGAATCTTCTCTGCCACCGAGTGGTAACTTTCTTCCAGTCTTCATATAAGTGGTTACATACTCCTTAGAGAAGTTAACCATAGATGTAGCATCAGACTTGGTAAACTCATAGTTGTTAACCAGGTCTGTAGCTTCCTTCTTAGTGATATTAGCTGTGGAAGAGATTACATTTACACACATCTTTCTAATATCCTCAGATGGGCAATATTCTTCTTTAGAAGGATATGTAGTAACCTTATACTCCATATCATTCATCATTGCTCTCATTACATCAACCTCATCCTTTGCGGATGCTGATACTCTGTTGAGATTACTGTTGATCTCTTTCAATAATGTCTCTACTGCACTCATGATTCGTCTCCTTCTTTTCAATAAATGTGATACCATTTACCATTTTAGTTTTTCCGACGTTATTGATTACGTCATTAATTTCTTCTACTGTTCTAGTAGTCAAAATTTCAAATAGTGTTTTTTTATCCATAGATTTCCTCCGGATATAGCTATTTAAACATATGTTTCTATAGGTGTATATTTTTACAACCACGGAATTCCATGCAATAAATCAATCTTCGAAACAGTTATATAAATAAAAATAAAGGAGATTTAAAAATGGTATCATTGGATGATCTAAAAGACCTCATGATATATAAGAAGGATTTCTATCTTCCTATAAATCCAAAAAATAAGAAGAAGAATTCTTTGATAATGCTACTTACTCCAAACTACAAGTCATCTGCTAATATGATGACTATGCCGTATATTAAGAATAATAGATATTTTGAATCTTATTACTTAGAGAAAAATATCTATATGTACATCAACTCTACTAACGAGAAGACTTGTATTATTCCTGAAGCTGATTATGAAGAGTATGATTACTTTACAGAAGATTTCAATAATGGAAAATATATGGGGGTTGATAAACTTTCATTTGAAGGATATCCAACAGATGTAAGAGTTGTACAACAGTTGGTTAGTGAGAAGTATCTAAATATGGTAGCCAAAATCTATAGTAAAGATTTTGATGGAATGACTATTGTGTGTGGTGATGATAGTTCTATTGATATAAATACTAATACTCTTAATCTTGTGAGAAAAGGTAAGTATAATAGCAAGAACTATATTCTCTCTTACCAAGAGTATGTGTATTCAATGGTACACATGTTCTACATAACAAAGTTTAATCCAAAGATTGATATCAATATTGGATATCCTATTTCTTTGGCTGTATCCGGAGCTTATTCTTACTTAGATAAAAATGCTTTTAAGTTTAAATTCCCAACAGTTTATGTACTGAGTGAAGTGTATAAGAATGAAGGAATCTTACCAATCAAAGGACAGATTGCTGCTAATAACTATGGAGCATTTGTTGCATTTGTATATTCTTCTCAATATAAGTATTATGATAATACTAATGCATTTACTACCGGTCAGTTAAAGAAGAGTAATGTTGCAAAAGATCATATCAAAATGGTCAATGCTATCAATATCATTAAAGAAGATAATGATACTACAGATTCTATTGAGAATAGTACAGCTGATGAAACTTCTAAGACTACAGACTCTTTAGAAGATTTGAAGAAACTTAAGACAAATCTTAAGAGACGTATTAGAAGACAGAGTGTATATAAACTCAATAAGATTATCAAGGATGTAACTAGAGGTAACGTTGGTACTGATAGTAAAAATATGACTTCTCTTGAGAAATTAAAGAGTGGTAATATTGTTGATACTGCTCCAACTCCTACTACAGAGTCTTTCAATATTAGCGATCTTGAACAATTAGATTCTTGTTTAGAGAGTAATGGTGTATACTATTTATTCGAAGCTGATAATTATGATAATATCTTTAGGAAAGCTTTGTTTAAATCCAGATTCAAGAATAATAGAGAAGTATTAAATGCTTATAGAAATATAAGAGTAAATCTTCCTTTTATTAAGTATACATTCTTAGATATTGATAGGTATGCTGGAAGAAACTTATTCTTTGACTTATCTTATTATAATGAATCTTTCTTTAAGAATATCTCTCTACAGATCTCTACTAATGCTGAAAGAAGATTGAATTCTGTAAGACCTTATAAAGCTTATGCAGAATTCTTAAAGAGATTGGTTAAAGATTCTAGATTTACAGAGTATACTAAGAAAACCATCTTTATTCCAGTATTGGATTGGAGACATAATGAATCTACAAGAATGTGGATTTATAAAGAGGATATCAATCCGATATCCTATATCTATGATCTTATTAGAATTAAAGATATTGCAACATTAAAGTCTTTATTTGGTGATGCCGATCTTGTATTCCTTGGTGATAAGAACTACTTTAAACTGAACGTTTCTACTTTAGAAAAAGCTTCTGCAACAGAATTAAACAATGTGAAAACTAAGTTTAGTATTCTTATAAATAGAATTGTTAAATCTGCTGTTACTAATATTCCTGAAGAAGATCCTATTGATGATAATAAACAAGACTCTGCAAAGGGTATTGCTATGGATATCATTAATAAGATTGAAGTTGCTAAGAACGTTGAGATTAATGATGTATCTAGTATAGATAAAATTGATCCACCTGTTGAGAAACCTGTAGAAAAGGAAATAGTAACTAAACCAGAACCTGTTGTAACTCCAGATGTTGAGAAACCTGTACAGATTGTAAAACCTGATAGTTCTGAAAAAGAGAATGTTGTTAAGGTTGATAAACTGAAGTCTGAGATTGTTTCTAAGGTTGCATCAGCTTCAAAGAACTCTGGTGATTTAAGTATGGCTCTTGCTAATCTTAACACTGATGAGTTTAAAGAAATGATTGAGGAAATTGAATCCAAGTCTGAAGATAATGTAGATAAGGAGAAAGCTCAACCATCTAAATATACAAAGATGGTAGAAGATTTCCATAAATCTAAAGTAGCAAATAAGTCTGTAGAAGAACTCTTAAAGGTTGATAATATTGATACTAAACTTGAAGAGACTAAATTGAATATTGCTTCTATTAGTGATGATTGGAATCATATGACTTTCATGAACTTTGATAAGAAGTATGATCCAGATTCAGATATATTAAAGATGCTTGATTCAATGCAACATTGGTCTCATCCAGTATATGTAGAAAATATTGATGTTAAAGATACTTCTACTTCTGAAGATGCTGTTTTTACTTGGTATATTAAGTGTAAGGATTATAAGAATTCCAGATTTACTATCACTATTGATATACCAAAGTTTATAAATGATAAGATGCTTCTCTTGAGAGGTAATAAGAAGACATTAATGATCCAATCTACATTGATTCCTCTTATTAAAACAAATAATGAAGAGTGTCAGATTATTGGTATTGGTGGATATAATAAAATCTTTGTAAGAAAGTATGGAAACTTTATTGGAAAGAGTATGCCGGCTGCAAATAAAGTAATCAAAGGATTAGAGAAATACTCTACTATGGATAAATCTATTGAAATCATTTATGGTGATAATAGTACAATCTCTAAGAAATATGAATTACCTTTAGACTATGTAGATATTGGTAATAAATTTAATAAAGTTTCTATAAAGAAGAAAGTATTTATTCTATTCAACCAAGATGAATTAAGAGCAGAAGTTCAGTGTGATGATTCTAAGGGATTACCTTTTGGATATATTAAAGATGGTTCTGAAAAGAAAGTATTATACTGGAATTATGATAAAGATGGAATATTTAGCTATCATCTTATCAAAGTACTTACTGAATACTTAGGAACAGAATTTGAAGAGCTTTGTGATTCAATTGTTGTTTCTGGTATTAAGTATAGTTATTCTCAAGCCTCTATCTTAAATATCAAGATGCCTATCGTTTTAATATGTGCATATTTAGAAGGTTTATTAACTACTCTAAAGAAAGCTGGTATTAATTACGAATTTGCTCAATCTTTAAATAAGACTGGTATTAAGTATAGTCTTGATAAAGACTTTATCAAATTCAATGATGGATATCTTGTATATGATAATACTTATTCATCTTCTCTATTAATGAATGGATTGAAAGATTGTGCAACCGAAGAGTATTCTATTAAAGATATAAATGATAAATCAATGTATCTTGATTTTATAGATGAATTCGGTGGTGTATTAAAAGCAGATGGTTTAGAGAACTCCTATGACTGTATGCTTGATCCGATAACCAAAGAGATTCTTGAATTTTACAAATTACCGACAGATTATGTTTCTGTATTGATCTATGCAAGTAATCTATTAGCAGACAATAAATTTGTCAATCATACAGACCAGTCAGCTCGGCGTTGGAGACGGAAGGAATTAATTGCAGGCTATTTTTATAAGGCTCTCTCTACAGGATATCAGACATATGCAAATAGTACACGACACAACAGAAAAAATGCTAAGATTGATATAAAGCAATCTGCAATTATAGATATGCTTTTAGCTGATCAAGGTGTTGCTGAGTTATCTATAAATAACGTAATCAACGATGTGGAAAGCTGTAATTCAGTTACCAATAAGGGATTAGTTGGTATGAATACGGATAGAGCATATTCTGTTGATAAACGTATTTATGATGATTCTATGTTGAATTTATTAGGAATGGATACAGGTTTCTCTGGAACTGTAGGTATTACACGACAAGCTACAATGAATGCTAATATCGAAGGCAATAGAGGATTTGTAAAGTCCATTAATAATAATACTAAGAAATTCTCTGCTCCAGATACTTTAACAGCTACAGAAGGTTCTATTCCTTTAGGAAGTACGCATGATGATCCACCGAGAACATTGATGGCTTATGTGCAAACATCTAAACATGCTGTAAGATGTGAAAATAACGATCCATTATTAATTACTAATGGAACAGATGAAGCTTTTCCATATATGGCTTCTGACATATTCGCATTTAAAGCTAAAGATAAAGGAAAAGTAACAGAATTGGTTCAATTAGGTAAACCATTTAATCGTGGTGATTATATGATCATCAGTTATGAAAATGGTGAATCTGATTATATCAGTTTAGAGGAAACTGTACAAAAGAACTCTGATGGTGGTTACAATGTACCATTGAAACTTAGTACAGATTTAAAGGTTGGAGCTAGAGTAAAACCAAATGAGGTTGTTGCTTATGATAAATTATCTTTCTCCAGTTCTTTAGGAGAATCTAAGAATCTAGCATTAAACTCTGGTACTTTAGCAAAGATAGCATTACTCAATACTGATGAAGGATTCGAGGATTCTGCTGCTATAACTGAAGAATTTGGAGAGAAGCTTGGTACAGCTGTAATTGTAGATAAAGAAGTTGTATTAGACAAAGGTTCAAATATATTTATATATAAAAAGATTGGTGATGAAGTAATTGAAGGTGAAACTTTGATGTCATTCCAAGAAGACTTTGATGATGAAGCTGTAAACAGATTGATGAAGAATTTATCTATTGATAAAGATTCTATTTCTGAATTAGGTAACAACAAAATTGTTGCTAAACACTCTGGAGTTTTATGTGATATTAAAGTATATAGAACTGTGGAGTTGGATGAATTATCCGAGTCTTTAAGATCTTTTGTATCAAAGTATGAATCTGAGTTGAAAAAGAAGAGAAGTATTTACAATGAGTATGGTGTTGATGCATCTGGTTTACAAGTTCCTGGTAAAGCTAGTAATACTGGTAAGACTAAGAATGTAAAAGATGGTGTAAAGATTATCTTCTACATTAAGTATATCGACAACATGTCTATTGGTGATAAGATTACATTCTATTCTGCAAATAAGGGTGTGGTTAAATACATCATTCCACATGGAGAAGAACCTACCAGTGATTTTAGACAAACAGAACACATTGATACATTCGTTTCTATGGGTGGTGTCAATGCTCGTATGACTTGTTCTATTCCAATTGTTGCCGGAATAAACAAAGTATTGATAGAACTTGATAGATCTGTAAAAGAACTAGCTGGAATACCATACGATGTGACAAAATTATAGTAAAAATATGATGCCTAGTAGGACTAATGTTCCTACTAGGCTCATGTTCCGTGCTTAAAAGTTAATATTTTTTTCAATTAGATATTATAATAATGAAATTATTATTATATTATAATTATAATGTGGATTTCTCACGAAATCTAACACACTTACTACCAACTAAGGTACGTTAAGTGTGCCGCAGGCACACAACCGATACCGTCCTTAGAGTCACTACCGTCAATACTATCATCAAGATCCTATACCGTCTATATCTACCGTATAGATATCTATGTAAGTTAGATTCCTACTATAGATACTGCATCAAATGATATCCAGTATCCAACGACGTATGTATGTCATTGTGATAGTGCATTTCATTATCATAATATGGGCAACGGGGTATTTAGGGTTTTTTGAAAAAAAATAAAAGAAAAAATTAGACTGGAATATTGGAATTCCAGTCTAATAATTTTGTTTAATTATTTTTATTTTTTATGCTATATGATAATCAGAGATCTTATCTCTATAATCTCTGTAAGAAATGATATTGTCAGAAGGACTGAAGTATTCAGTGATTGGAAGGATATTATTAATATATTCATCTTTAGTAATAAAGATGTAATCTTCAGTATCTTCTTTAAGATGAAACAATCTATCTACAGGAATTACAAAATAGATATTGTTGATATTCTTGATTATGTAGAAATCATGATCAGTATCAATATCTTCAATACCAAATTCCAATTGAGATAGTTTTATATTGAATACAGAAAGATTAGATCTTATCTGTACAGTATCATCATACATATGCAGAGCAATATCAGACATATGTCTATTCTCTAATTCTCTTACTAAAGAACCAATACCAGAATTAATTATTCTAGTAATGATTCTGAGAAATTGAGTATAAGCAAAAGTATCTGAGTTAATTACAATAAATCTATTGGAAAAGATATATGGAAATAGATTATTGGTAAATACTACAGATTGGTCAACAGTATCAAGAACAAAGAATACAGACTTATGTCTGTTCTTTCTCATTCTTAATTTAATATGATTCAGTAAGTTAGTATTAATAACAAACTGATCATAATCAAAACACTTGGAAATTCTTCTAGCTCTACCAGAACTAAAATACAGTACAACATCTCTAAGAATATTCTTGTAAGAGATATAGGTTACAATAGATACAAGATTTAACTTGATCAGAATAAGATTCAGTAAATTCAAAAACATACTCTCCTCGCTTTCTTATTTCAAAAAAGAAAATAGATTGATTCTATTTTCTTTTATTTTTTTGGTTTAGCATAATCCTGTTGCAATACATATAGCAAGGATTATAAGTATAGATGCTAAAACCATGTCACCATCCTCCAACTTTCTCTGTGATGTTTTAACCATACCCAGAAAACAGATTGGAGAAAGTACAGCAAATAAGATTCTTACATGCGGTACGATTGAAAGGTAACCTACAAAACAGATTACCAATGCGACAGTAAAAACTACAGATCCTAACTTTCTTCCCATGACTCTTTCCTCCCAAAATGGTTATTAGTTAAACAGTGAACTCCAGCTGTTGATAGCATTGTTGTATCCATCAACAAGTTGCTGTACTTGGCTATACATGTGCCATGTGTTCATAGCCAGTACAATATTAATAACGAAGATAGCCAATACTGCATATAAGTATCTTTTATCTTCAAGCTCCTTACAGAACAGGACCATGAATCCAATTGATCCTGTTAATAAGATAGAAGCTATCGCATTACCACTCATGGAAGTGTTGAATGCTAATAGCAAGATTCCTAAGAAGAAGCATACGAAAGCTAGAATAGTTCTAGTCTTCTGTTTCTTTTCAACAGGAATCTCTTCCTTCTTGTTTAAGTCCTCAAGTTCTTCCTTGAACTCAGTCTTAAACTTGTCCTTAAGCATCATACCAGTTCCCTTAGCAATGCTCTTAAGATCCTCAATAGTGTTCTTGTTGTTGTTCTCGTTCATTTTTATTCCTCCTTAGAATATTAATACAAGCATAATTGCTCACTATGATTCACTTATATCATATATATATATGAATTATTACTTTTTAACAATTGTATAATAGAAATCAAGGAGATTTGTATTATGATAAGACCGGATTCATTGATATCTCTAGACTCAGTAAAAGAGAAGAATGAGATATTCCATATCGGAAATATACCAGATTATGAGGAAGAAGAATATGATTTATCTAATCAAAAAGACTTCTCAAAATATTTATCTGATATAAAAAAATCTGTAAGAAATTCTATAGAATATAGAGAACTAATGAGGACTTTAAAGAACTCTGCAAGTATGAATAGATCTGGACTTAATCCAAACATTTCTTCAACTGTTGATGAGAATGGAAAAAGCTCTGTTAAGATAGAGATACATCATACACCTTTAACTTTAGAAGATATAGTTAGAGTAGTGTATGATAAGAGATATATGAAGAATGAAGATCTATCTGTAGAAATGGTTGCTAAGGAAGTTATGTTGTGCCATTACATGGGAATTATTGGATTATATCCATTGACTGCAACTGAGCATGAATTAGTTCATAACGGGTATTTATTTATACCTGTAAATCGTATCTATGGAAACTATAAAGAGTTTATAAATAGATATGATTCTTACATAGATGAGGATATGAAATTAACTCTTGAAGAAATTGAAGAGATGTCTAATTCTTTTGATGCTTCTAATCAAAATAAGATAATGAGTCAAGTTAATATTTACTTAGAACCTTCATCATATTCAATTCCAACTTTTGATACTATTAAAGATATAATGAGTATGAGGATTGATACGATAAAGAATAATATGTACTCATTGCCAGTTTTAGAAAGAGAGCAAAAAGAAAGACCTCCTATGATAGAGGGAATAATGTTTGTTAATGGAGAGGGATAGATGAGTATAAGAGATATTATCAGAACTATAGATGGTTATGATGATAGTATAAAGCATGTTATGATTAATAACAATTGCTTTATGCTAGAATCTTCTATTGATAGATTTATGGAAGAGAATAGTATTGAATCTAGAGATGTTGTATTACATCATTTAGAATCAACACAAAATTTGAGAAATATCAAATTGGTTGATGATGAAGACTTAAACGAAGCTTATGTGTATCTAACGCTTATGGAAGCGTTGGATGCTAAAGAGATTACAAACTTCTCTCGTTTAGGTAATTCGTTAGATATGATGTTCCATAAAGCTATCTCTAAGATAACCTTAAACAAATTCAACAATGAAGAAGAGATTGAATTAAAGATTAAGAAGTGTGATTCATTGTTGGATCAATTAAGAGATGAGTTAAAGAAGATTGATAGTAATAGTAAGGATGTTTCAAGATATAAATTCTATACTGTTTTTATTATAAAAATTATAAAGACTACATTCAAGATGATCATATTCCCATTGGTCGGTAATTCGCTTGATAAGGAATACAAAGGAGCATTGGGTGTTCTCAATGCTGGACAACTTGTGTTATCTACAGTTCTCAATTTTTCTGAGATTGTTCAGATGACTATCAACTATAGAAAGTTCATCATGAAGTATGTGACTTATATTGAGAATGTAAAATCTACATTAATATCAATGAAGAAAAATTTTAATAAAGGAGAAGATGGTAAATGATAGATAAAGTAACCAATGAATCTGAAGCTCAGATTAATTACATGAACAATGTATTCAGCAAACCATTCAATGATGACTTTGATGATATCGAAGTTTTTCATGATGAAGATGAAGTTGAATCTCATGTAATGGATAAAGATGAGATAGATTCTGTTAGAGAAGAATATAACCGTCTAAAGAATGATGATGATACAACATTGATTGAATTCTTTGATAAAGATGGTGATATTACATATCATTCTGAAATTGTTAATGAAGCTTATTTTGGGAGGAAATACACTGACAAAGCGTTTACACAATTCTGTCTTATTAGAGAGATTGCTAAAAACATAAAGTCTGAATCTTCTCATACTTTTAATACACATAAAGAAGTAGTTAAGTTCAATAGAATTATTGAAGATACTTTTGGTTTCAGAACATTTGCATTATCATTATCTCCATCATTCTCAATAAATGCTTATGCTATTCCTATATTCACTTATCTTTCTAATTCTGCTATAGAGAAAGCTAAGAAGTCTATAAGCATGGGAACATTCTTACGTTTCGATAAGTATGGTGAGATTGTTGCATACTCTGCATTTAACAAAGGAACCTTTGATGCAGACTTCTTATCTAATGAACAACTCTTTGCAATATTATTACATGAGATTGGACATATGTTCTTTGAGACGATTGTAGACCCAACCGGCAGGTATGGTACTACCAATGCTCTACAATTATCTTCTACATATATTAGTGATGCTATAAGAAGGGATATCGTTAACCCAGGAGAACCTATTACAAATAAGAGTATAATTGATAATGTGGATAAGTATACTTCTGGTGCTAGAATTGCTTTGGATAATATTAAGAATATTATTAAAGCTCCATTCTCTTCTGCATTCTCTATTACAAAGCTTCTTAGAAATAAGATGGCTGTAAAAGAATCTATGTTAGATAATCTTAAGAATGCAAGAATATCTTCTTATACAAATGAGAAGTTTGCTGATACTTTTGCTGCAATGAATGGATATGGTCCTGAGTTACATTCTGCTTTATTGGCAATGAGTAAAGATTTTGCTGAGAATCATGTTCCAACAGATAGAGCACAACCAAAGGGAACTCTTGCAAGAATATTAGCATTTCCAGGTTTAATGTTTGATGATTGGTTAGCATTTGTTCTGAATGTTAAAGATGAACATCCTGATGGATTAGCAAGAATCAATGTTGGAATTCAATATCTTAAGAGAGAGATTGCTAAAGATGGAATTGATCCTAAGCTTAAAGAAGATCTCTTAGAGCAGTTAGATATGTTGAATAAAGAGATTGATAGATACATTGAATATACTGGAAGTGATAAAGATAAACTCAGTATATATAGAGCTTATTATGTCTACCTTTATAAGAAATTTGGTGGAGATAGAAGAGAATCTGTTACTGATAATAAAGCATTGTTTGATGCTATTGATCAAACAATCAATGAATTAAAGAAATCATAAAGGAGATATATAATGGGACTTAATCTAAATAGTGTATATTCTAAGAAGAAGACTGTATTTGATATTGTAAATACAGATGCTGCAAGATATGATAAGTATGATGATCACATGCTTGAATCTAGCTACTTAGATAATTACATCTTAGAGTGTAATAATATGATCATGGAATCTGTAAATGATGCTATCGTATTAAATGAGAGTGTTATTGGGGATTTCATCCAAGATGTTGGTAAGATTATCTGCAAGATTATCAAGGCTGTAGTAAATTTCATTGCTGGAATTATCAATGCAATTGTTAACGCTGTTAAGGGTGTTATTAGATTCATTAAGGACGCTTTTACTAAGAAGAAAGCCGAAGAGAAAGAATTAGACTTAAAGACACCTGAAGCTGTTGTAAGATTTGAGGATAGACTTGCTGAAAAGTTGGCTACAGAAAATATCTATATGGATATTTGTGACATCACCAATACTTCAAATCTGTTGAATACTAATTGTCCACCATTAGTAATGAGCACATATTCTGAATCTCTTGATTACAGTGAAATGATTGGAGAAGCTTTAACGGAAATCTATACGATGTATGGAATGACTGTTGATAATCCTTATGCTCATAACAAATCTTTCGGAATCATAGGTTCTGATGCTATTGTTGAAATTAGCAAAACTCTTGAAATTGTTAAGCAATCTTTTGTCGGATATGCAGTTAAGTCTGCTACAGAATTGTTTGGTGAGAGTTATATTAAGAGACTTAAATCTAATGATACTTTGTCTTCCTTTGCCGATAAAGTTGTAAATCCAGAATTGTTTGGATCTTGCAATTCTGTAAAGACTAAGCTTACAATTGATCTTTACAGAAAAGCTAAAGATAATATGAATAATACAGAAGCTCAAGTAAATACTGTATTGAATTCTCTTGATAAGATTGCAAATGTTATGTATAAGGATAGTGGTAAGAGACTCACTAATACTATGCAGAATATTGAAGTTGTTATGAGACGTGTTGATCCAAAAGATAGCACATTCTCTAATGAGGTTCAGAGCTATGTAAGATATATGATCAGCGATATTCTTACAAGTTTTAAGAATATTACAACATGTTTAAATGACATATTAAATGCTCATGTAAAGATGGCATTATACAAGATTAGAAGAATTAATCTTGTATATGGAGTAAAGGGATCTAGCCTTGCAGTAATTACAAAGTGTGAGAAGGATCTTGTTGATAAGTCTTCTTATACAGAGCATGTTTCTATTGATGGGTTTGATTCCGATGCTATTTGTTCTGAGAACTTTATGGAATCAATGAATGATTCTTATACAAAGTTGATTAAGCTTGCTGAAGCTGAGTATGTTGATAAGAAGTTTAGTGCTATTTTTGAGAGTTATTTGTTAGAAGATGATAATAACAATAATCAAAATAACAACAATAATCAGAACAATAACAACAACGGAAACAATAATAACAATAATGGTGGCGATAACAACCAGAACAATAACAACAATGGAGATAACAATCAAAATAACCAGAATGGGGATAATAACCAAAACAACAATTCTGGAAATAACGATTCCAGTAAGAAGTCTGATGATGAGGGAATTCTTAAGAAAATTATTAACACTATCAAAGAATTTTTCCAAAAGATTCTCGACTTATTCAAAAAGAAGACCGATACAAAAGATCCAGAATCTGCTGTAAATCAGGCTGTACATGGAACACCTGCTGAAAAAGCTAATGGTGAAGATAGATTTAAGTTATGGAAAGCTTTTAGAGAAAAATTAGCAAACTTTGATGTTAGTATTTTGGAGGTTAATAATATAACACTTTATAAGACAAATGATCTTATAGATGCTTTTGTTAATAAAACAAACCCATATCTTGATACTATTGCAAATATGCAGAATTCTATCGTTAATGCTTCAGCTATAACTGGTGTTCTTGAAGATGCTATTAAGAATAATAAATCTTCTGCTGATATAGCTAATGATCTTCTTAGGAGAGATTTTGGTATTGATGATGATGGAAATAAAGATCAATCTATCAAAGGAAAGCTAACCAGATTCTTTACAGCTAAGAAGATTGGTGCAAAGAAAGAAAAAGTTACACAAGAATTATACAATGAAATGTATAATATGGTAGAATCTGCAATTAAAACAAACTTTTCAGAGTATACAGACAACTATAAAAAGTTAATGGAGGGAATAGATAAAACTGTACAAGAGTTGGATAAAGTAACAACAACGAATGAAATAGTGATTCAGAAGGTTAAATCTATTGCACCAGAAGAAACCATAAATGATACATCAAGCAATAATCAGAGTTCTAATAATGAATCATATTTATATGAGGGAATTAGTGTAAAATCTGATGTTGATGCTAGCGATCCAGCACCATCTAATAAAGCAAAAAATGATGCTAAGTATTATCGAGTTCTATTAGAAGGAATTAAGAATTGCATTCTTGCTTATAGCAATATTGTTAACGAGTTGTTTACTCTTTCTTTAAAATGCTATAATGATTATTATGTAATCTTTAAAGGTATTATGAAGACATTTAATGAGTATAACAGCGTTGTCAAGAATAATAACAATAATGACAACAACGATGATAATCAGAACAATGATCAGAATAATAACAACCAGAATAACAATAATAATCAAAATAACAACGGAAACAATAATAATGGTGGTAAGAAGTCTGGTGGAAAGAAAGCTAAAGTCAAAAACAATGATAATAATGCTAACAACAATCAGAACAATAACAACCAGAATAACAACAATGGAAATAAGAAATAAGTATTTATGGGAGATTAGCGATTATGCTAATCTCCCTAAGTATTGTCTTAATCTTCGCTAAACACTTTCATCATTCTAGAATTACTACTAGCAGTATTCTGTTGTATAGAATACTCTAATACAATCAACATTGCTCTATTCTTTATAGATTCTACCATAGAGTCTAAACTATCCATAGGATATCCAAATCCTAATTGTAATTTTAATGCTGGAGTCATTTCCATACATAATCTCTTAATGATATATTTAATAGCATCATCAATCTCATTCTGAGACATATAGTTTTCTGTCTTTGGATTTGAATTATACACTTGCCATTCTATTAGTTTTACTTTAACAAGAGAATCCATTAACTCTCTTGATTTCTCTACATTAGCTGTAGCAAGTAATGCATTATATTCATCTTCTTTTTTATCATTAATTCTTTTTTCTAAAAGATCTAAGAACCTATTAAGATTAAAATGTAAAATTACTCCTAGACTCATTAGGACCATCGTCAAACACACCAACAGGACAATTATTACAAGTTTCATTATATTCCCCCCAAGATAATATAGAACTACGAAGATTATAGAATTCAAGTTGTGTCAATTCATTATTGTTATTACAACTATTTATGTATCTTATTACTTTGTAAGCTATATCAAGAGTTATTCCGTATCTATACTTTAATAACAATTCCCACCATTTACCAAATGTCATTGATACTGGAATATACATATCTGGAGTAGAATGATATAACTGATGAGATGTTTCATCTAGCATTACTATAGGAATATTGTTCAACTTATGCTCTTGTGCTAATAATGATACTATATCAAAAGATGTACATCTACCAACAGTGTTTAATATATGCTGAGAGATTAATATAGTGATATCATATATGGTTAAGAAGTTATGATGCATCTCTATCTTAGCCATACCATCTTCTATATTACCTAATATCTGAGATCTATTTAATCCCATCATCATTAAATGAGACTTATATCCTTTATAAGTCCTAGAAGATCTGAATCTATTTATACAATTGGAAATAAAAGCTTTATATTTATCTATATCATTAAGAGATTCTCTTGTATAATAAAAAGATAATGGTCCATCGGAGTTTTGAAAGTATATAGACGGATTCTCATCATTAGCTTTTATAAATTCTTCTGCAAGATATACATTAAAGTCAGACATATCTGCAATTTTAGACTCTTTATACAACTCTATCTCGTTAGCCATGGAAAATACCCTTTCAAAGTTAATATTTTTTTCAGTTAGTTATTATAATAATGAAATTATTATTATATTATAATTCATGTGTTGACTATGTCTTACACTAGTCATACACCCTGAAAGACGTTACTGTCATTCAGGGGTGCCACCAGGCACCCCATCCCGTCTGTAAATCTGAGAGTGTATCCTTATACGAGTGTTCTGAGTTAAATACTAAACTATGAAGTAATTAATGATATGATACTACGTATGTTCATTATCATAATAAAGGACAACGGGGTATTTTAAGGTTTTTAATATTTTTTTTGAAGGAGAAAGACATTGGTATGAAACTATTGAAGAGAAACTTATTTGGATTAGGAGATGTTGATAATGAAACTATCTCAGAATTAAGTAAAAGATTGAACAGAGATATTGATACATATAGTCCAGAGAGTAGTATATTTTTTACTTTCCCATATATGAGTCTGGATCATCTAAAGTTTAGGAATAACTTTAGTTGTTGTACAGATAAGAAAGACTATATGAGTGTAGTTGAGATTAAACATGATCCATTGAATTATAAGTCAAAGGAATTGAGTTATAATATCTCTGATTATAGATTCAAAGTATTATTTATCAATAGATCAAGATTAACCAGTAGTGACACAGAATTAATCAATAAGATTAATGAGCATAGAATGCTAGGATAATATATGGAGATATTATATGAAAATAGAAAAGGTATATACAGACAATCCATTATTGGATGAAATTATATACAACAGTAAACAGTTATCTACAGGTACAGTATTAAAAGATCAAGATAGAGCAGATGCTGGAGAATCAGTAGAATCATTAAATGCTGGAGATGTTTATGTTACTATTAAACAAGGATTTGGAAAGTTTAGTGACTTCTATTATGACAGAGTATTCTTAGAAAACAACGTTCCAAATTTATCTACAGATGATGTAATGAGATATGCTGCTGATAATGAATTGATTCCAGAATCTCTTAGACCAACAATAGTTTCTATAGCATCTAAACAGTTTCTTGAATCATATGTGGAAAAGAATAATTACTACAGAATGTTAAATGGTGAACCACCATTTGATACTCTAGCAGTATTTGAAGGACTGTATATTGATTGCAATACTATCAATAAACCATTGAGTATGGTAAAGATTTCTAAATATTTCAGAGATACTCCTGGTAGTGATTATAAATTGATTCATAAATTGGATATTGGTACAATAGAAGTATTATATGAGAGAGATATTATTGATTCTATTCTTAGTAATACTGATAGACTAAAGTCCATTGATCTCACTTTTGATGATGTTGAATATCTTAGACATATTGGAAATAGAGCTATAGATTATTATACATCAAGATCAGCAGATAAGTTTGGTCTCATATATTGTCCTGATTGTGAATCTGTTGAAGTAAAAGCAAGATATAAAGATAAGCTTGAAGCTAATAGAAGATATATGTTGCACACTATATACTCTGATGCATATAAAATCAATTCGGAGAATTATGATCATTTTATGATGGTATTCTTAGTAATACAAACAATAATTGATCTAATTATTGAATTACCAGATTATATCATTAAGAGAGATATCTTCGATGCAAGAACATGTAGATACATCTTTGAATCAAATGGAGTTAAATATTTTAGAGATATTCCATTAATATATCAGATTGCATTGGTAAAGAACTTAAATAAGTTAATCAAGTTCAAATCTTCTGATAAATGTATTGTTGATATTGTATCTATATTTGGTATAGATAGTATTAAGATCTTTAAGTATTATATTCTTAAGGATAGAAATATCAATAATGATAGTGAAATGGAATACTATGATTATAAGGATAATAATAAGGATTATACTCTTAAATTCATTAAAGTTCCTATCATGGAAAATTATGATGATTATATAAGAACAACAAACAATATCCTTACTTATGATTCTATAATTGATTCAGATAGATATTGGACTGGTGATAAAGAATATGATAATATAAAGAGTAATATTAGAAATATGGATTTCACTGTATTGAGATCCAAGTATTATTCTGTAGAAGCTTTGATAGACCTTACCAAGCGTAACTTCACTTTAGTATATTTCACTAATATGCTATTATATAATAAGATTGATAAATCTAAATTACTTGTAAACTTACCAAATATTTCTACAAGTAAGAAGTTTGAATTGGTTGATGTTATTATTTTTTTATATTCTTTATCGTATTTATACTACGGTGCAGAAGATTCTATTATGGATTCAAGAAAGAAGATTGCAGAGATCTTAGGATTCAATACTGAAGCCGATCTTCAAGCTATAGCAAACTATATTGCTGAAAATTATAATGGGATGACTTTAGAAGATCTTGGTGTAGAAGGATATAAGATACCGCCCAATGGTGAAATATTATCTTTCAAACAACTTGAGAATTTATACTTTGAAAATACTAAAGTGTATAACCATGTGAAGAACATGCTTATCAATCCACCAAGGAATGATAAGAGAATATATGATGCTTATAAGTATATCTATAAATCTCTATTCATTATGGATTGTAATATGGAATATTATAAACTTAGCAATGGTAATATGGCTAGTACGTATAAGCAATTCTTACAAGAGAAAGATCCATTACTATTTGAAACTTTGAATAGTATGACTAATATCTCTAATATACAATCAAGACAAGAGTTGATAGTAAATACAATTCAATCTGTTACTCAATATCTTAAAGACTATGTAGATAGAGACATAGTTAAACTTGATGATGTATTTGCTGGATTGCCATCTATATCTTTAGATTTCATAAAGAAGTATGTTGAACAAGTAATAGACTTCTTTAAGTCTTTTAAGATCTTCACCCATGATTCTTCTATTCTATACACATTCTCTGATAGATTTGAGAACTATGTACAATTAGTAGAATTAATTCTATTATGGTACACATTTGATAAATCTCAGTATGTTCATATAGAAGATTGGATTGCTGATATGAAGGTTGCTATTGGTAAGAAAGATAGTTATGAGATGCTTGATAAAGTATGGTTATCTTTCGATACTTGGTTAGAGAAAACTTTCGAAGAATTCTACTCTAAAGAAGAATATGGATTCATGCCATATTATCGTAATAATGATTATGGTGTTGGATCTCCTTCTCAAATAAGTAATCATATCTATAGAGATGAGGCAGAATACTATGCTCACTTCTATGCAGATGATAATCACTTTGAGAAGATGTTTAGAGATGATCATCTAAAGATTATGCTTATTGATATGATTAAAGAAGATAGAGTAAATATGTCTGATTTATTGAAGTTAGCATATACTTTAGAATTTGATGATTATTTGAAAGATTCTTTAGTTGAAATAATAACTGATGTATTAGTTACTATGGAACCTTCTGAAAGAATTGGAATTAATGATGATATCCTTAAAGTGGATACAATGATAAAAGAACAACGTTATCGTCCATATGAAGCTATTGGAAAATCTACAACACTTCTTAATAGTAAGGATGATTGTGATATGAATGATATGTGCTACTTTAGATATACCAGTAAATAGTAGCGTTTCGAACATTCATATAAATGGAAATTAAACAAATGGAGGACTAAATGAACAATAAAAAGCTTACGCTATTTGACTTAGACAAGACAAAAGAACGTGCAGATATTATTTCCGGAAACTCTGGAGCTAAAGATTGGAATACTGAAATTATCTTTAAGGATCTTGATGGTAATGTACTTCTTAAGACAAAGAATAAGGTGTTGATTGCTGGATCTCAGCTGGTTGCACAGAAGGTATTTAATCTTGATGAGCTGGTAGCTCTTCCAACATATAATACAGACTTACAGTTGGATAATTCTGATAACAGTAACCCACAGAACCCAACTAAGGTGGTTCTATTCTGTTGCGGAACCAAGGGATGTGGTTTAGAGAACTCCCAAGTGTATCCAGTAAAGTATACTGGTAGAATCGCTCCTACAGCCGATATTATTCCTTTTAGATATCAGCTTCCTCAGAATGATTTGTCTGATGAATTAAGAGGAAAGTATTTCGGAAGAAAGACATCTCCAACCAGAGTGTCTTATTACTTTAAGGGATTTGAGACTGAGCCTACTATGAAGGCTAGATTCGTTGATGGTACTGTTATTGATGCTAACCTGTATAATGTAAATAATAATCAGGATGCTGAGTTATTTGTTGAAATGTCTTTGAGAATTACTAAGGAAGACTTTAGAGATTACTTCAAGGATACTACAGGTATCAATGATGCTAAGATTAACTCTATCTCTCTTTGCACTGCATGGTATAATGAGAATGGTGGATTTAAGTATTATCAGGATATCAGACCGTTTACTCAGTTGAATATTCCTAACGAGCCGCTGATCGACTTAACAAAGGGTATTGATATTACTTATCACATCTACTTCTAAAAGGATAAATTATTATGGCTAATAGAGTATCAAAAACTATAACAGATCAAGAGTTGATCTCAGAGTTATTGTCTCTTCAGTCTAGTGATATTACTGCTTCATACATATACAACTTATTTGGTGAATTCAATGGGGTTGCTCGTTGCAACCCCTATGATATTCTCGAAGTTCCTCCAAATTCATATGGTAGAGGAAATAAAAAGAATAAGAATAGATTCATAACAACTGTAGGAATCTTTTTAATGAATAAATGGTTATTCGAATCTTCTGGATTGTTTGATTTATTTCGTTATATTAATGAGAACTTTACTTCTGATACTCTTGATAAGATTAATCAAGAACTATCTTTTGCATTAATGGAAGATAGAATTGATGTAGAAGATATGAAAGAATATCTTATGAAGACTCAGTTGGTAATGCAGTTCTCTACAGTAGTTGCATCTAATTATACAGATGCTGTAATGACTCTACCAAAGATTATTGAAGCAAAAAAGAATAAACTGATTAAAGAGAATAAAGAAGCTTTAGAGAATGGAGATACTCTTGTTGCTGAAAAGATTGAGAAAGAATTAATCAATTATGCTGTAGAGACTTTAGGTGATGATCCATATTTGGATACATTCTTATCTGGAGCTAGAGGTAGCATTGGTAACAACTTCAAGAACATGTTTATCTGGAAAGGTGCTACACGAAATCCTGATCCTAATGGTAAGAATCCTTTTAAGATTGCTACATCAAATTATATGACTGGTATCAAACCGGAAGAATATTCTTTGTATTGTAACTCTGGTATTGAAGGTTCTTACTCTAGAGGTAAGAAGACTGAAGATGGTGGTAACTTAGAGAATCTTGCCACAAGAGCATATCAGGATATCATTCTTGATAAACCTGGAACAGATTGTAAGACTACTAGACATATAACTGTAACTCTCACAGAGAAGAACTTTACTAGATTTATTTATAATAATATTATAACTAGCTCTGGTAAATTAGTAGAGCTTACATCTCAGAATGCTAAAGATTACTTTGGTAAACCTGTAAAGATGAGAATGGCATACTTGTGTAAGAATGAACACCCGTGTAATGCATGTGCTGGAAACTTCTATTACAAATTAGGAACAACAAATGTTGGTCTTACTTTGATGCAAGTATTCTCTATCTTTAAAAATAAATCAATGAAAGCTTTCCATGATACAACTATAAAGCTTACAGAGATAGATACCATGAAAGCATTCGGACTAAAATAAAAAATAAAATTAAGGGTATGGACTTCCATGTCCATACCCTATTCTTTTATTTTTCAACTCTAATTTCAAATGCTTCAGCAACACTTGGTAAAGTGTTATAAAGATAATTTTGAAGCATTTCATTAATATCATCGCTAATGATATTAAGTATAAAGCTTCTAATATTATCTAAAAACTTTACCAGTTCTTCATCATCCAGAATTGGTTCCGGGTTTCCTTCAAGCACCTTCACATTGCCAAGATGTTTGATGTTAAATTCACAAGTTGCACTAGGAATGCTGTTAATGGCTTTAGTGATTTTAACATCAATACCATTAGCATATACATCCTTATAGATGTAAATTCCTAATAGATGTGCAGGCTTCTTACTACCAAAATATCCAAGACCTTCAACGTTAAACATAATTAATTCCTCCTTAAAATATGAAATATTGTTTGTATTTTCACATATATCATACTTAAGTAAGAAATAGGACTTTTTAAATGTATATAAAGAAAAAATAAAGGGTATAGTCATAATAGACTATACCCAAATAAAACGTTTAAACTTCTTCACCCAGTTTAAGACTTGTTGTACATTGTTTATTTATATAAGCTGGTGGTCTTCTACTTTGTGTAATATGTGAGCACATTGATTTTTCAAAAATCCGTCTCTTCATAGTATTAAATTCAACTACATCTTTACATGATATAGCATCTACAGCATCACTTATCATCCGTAGAAATTTTACAGCATCTAATCCTATAACAATATCACCACCATAATATAAATCTCCAGGAACAATAGAAATGCTCATATTACCACTACTATAGATATTTATACAAAGTGTAAATTTGTGTTTTCCTTTAGAGTCAAATTTAATCATATTAATATTGATAGCTCCCAGGTTTTGTATATTGTTAATTAAAGTTGAACGTCCATATACTACATTTACTCGTGAAACTGTAAATGATCTAGGATGTGTTATATTCTTTGGTGATGGGAAGTCAATACATTCTTTGTTCTTCATATTATCATATATGAAATTTTTCAACTCTTTTACATCACCACCATTATTTACAGTATCAATAGATTTCTGAATTATACTCATAAAATACTCAGTATTTAAAAATATTGGATTTATTGTGTCAAACCCTGATATGATAAATTTATTATTATCTAAATATGATAAACTAATAGTATCAATATTTACAGGATCTGTAGACAATACAGAGCTAAAATCAACATTGTATAATAATTTAGTCTTACGCATAACATCTCTCTCTTTCTTTAAAATGAAACAGATGGTCATTGACCATCTGTTTGGTTACTGTTTGCTATAATACTATCCTTACTAGCATCAATAATATCAAATCTCTTTACTGTAAGATCAGCATGTATTTTAATATGATTTATAATGCGTTCAGCTCTATTAGCTTTATTGGGTGCATAATGCAAATCATCTATTTTGAATAATTGATATGTATATCTGGATATAAATTTTACAATATTTGATTTGTCAACACTTTTAATATGTACACCAAATTCTTTATCAACACTAAGTTCAATCCTAGTTGAAATATTGGTGTCACGATCAACTTTAATAAACAATGCTGTATATAAACAGTCATCCCTATTATACACTGTAAATTTTGCATAATCTGGCTTTGGATCAACTATATCATAATAACTCTTTCCGAAAGTTCTATCAATGATATAATTGTGACCACAAGCTTCAATATATTAGATTTTGGATTTAAATCATCTTCTATAATATAAATCTTTACCAGCTCTGGACCAATCAATGTTTGATCTTTTTTAGGAACATTGAAACATATATCAATTCTTTGCATACAACACCTCTATTCTGATTATAAAAATTTATAATCCTTAATACGTTCACGAAGCATTTCATCTCTAGCTTTAGAGTCTTCTTCAATACTTTTACATGTTTGTCTCAAAAATTCATCCAAGAAAATTACTGTACAATTAAAGTGATCTATAATTCTATTCATGTTACTATTTTTCATAGAAATATAATCCTCACAATTAAGTGTATGATCATCAATAATGATATTACCTATTGTACAATATTTAAAAACTGTATTTGTTAGTTTTAGTATTATATCAATATCATGTTTAGTAAACCACTTTTTCCTATTCTTTAGACTGAATGTGTTAAACTGCACATCTATAAAACCTAGTTTGTATAGTGCCGAACATATGTGATAGTTATCAAACTTTTCATTGTAGTATACTTTAATGATATTGGAAACATAACCACCATGAATTATCTTTTCATAACAATCATTAGATTCTACATTTGGATGAAATTTCTTATAGTCTGTATATCCATTTAATTTTAAAATTGCTTTTATTAATGGATACCGATATCTTAACAAAAACTTTTTG